AATGCCACCATAGTCAATTGAACTCACGTATGGCGATGAGAACGACACCTCTGGAACAGCATCAAATAAGGTAGCGTCTTGATCAGAATAACCATCTGATATAATATTTATATGCCGAAGTTGATTAACTCCATCAACCCAATATACTTTTTGAATATCGTCGGACTCATAATACACTTCCGTTTCAATAAAATTATCAGTACTGAAATTTAGAGATCCTGAGTATAACTCTACTCCTTCGTATGTTGTTAAATTAATTCTAGTTATAATATCTACACTATTATTATCTGTACTGAACGTTATTAGATAATCATTCAGTACGGCATGACCAATGATAACCTGATCAACTGGTAGTGTATATACCAGAACATTACCGTTATCGTTTGATACAGATCCAGTAGTGCCATTATCAGTGGCCATTATCCTGATGTTTCCAGCATCAAAATAAAACTCAGGAGATCTCTTTGATTTAGTTATATCCTGATTGATTCCTCTATATGAAAGTTTTGCTTTTTTAAGCATAATTATATATGTCTCTTAAGTTTTCTTAGATACTTAATATTTTTGCGAATATCTTTTTTGCCAATAACGACACTTTTCACAATAATCGTATTCACAAGATCAGACTTACAATCACTTGGAGTCTCGAAATTTTGTGAAAACTCAACATTAGCATCTCTAAACATTTTATCAAATCTACTATTTTTAGAGAATGAGTTTGTACTTAGAGTTAATAAAAATAACAATATTATAAATTTAATCATATTATCGTATATTACGAAGATACTCTTTATCACCAAGATTTCTAAATCCATCCTGTTGAAAATCTTCATTCCACATCAACCTGTGAGCAGCGTTGCTAATAGATTGTCTTTCATCAAGACTGACATTCATAACTGAATTCTGAGCCTGTGCTATATACCACATATATTCAGCCTTAGACTCCTCAAAAACAGACTTTGATAACTTATCTATCTCATACAGCCCTCGAAAATGTTCTTGCTTTATATAGGCTAAAATGGCCTTATATAAGGATGTATTTGTTGGGAGCATAATGATACCATCATCATCTGTATATAATGTTTTAAATGCAACTTCTAGAAGGCCTTTTTCGAATGATGTATAAACCCAGTCACCCTGATTCTTCCAAGTATCCATCTGAGTATTTTTTGTGTAGCTTTCAGGATACTTGTTATATGACGGATGGAATGTATCGGTAGCGTATGTCATAGATGAGTATTGTAAATTACCAAGACTACCACCACCAGATACTCTTCGGCATTGCTCTATTCTTATTATACCATTAGGTAGCTTCCCTCTATGATTGCTGATTATAACAGTTTGCCTATCGTCTTTATATAAGTCGTAACTACCAACAAGGCCCATCACATCTACAGCCCACCTTACAGCAGACTCGTACGATAGGTCTCTCATTGATGGATATTGCATCAATCCATCTACAACTTCTTTAACTGAAACGTAATTATTGATATTTGTTTCCATCTGAAAATTTAGGTTTTTCTACTAATGCATCTAATTCAAACCCTCCAAATATTTTCCTAGCCAGCTCCCTCTTAATCCATCTATTAACTTGAACGCTATAGACAGATTTGTTTTTGAACGTAGCATAAAATCTATTAAAGGCAATCTTATAGATGTATCCATTAGAATGTTTATTGAGATATCTAACCAACTTCTTCTGCTCCTTAGCCTCTGGATACTCTGCCCACAAGTCCATCGTTGCTTTGAAATTTATTGGTCTATTTGTAACTGCCTTGCCATCCTTATAATCAACGAACTCCTTCTTTTTTGTTATAGATAAAACACCCATTCTTGACGGCATCTTAAATGAATAGCCATCTAATATCTTCTCACCAATAGCAAGATTGAGGTCTTTAAGTATGTTCCCAAAATCTGTCCGATTAAGAGTTCCACCATTCTTAACATAATAGGTATAATACTCATTGGCGCCAAAGTCACTATGTACCTTATGATTGCGAGTCTGTACTGTCATTTATTTTGTCTTCTGGTTGATTAATCATTCCCGAAAGCTTTTTAACTATTAAGTCCGTTAAAATAGTTATCATATCTTCCTCAATGTGATATGGAGCATCCCAATAGTCAACAGCAGCGTTATAATAAATTGTCTCTGGGTATGCTGCTTCGGGATCTTCAGTGACGTAACTTAATTTGACATTTTCAAGCAGTTTAACCGCAGGGTTATTTGATGTAAAGTATAGTCTAAAATCACTCCCGATAGTTACATAAATATGATTGGCGACCCACTTATTTTGACCTACGAATGGGAATCTATCTGCTGATACTAATGTAAAATTAATGTCTGTATATGAACCACTATTAATCCTCAAGTTGGATTTAAAATTGAATGGTTCTAGTGGATTAACTATCGGATCTGATGTGCGTAAGATAGTTCCTATACCATCGACAAACTCATTCTCCTTAGATAATTCTAGTGTTTTATAGAAATGTTGTCTAAGTTTCTGTGGAATTATATATGATCTATTTGAGAACTTCTGAGCCAATAACATTGCTCGTCCATTCTTTACCAAAAAGGCAATGTACTCCAACGACACATCTGCGTCATCAGAGTACAGTTTAAGATTTTCTTTGATCGAATAAACGATCTCCCTAAGTGTTGTTGCCATTATTATCTACCTGTGCTTATTAAAAGATTTTTCTTTATTTCTTTGGGAACGATTGATGTCCTCATTCTATTAAGCGCACCACATTCACATCTATATGTTTCATATTTACCAGTCTGCGTATAATAGTTTCCAACGTAAGATAAATGCGATCCACCACAATTTGCACATACTGGCTCAGTAGATTCGACGTATAAACCAACGTTTGGATGAGCTTTGATCCAAGGCCTAAGTCTCAAATAAACTTCCTCAAGTAGCTCAACATCATGACGATTGTATATTTCCATGTACTTAAGGGATTCATCATCACCCTTCATACACCTATCCCATAGGCTAAAATCAGTATCCAGTTTAACATCAAATCCAAAATATCCAGCAAGTGCATCCAGCTTATTTGAACTAAACCCAAATTGTTTTGAGGCAATCACCTTTGTGTCAATACTTTGGTATGGAGTTGTTGGTGGAAGTCCATTTAATAAAAATCTAGCATTAAGTTTCTTTTCGTCAAAAGCTAGACCATTGTGTGCAACTACTATGTCGGCTTCATTAATTAAATTCCATATTGAAGCAGTAATTCTTTTATCATCTTCTGCCAACGCTTCAGCACCAGTTAATCTATCAGACATAACGTCTGGCGAAAATAAAAATTTTGCACTCCACGAAAGCATGAACCATTCTGATATGGTTTGATCTAAATAAATATTTTGTTTCCATCTAGACCAGATATACGCACGAAGTGGGCTCGTTTCGATATCAAATATTAATATCTTGGGCAATCTTGGACTTGTAACCTTATTTATATAGCCATAAGCAATTGTTTTCCTGGCTATTTTCTTTGCAGTCACTACATCTTCTGCTGTTGCTGATAGGTACTTAGCTAGCTTGTTTCGACCCATATCAAGCATATACCGCCTATTTAAGAACTCTTCAACCAACCTTTGCACCTCTCTGTTATCTTCCATAAATCATTTAATATTAATTAATAATAAATATATGTTACAAAAGTAATCAATATTATTGATTATACAACATCTTACATCCCTTTTTAAAATTATCAATAGCCCACAATGGCTGTAGATTTGTATAATGACATAATTTCATTAATTCTTCTTCACTATTTGCTGATGATAGTGGTATTATATGATCAATGTGCCACTTGCCATGATTTTCCCAATTCATTCCATCTGTAAATAGAGACCCAATATGATTAAGTGCGGTTTCATAATCGCATCCAAGCATTTCTTTTGTTTTATTATTTTTATTCCATTTACTATGTTTAAATGCATCTATAGTTCTAATTCTTAAATTAACGGATAATTTAAATAATGGATCTAACTTTCTTCTAGTCCTAAAATATTTTCTCCTTTGAACCCTGATCATTTCAGAATTTTCCGACTTATATTCTTTAATTCTATCTGAATTGATTTTGTTGTACTTTCTAGATTTTTCATTTAACATTTCTTTATTCAATTTACGATATTCTTTAAAATATGCCGAGAGCTTATCTTTATTTAATTTCGCATATTCTTTTGCATATTGCAATCTTTCTGCTTTATTTTTTAAATAATCGATTTTAGATCTATTATTAATTTTTTCTCTATTGTTGTTACAATAAATCTTAGACTTTTCAGATAAAATTAATTTATTCTTCTCTCTATATATCCTATTGTTCTCAGCTATTCTATTTTTATTTTTTAAACAATATTCCTTATACTTAATCTTATCAATTTCTTTTTCCTCTTCTGTCTTGTTTCTATTTATAATAGAATGTTTTTGATTATAAACATTTGTACATGTTCTACATTGATAAGCCAACCCGTCTTTTGTTGACTTTCTTTTATTAAAATCAGAAACACTTTTGACCTCTCCACACTTTGAGCATTTTTTAACATCACTCATTTTTGTATTTTAATATTCTCTACAAAAATAAGCATTATATTTCAATAAAAAAAGGGATGATACCAAAATGATACCATCCCTGAAATAATTATTGTATATGAGAGAGTAAGGTTAGATTATACCCCAGAAGCTCCTGGTTCCCAATCTGTGTTAGCGTCAACGTAAGTCAACTGTTCTCCATCACTAACTCCAGTAAGATCGACATCGCTAAGATCTCCAAGAGCAATTGCTGGCAAGTCTCCAAGTACTAATGAGTGGCTATACAGTTCGTATAATGCATTATAAACACTTGTTGCTACACCACTAGTTGAACATGCAATCTGCAGTACTTTCTGAGATGGATGTCCAGATACGGTATTAACATCTTCGACAGCCTGAGAAAATTCTACATTAACAATATAGTAGTTTGTGCTTGTAACTGAGTTATATACAGCGTCAAAGTTATTTGGATAACCCATGCCACGATAGAAATCTCCAGTATGACCTTTAGTGAAGTTCTCCAACCTGCGGATATTTTTACCTTCTCCTGGGCTAGATACGCGACCAACATTAGTTACGGTTATTGCAGATTGTTGATCAAAAGATGTTCCATCAAGAACATTAATCCCAACTTTAAAGTTGATATCATAACCCTGAAGTTTCATGTCAGTCATAGACTGTTCTTTGGCTATAATATAAATTTTAGGAGTTGCACCATCAAGTTTAATGAAATCAAACCAAGGATTGCCATTCAAATACTCTGCAGTTGTAGCAGTTATCTCTGTTGACCAATCTGTTTTAGGTGTTCCTGCGATGAGAACAAATGTTGCGGCAGTTTTATCTAAAACAGTATAAGCTGCGCCATTAGCGATAACCCAAATAATGTCTCCATTAGTTAGAGATGCTTTACCTGCAATAACAGCGGCCTCAGTTGTCCACACACTAGCATAACCAGTTTTGAAGTTTACATACTTAGATGAAGCTCCTTCGGCTTTACTGAATTCAAAACTTAAAGATTTAATTAACCCTTCAGTTACAGTGTCTACTGTATCTCCGGTGACAAACGTATGAAAGAATGGAGCCGGATATTCATCATAAACAGATTGACTTCCGTAATTCTGAACACGAACCAACCCTTCGTAAACATCACCTGCAGCTAAACCAGAGACAGACACATCAAATGACGCATATGCTGGGACAACTGTTACTGGATCTGATTTGGTTACGGATTTAATTTGACCAGCTTTAAGCGTGTCAGATGAGCGAAGGCGACCGTTAGCTTCCTTCCACAATACATATGCGTCTTCCCCGTAGGCAGCAGCAGCAGTACCATCTTTTTTCAAAACAGCAACTTCACTAGCAGACGCAGATGCAATAAATGTTGCAGCAGTTGTTTCGCTGGCGTAGCCTGTTGCGATAAACAAGTCCCTCACGGGAGTACTAAATGTTGACATAATTCTAGAGTTTAAAAATTAAACTTAATTGTTTCTATTATTTAATTGGATATTATTTCCTAATGTATTTTCTTTGTAAGCCATTGTGGCTAATTCTACAGCTCTTTTTAATATTAATCTATGAGCCTCGCTGTTGAGAGCGCAATTTGTTGTTGTATTAATTCCATTTATTGAAAGGCCATATCCAGGAAATTCAGTATCAAAGTCTGATAAAATTATTGGAGTTGGCTCTACAAGATACCTGTATGTATAAGATGTCGGCGTGACTGTTGTTATAATTTCAACAACTTTATCAGTCGTCTCAGTATTTTTGACATCAATCCTCCAAGCCTTCTTACTGTTGGGTTCTTTAAATGGATTACCCTCATTCATACTATACTGATCAAGTGCAGTTGGCACTATATATAGTCTCGACGTAGCAGTATTAATCCTTTCATAAGTTATATACCAAACATCGTCCTCGATCTTAAAAAACCTCGAATTACTTGATATTTTAATGTCAGATAAAGAAGAATTTAGCACTGAATTATATTGAGATACTTGTGGAATAGAGAGCTCGTCTAAACGTCTCCTAATCATCTCAGATGACTCGAACGATGTCTTGCTCTTTTTATCTGAATATGCCTCTTTAATAATCTCCTCCTGAGCTTGAGTTAAAAATAAACTCTTCTCATATGAGTTAATCTCTGGAGCACTATTACTTAGAGCATTATTATATAGTAAATCAAATTCAGCGCTAAAATCTGTTGTTGTCATAATTAGTCTTTCGCAATTTTAATTCTTGCTTCTAACTCTAGGCGTAAGTCCTGATTCATTGGACTAGCTAGATATTCAGCAGCAGTCTGTTCATTTGCTTTACCTTCATTACATAATTTTCTTCCAGTCTTAACATCGGTGTATTCACCAGACTTTTCTGTAATTATTCCAAGTTCAAATGCGGTGTTGATAATAACCTTTTCATCTAACAGTGGATCTTGAAGTAATAAATTAAACTTAGCGTGTTTCTTTCCAAGTATGTCTAAGAATTTTGTTTGTGCATCAACAAGACTGGTTTCTCTACTAATTATCCTACCCTCAATATTTCTGTAAAGATAAGCTAAGATATCCCTACTATTCTGCACCCTACCAAAATTGATGTAAGCTTTCTGTTGTCCATCAAGTTGAGTCTTCTTAGAAGTAACTTCGTCATCAGAATTATAAATACACCACTGATAAGTTGCTCTCTTTGTTAAGTCTGCTGGATTAGTACATATCTTCGCAGTGTAGTGATGAAGAGCTTTATATTGCAGCATTTGCATTGGGTCTGAAAGATCGAGAGTCATATCTTCTTTTGTTAAAGATATCCCGAAGTTTTCCCAATATTCTTTATTTGATGATGATATGTCTTCTCCTAACATTTTAGAGAAAGCCACTGATTCATCTTTAGTTAAAAAATCTTTTACCGTACCAGTACTATTCATGGGTGGGCCAAATCTAGTGTAAGTACCCTGCATTTTACCACCCTCTAAAACGTGTCCAGGTTGGTTATTAAATCCTCCTTTTCGTCCAACAAATTTAACAGTAACTTTTTTGTTCTGTAAATAATCTTTTTCTTCCATAAAAAAAATTTAAAATTAAAACTAAGTTGCCGGAGAGAATTGTATCTCCCCAGCAGCAAAGTTAGTAATTTTTATTAAGATGCCAAATCGTATGGCAAAATAGTTATAGTACGAGACGGATCGCGAACAATACAACCAAGAATAGCTTTCTTGTGAACTACTGCAGCATCCTCGTCTGTAGAAGCATACTGAATGTTTTCAGCTCCTGTGAATGGATTTGCAAATGGCCCTGATTGGTATCCACGGAAGTCCCCTTCGTATCCACGAATCTTAACGATCTGAATATTTGGAGCACCCATACCACCATCAAGTTTACCTGCGTAGAAGATATCGTAACGATAAGACTCAGCTACACCCTTTGAAGGATCACCATCTTTGTATTGTTTGTTACGAACTTTATCATCATACATTGGATCAACTTCAACTTTAATAACTACGCCATTAGGTGCTTTATATTCTGTGAATTGATATCCAAAGCTGAGAGCGTTATCGTGCAACGGACTCTGAGTTTTAGTGATGATAGCTGGGTTATTGGCATTACCACCAAGATAACCAAACGAATGCCATCCAGAAGCAATCTCCTGACAAGCTTTATTGAACTGAGCAGCTCCACGTTCACCAGTCTTCAAAATGAAAGTACGGTTGTCCATACCTAATTTTGATTCTGACAATTGATACAGAGCGTCTTCAATAACTTTTAGTTTGAATGTAGAGTAGTAGTGAGTATATGAAACTTCCATTTGCTCACGAATACCGGCACCCTGTTTGATTACGTTTCCAGACTTACCAACATTCTGATATTGACCCCATTCGTCACGGTTGCTTTTGGCAAACATCAACAGACGATTTTTGTCAGCAGAAAATTCGGCTTCTAATTGATAATCCACATAGTGCATCCACATTGGGAATAGTTTCGGTGCGCCACCATTAACTGGGGCTACTGGAATCGGAGTAACAACCTTACGTTTAAGCATCGAACCATAGACTTTATGCTGAATACGAAGATGTGAGAACTCATTACGCATAGCCAATGGAGATGCAAAATGCAAATCACCAACCTTACGAGATCCTTCAGATTCTACTGGAGAGAATTCTTTAGAGAAACGTTTACCAGACACCAACTCTTCACCAGGCATTCCATTAGGATTCACACCCATCAGTTCGACTGTGTAAACAGCATTGGTTCCTTCAAACCCAGGTTCACCTAAAATACGCAATGGGTAAACTTCGTTTTTTTCACCGACAATTACGTCGCCATCTGAAAACCAGTTTTCTCCAAATACTAATTTAAAACTTGAACCAGCAGCGCCTACATTAAATGTAGCAGCGGTTACAGTACTAGCACCAACGCGAGCCTCAACAAGCTGTAGGTTGCGAGCAGATGATCCAATAAGTTCCCATGTGAATTCATCGTCTGACTCCAATACTAATGTTGGAAATTGAGATAATGTTTCTTCAAGAGATTTCCCACGATTGTAGGCCAACAGTTGAACCATATTGCCACCAATTTTTTGTGGCTGACGCTGAAATATTGCACCAAGGTGATTCTCTGCTGAGATCAACCCCTTGAAATATTTGGCGTCGTACATCTGAAATTTTTGTAGTTTCATATATTGAGCAAATTAATTTTATATAAATTGTATATCATCCATGTTCCATGTAGTACTTTCATCTTCATCACCGAATCCAACGGAGCCACCAGAATCTTTATGCCTCATGGCATTCTCCAAGTCTTTGAATGCATTATTCTTGGCTTTTTTATTTTCCAAAACGTCCATCTTTTTCATCCCATCAGTAACTGTAAGTATATAAGCTAACTTAAACCTTCCATCAATTGGATTGTCGTATAGATATTTTGAGATTATATCCAGAGGTCGTTTATCTTCAGTAAAAGCTACTGGCTGTGTTAATCCTTTGACAATATTGTTTTTTAATGTTTGTGGAATTTGCATCCCTGGAATTAACTCTTTTGTTTCTTTAACAATTTTATTAAGTCTATCGATAGCATCTTTATCGGCTTTTTCTTGAGCTTTCTTTGCTGCTATTCTATTCTGCTTATCTGCCTCAAACTGTTTCTTCTCAACTGTCTGAAGCTCTGCTAATGCCTCTGTGGCTTCACTAACATCTTCTCCTGCATCAAAAATCTTATCAACAAGCTTCTTGGCCCTAGCCTCGACAATGCCTTTTACAATAAAATTGTTTGTTATAATTGTTCGACGAAGATCTTCTCCATCAGCAGACTCCTCTGTTAGTGCATCTTCTGTAATCGAATTGTATGCCTCGATATTCCTTTGATGAGCAGCTATCTCTTCGTGTGGAATTCCAGCTCTAAGAGCCTCTAGATATTCTTTTTGTGTATCGTCTAGATCCGCAAATTCCCTTGCTTTAATACTCTCTTCTAAAACACTAAAAAAATCTTCCTGAGATTTTATATCCTTGTCTTCAACGTCTTCTAAAATACCCCCCTCTTTAAGAGCTTGAACTAAGGAAGAAAAAAACTTTGGACTGAGAGTAGAAGAATTCAAATCAGTATCTTTATCTGTCTTATCGCTCTTTCTAGAGGGGAGCAATACTTCTAGTTCATCTGAATCTTCAGCATCATCATCTTTATTGTCGTCGTCATCTTCGACCTCTAATTGGTCATTTTTAGGCGATTTAACAGACTTTTGTTTATCGTCTGCGCTATCGTCCACTATGTGGTCTTTCCCATCGTCTAACAGCGAATTTTCATCATACTCTAAAAAGTCTTCATCAGAGAATTCATCTGCATTAAAAATTTCCATTTTCATAATTCTTCTACAAATTTATAACATTATAATTAATAAAAAATATATCATATACATTTTTGACATGAGTCAAGAGCTTCTATATGGCTATATTATTATTCTGCGTATTTATTATTAATCTCTTCCTGACTAACAACATTGACTTTAGAGTTTAGAACATTTATCCAATAAAAATACTCATTGAACGCATTTTGATTTTCTTCGATTAGTTTGTTTATCTGCTTTACAACAAATTCTTTTGATACAGCACATAATTCAACTTCTTTCTCTTCAATTAATTTTTCTTCTTTAGCTTTCATAAAAATTTAATTTTAATAATTATTTAAATAAAAAATATCCACCCACTAGTCCTGCTCCAACATGAATATACCATTTGTTCCAGATGTACGACTTTTTCTTAATCGTTATTGCATTGGCGGTTGTAAATGTTGCATCCTTATCTGTTAGAGCTAGAGATATTGTTTTGTTTGTTTCTCCTATAACTTTAAAATCTACTGTGTATTTATATTTAAAATCAAGTTTGTTTAATACTACTTCTGGGTATAATGCTAAATATCCGTTTGACCATGTGCCAACCTGAGCTGTTATAGTGTCAGTCTTTGTTGTTTTAATAGTATCGTGAAGTATAACTGAACCCGAACCAATAGCCTCAAGTCTTGCGTTTAATGCAAAATTTATTTTACTTAACTTAACATTTCTATCTTTAAGCTCCTGTTTTTCAAATCCTGCTAGCTCAAGAGCTTTCTTGGCGTTACTAGACTCGATCTCTACAGCCTGAATTTTAGCGGTCAGTAAGCCACTTTTAGACTTATATATAGAAGTAGAATCTTTATACACACTAAGCTCAACTGATTTTAATTGATAATCATTTTTTAATTTATTGTTCTCAATCTTTAATAACAACAAAAATACTGCTATTATAATTGACGCTAAAATAAAGATAGCTAACTTATAATTTGTTTTAAGCCATTTTATGGCTATTTTAATATTACTCATAATTATTTTACTAATGATTTTATGATGTTACTTAGCCTAACTGCCCTATCGCCAACTTGCCTAGCCCACTTGCTATTAAGCATTTCAATAGAAGCCTCGCTCCACTTGAAGTTTTTTAATAAATCTAATGTAACTTTGAACCTAAGAAGCCTACCCATGCCAAGATTAAAACACATATTAGATATTACCAGAAGGACTTCATCTGGTACATTCTTCACCCATGGTAGTTTTTTATTTATATCTGCCATAACCTTAGATATATCGTTATCCAGTAGATACATTGCATCCTCCTTGCTTATTCCAATAGTTCTTATATGAGATATAATCTGATCTTTACTACCCTTAAGTTTTAAGAAAAATAATTCTGAATCTGTAAACCAATTATCTCTAATATTTCTACCGACACCAATCGTTTCTATACCTTCGGTATCTTTGTATAGTTTCAACTTAAGACCCTCATCAATTATTAATTGTTTTTTAAGTTTTTCTCTATCCATAGTACATAAATTTATTGATATATATTAACCCTAAACTAATTTATTTATTGTTTTATGTGTTTTTATTATGGATAACATTGAGTTATAGAATCAATCACCCCACTAACTACATGAACAATTTTTAAAACAGATACAGTAGGATTAGGAAAATAAATAAAATAACCACTATCTGTTACAATATTACATGGAGAAGTATAATTATATAACTGTTCTCCTACCGTAACTGATTCAGCTCTATATATGACTCCAAACATAGATTTATTTCCCCCTAAACCCGCTCCACAACTAATATTAGTGTATTCATCACACGCCTGACTGGCTAATGCTAAAGATCCATAAAAATCATAAATACCACAAGAACTGTTCATGGAATTGTAAAAAATAAAATAATCTTTATCGCAATTATTATCTAGCAAAGTGGTAAACTCAATTTGGTTACCATATTCAGTTCCACAGGAATTAACCGCAAAAGCTCTTGCATAGTATTTTGTTCCTTCAGTTAAAGATGCTGCATTGACCTGATATGAACCTGTTCCACTTCCGTTAGTCAAGTAATCGTTGGCAGTAGTTGGATTTGTAGAAGTGCTCCAACAAACTCCACGAGAAGTCACGGAATGACCATTTTCTGATATTAAATTACCGGATAATGTGGCAGATGTCCCGCCTATATTTGTAGCACTCGCAGTTGTAACCGTTGCAGTACATAGAGTTGTAAAAGTTATATCATTACTATATGAAGTTCCAAAACTATTAGAAGCAAATGCCCTGACATGATACATTGTATTTGAACTTAAACCAGAAGCATAACAACTAAACGTACTGATACCTGAACCACATGATACTACATTATCCTCAATGTCGGGATTTACTGATGTTCCCCAACAAAAACCTCTCACAGTAACAGATGAACTACCAATTGATGTAACTTCACCTGTACAGTACGCCTGAGTATGTTGTATATCAGTTGTTGAAATATAAACTACAGATGGTGGATCAGAACCACCTAAGGCATCAGTTGTAAAGCTTACATCACTACCATATCCAGTTCTAATGGTATTAACTGCATATGCTCTTAAATGATAAGTTGTGCTTGGACTTAATCCAGTTGCAGCCCCTACAAAAGAAGTGTAATTACCTGAAAATGCTTGATTAGAATTATCATTAATTGTAGGATTTACTGATGTATCCCAACATACTCCAAAGTCAGTGGGAGTTATTCCACCATCATCCGTAACTCCACCACCCCAATAAGCATATTCTGCCCCAATTTCAGTTTCGCTTGCTGCTGTTTGAACTGTTGGTGCATAAAAATTCGTACTTCCAGGGGTGTCATATGTCCACGAATCTCCATAATTTAAACCTACATTATTTATAACAAAAGTTCGAAAGTAATAATGATTGTTTGGAATTAAATAATTCACGTTAATTTGACCTTCAGTTTGTCCTAGTTGTAAGCTCGTCCAAGTATCTTGTGGATAAGTTGGGGTTGAATTATTGATACTATATAATACACCAACTAATCTATTTTTTGAAGCGGATTTTCCCCGTGTTGACGAAATATGAAATACATAAGTGGTAGAATCACTTGAAATTCCATAGTCACGTTGAACAGTTCCAAGTTTTCCTAAATCATAAGATCGAAACCATTGTTGTGAATAGCCTTGAATTGTCAAAACTAAAAATAAGAATATTAATATTTTTTTCATAATTACCAAGATATTCGTGGACAATCAAAATTACCATTAATATGTAGAATGCTTCCGTCATAAACGAATGAGAATGAATCAAATTTACTTGATCCGCTGCATAGCATGCCAGATGTATCGTAATCTATGTTTGGGCCAAGCTCTACATCATAATTGTAGAACTTCAAGCCATAAATTGTAGCGGGATTTGTTATAAATATTGTCCCTACCGTACCAGTGTTTACATTTAGCAACGTAATTACAGTATTGCCAGAAAGAGTGAGCGTGGCATACCTTCCGCTGTCAAGATTCCATGTTGTACTTGTCCCTGATAATGCTTGAATAGAGTCATTGTATAATGATGTGTTAATCGTCAAAGTATCCCCACCTTTATACCATGCTGAATTATTGGTGACATAAATACTATCTTTTTCAAGATTATTATTAAATTCACTCAAATTTATACTTGATTTTGAAACCCAATCAGGAGTGGTTGCAGTCCCATTCCCTTCATATAAATAACCGGCTGGGCCAAGCGCCCCTGATTTATGAGCATCTAATTTTAATTCAGTTCCATCTTTTTTATAGCCGGTTGAATTTACAGTTGAATGAAATGTAGCTGCTCCCGAACCTGCAAAAATTAGGGCATTTAATATTCCCAACCGTCTAATCGCAAGTTCGTTTGTGCTTGGATAATTACTGACAATACCCCACCCATCACCGGTATCGCTACCACCCTTCATGTTTAACTGAACATATCCAGAAGAACTATTAATTGCCTGAAAAGAGTTGTTACCCGTTAAAAATGTATTTTGTGCATTAAGTTTTGCATAATTACTATCAGAAAAACCTAACCCTGCAAGCGTATAATTAGGTACATTCAAAACATTGCTAATCAATGTTGCTGCACCTGAACTGCCTGTCGTTGTGAGCGATGAAATGCGGTTTGAATAGGCACTATTCCAGTTTGTAGCAGAAGCAATTCTATTATCAGCCAATGTGCCAGTCCATCCCAATGTAAAACTAGCTGAATTAAGCAATGCGGTAGCATGAGAACCACCTAAAGTCAAAGTAACATTTGTGTCATCAGTTTTTGTAATGGCATTACCAGTAATAGTTGCCGCAGGTATTTTTTCCCAAATAGTACCGTTATAACTTACATCATCTCCAACAGCAAACGTAATATTTCCACTGCCAAAATCAGTTGTTCCCGCAGTAGTAACACGATAATACCATCCAGCAGTTCCACTGCCATCTGCTAGCGTTGGTATATTTGTAGTTGCATTCCACGTTCCTTTGTATACTGCCCCAGTAGTTGCAGAGGCCGCATATAACGAACCATCAGAATGTGTTCTTACTGCATATCCCTCATTTGTAAATCCTGTTATTTTTAAGTCTTGAGTAGCTAACTCTCCATTTATCCAAGCATTAGCTGTTTGCGCACTAGTATTTTGATTTTGTATGTAATTATCGGGGCCACTATACCAACCAGACCACTGTCCATTTATATAGTGAAACCGAATTGAGTCTCCTTGCATTTGAACATATACAATACTATCTTTTTGCATAATATTGCCTTTCCAAATAAAATCAGTGACTGCTATAAGTTTTTTAGTAGCTTCAACAGTAGCATTTTTAGTTTGACCGTAAACTACAAATGACAAGACAGTTATAAATAGTGTAAATAATAATTTTTTCATATTTTAATTTGTTCTTTCTATAAAATGATAATCTATAATAACACCAGTTAACGTTTCTCCTGAATCAATGACAAGTGAAAAACCTGTAGTTGTTAACCAATTAGAATCTACAAAATGATATTCAACATCCATTCTATTAACATATCCTGCACCTTCAAATGGTTCTCCATAACGATAAACCTGTAATGTTGAAACAACTGGTATAGCATTAAATGATTGTAAAAAAGTTACAGATACATTTGCATTAGTAATTCCATCTATAATTCCAGCCTGAGGCCTAATTAGTGTTATTTGATTTTGAAGACTAGTTAAAATAGTAGTAATAGGTGTTTGTCCTCCGCCGTATGCTTCGTTATCATCGTAATAACACATTGCTTCGGTAGTCAATGCAGCCCAAGTTCCATCTGCTATTGGGGTATAAACTCCACCATCGTATCCTGTTATCCACGAACCGTCGCGATATTTGGTCTCGTTAAGATTATCGGCTAACCATTCCTGAGTTCCAATACAAATAGTACGGTATATTTTGCCGTCGTTGCCTGTGTATGTACCTGATTGACCATTTGTAAGGGTTGTGGATGTTTTTTTTGGTCTGATACTTAGCGCGCTTTTTGTATTATCAGAATTCGTATTTCCTAAATATGATATTCTTAGGGTGGTGTCGTTGTAAACCAATTGCGCAATATCGGCTGATATTCCATCAAATCTTAATGTTGATGTCCAAATGGAGTTAAAGTCAAGCATGTTTGTAAATGCACCAGTAGAATAAACCCTTGATCCAGCAGCCCTTCCATTAAATTTAGTTATATTATCAGCTCCTGTATTTGGACTATTAAAGAAAACAAATCCAGTTTCTTTTAATTTGCCTCCGGCTAAATTTGAGTATCCAAGTCCCGTTGAATCAAGATATAGCATCAGATCAGAAAAGTCTATTTTACTTGGTATAACCCATTCATCAGAACTTAATATCTTCCTTGCGTCGGTTGCAGCGTACCAATTATAAAGGGCTCCATATTCAACTGGAGAGCCATCTAAAATGTTATCGGTTGAGATATCGCCCAATTCATGCGTATGGCTTGTTGCTGTTAAAGCATTTTCAGTATTTGAATCAATTGTTGAAGGTAATCCTAATACAACTTCACCAGAAGCATCAATTTCAGCAAAGTCCATTCCATTTCCAGAGGTTATTGAGGATACAGTTCCACCACCAATAGCCTCAACCGTATAAAAACCCTTTATACCATCAGAATCTGTTCCATAATATCTCAATGCTCCTGGAGTGGCCTGATCATTTACTAATCTAAGTGACGACGACAAACCAGTCCCTTCGATTGAATCCGCCACTTCTACGTCCCAAACCCATGCAAGACCACCAAGATTTAAAGATACGGTATCCTCAACACCTACACCAAATTCATCTGTGATATGAAAGAGCGCAGCATCATGATCTCTTTCAACGCTAGTTAATCTATAATCGGTCGGAGATCCTACGGACGTTACGCTTTTTAATGTGTTCGTTGACACATCATAAAATAACCCATCACCAATATTTAACTTTGCAATTGACGCTGCAGCAGTTGTTGCTGACGTTCTTATATCAGAAGAAAAATCAGTTGTCCATTGGAGTTCACCATTACCAGGAGTTGACGGCGTCCACACTGGCGTTTCAATCCAACCAACGTATGGAATTTCTTTATTAACATCAATAAATATCTCATTGCCATTAGTATCAACAGTCGTTGCTATACCATCAATAAAAGTTCTTTGATTTAAAGAAAAACTATCTGCATCCTGATATGTTACAAATACGCCAGATCCAAGATCTGTTAGTGAAATATCATCAACATCAATATTAATATGAAGACCGTCTCCATCAGAAACTACAGTATTATGTAATCCATCATTTATAGATTTAAATCTAAGATCTGCACCAGACTTATCTTTCCATAGTCCAATACCAGTACCAACATTAGATGCAGTATTGGCCTCTCCGCCACCAGCACCAGTAACCTCAATAAGAACTTGATCAGATGTTTCAGTAATCTGTATTGTATCTGATATGAGTGGCTTAATCCATAATTTAGGATTTGCTGTAAGTGGATTTTGTATAGACCCTAATACACTCCCTGAGTATGTTGTCGAAGTAGATGGCGTTGTGTTTCCTGCAGTTGGATTTAAATCTAGATCAATATCGATAGTTTTATTGGTTCCATTATCTACAAGCAGAATTCTATCATCTATTGTGTCGATGTTTTTAAGCTGCAAATCTATTCCATCCTTTTGATAGAATAATCCAATTCCAGTTAACCCTATGTTTGTTATTGTATTATTTTGTCCAATTCCAGATGGGTCTGAATCAAGCTGATTCCACACAAAATTATCATCTGGATCTTTTGTGAACCCATAAATATGGCCATTACTATATCTTATAGCACCTTCTCCCGACCCAGTAAGATCCATCTCCCCAAGAACTATATCTCCATTGATTGATAAACGAGCGTTAACTTCATCCCATTGTAATGCAGATGAATGTGTGAATCCTCTATTACCATCATCAATATCTCCAGAAGATAATTGTATATACCCATATGTATCAACCGGTGATGCTAATGGAATAACATCTGAATTGAAAGCATTAGCTCCAAGCTGAAGAGTTATGTCTGGAACGCCATTCATATCAAAAGTCAACTTGTAATCATCAGACGTGGTGCCAACATCAACAGTGCCTTTGGTTACGTCATCTAAATAATAATTAGCTCCAGACGCAAAATCTTGCCAAACGGTTCCGTCGTAATACTGTGGTTTATATTCACCAGGAGTCAGTGTTTCAATAAATTGAAGCATACCCCAAGACGGGCTATTTGCTACATCAAAGGTTCCAATTTTAATTTCCTGTGGAACCTCTAATCTATTATTAACCCTAAGCCAGCCAGTAGAAAAATCTCCATATAATAATGATCCATTTCTGAATTCAGCTTCAGTGCCATAATTTGAATTACCAACATAAAACTTATTATTAGCCGATTCTAGACGTCCAGAATAATTTCCTATATAAACAGACCCCTCAATATTATTTGGCCCGCTAGAGCCAGAAAAATGCCCTATTCTGACGTTATTCTGAGCGGTTGTAGACCCACCATCAGTACTATCTCCAATAAACACGTTATTAACAAGATTAGCAGCGGATACTACAGATCTAGACAGACCGTTACCAATAAGAATATTTTTGTTGCCAAAATACTGCAGAACTGATTTCTTCGATACGTCAGCATTATTTCTAAACTGTATTCCAGTAAACCCAATTAGATCTATTGTTTTATTAAATCTATCAAAAGTTAGGCTTGAATCTCCACCGACAGTATCATCTTTATCAAACAATATCATGCCATTTCCAGGAAGAGCAATGTCTGCATCAATAGAGTCCTCCCAAGCCAAAGCTCCAAGTTGTAGAAACTTGGTTGTTCCACTATTCATTGTGAAAGCAACAGAGTTACCTCCTGGATACCTAGCTACAGATTTAAGATATTCCTCAACTCTCCAAGATGGATTCTTATTGGCATCTAACTTCCAGATGTAATTGGCTCCACTAGAACTATCACCCATCGTGACATATCCATTATTTGTTTTGGAGTTTGCTAGTAAGCTTGTGTATGATACATATTTAACCTTACCAGTATTATTATCCCAAACCAACGCCTTGTCATGCTCGGTAGTACTGGGATTTCTATTAACTCCATCTATATGAGACGTTTGTCTTATGCCCCTAAATTCCATAGTTATTAGTTATTGATCAAATATTGAATTTGAATTACATCATCTGTCTTTAAACTATAATATGTATGCCAATACATTATATTACCAACAAAATGAATACCTTCATCCTCTGGTGCTACAACTAAAACTGGATCATTATCGTTAACGGTAACTCTTATGGTGTCTGGATCAACATCTGAAATATCAAATTCAACCTCAAACTCATCAAGATCATCTTCAGTAACAGTTATTAACTGTGATTCCCAGCTTTGATTAAATGTTTGGTATGACACGATTATTGGTGGAACAAGTGGACTACTATAATCTTTAACTTTTTTATCTGAATCTAATTCTGCATATACAATTTCTCTGATGTCATAATTAACAAATTCTCTAATTAAAGACGTCATTACATTCCAATCATTATCATCTATAACAACGCTACCAACATAGAGTTCATCGTCTTTTATATATACAGATTGCATAGCATCTGAAATAAAATATAACTGACATAACTCCTTATACCACTTAATATTAGAACTACTTCCAATTGAAAGCATGTCTGCATACTTGTCTAAGTAGTATAAATATATCCTTTTAGCTAAGTCAAGTTCTGAGCTTATGGTTTCCTGTGATATCATATTAAATGTTTAGAATCATTTTTTGTAATGCCAGTAACCTCTTATTGAATTTTATTTCCCTAGACGATACATTTGTGGTATCTAAATATCCAAGTCCTTTTAAAAACATTGCATATTGACAATACTTCTGTGCATCAAATTTATCCTCTTCTGGAACATGTAGTCCATTAATTTTACTCCACACTGCATATGTTATATCGGCGTATATCCCGAATCCAGAATAATTACTTACATAAGTACCAGTATTTGCTGAAATTCTTATAGTCCACCAACCATCATTAATATTTATCAACCCAACAAGATCCGTGAATAATATTTCCACAAACCCATCGGCAATAAAAGCAGCCTCCTGAAGTTCTGTCATGGTATATACTGGATATGAAGGAGTAGATAATGACGACCCATATACTGATATAGTTATATCATCTAGCACCGACCTGGAAACACCAAGTCCAGCCCAATCTGTTTGATCAGTAATCTCTATGCCAGTTTGATTTGAATTACTTGAAGCGTATATAGTTATTGTTGCCATGTTATTTTTTTTTATTTCTATCCTTTAACCAAAGTAAAAACCTAATAAGAACAGTTACCCCAACCATTATTGATATTCCATAGGAAACCAATGTAAAAACCTCTAAAAGACTAGTCATTGCTGATTGTTCTATTGATTTGTTTAAAATTTCTGGATTAACAGCGTTAGCCAATGTTCCAGTTATACTTAATGAAAACGTTGTTAAAACTCTTGTCTGGATGTCTTTCCAGAAATCAGAGGACATAAAATCTAGGATCATATTCATTTCTTAAAAAATTAATTACAAAGTTAAACTATTATTCTATTGCCTTAATATAAATTATTTATGTTTATATTTTCTATTCAGTCATCAGTAGAATCCTTTTTGCCTAATTTAAACCCTATTATTTTATCAACCGATTCTTTTGTTATTGCACCGATAACGAAGGCAATAATTCCAACAATACCCCAAAATATTTGCATATGAATTGAATCGTTTGCCCACTTTCCATCACGGGCAGCAAAAACAATTACTACAAGTAAATATGATGCTACAAACCCAATTGCCCTCTTTGACGAAGCTACGCCAACGACATCTTCAAAGAATCCGGCGAACCATTTAATTATTGTTTTCATGATATTAATTTTTAACGTAAATTATATACAGGAACATTCTTACCTGACCGTCTATTATGTGTTGCTCTTTTACCTGTTGTTGGAGGTGGAACTGGAATAGAAGTTGAAAACAATACTTTTGACGAATAAGCATCTAAAGTTATTGAGGGGTAATAAACAGTTCCCGACAGATCCTTCCATGCCCCCGTTAACAAAACTGGTTGAGAGGTTGACTCTGCATTATAGACTAGCAACAGTTCGTTTTCAGAAGCGATTGTATAAGGCGTACCCGTAGAATTTACATCTAATCCTGAAAAAGATTTCCAATCAGCCAAAGTTCGATAATCATGTATTACTGACATATTTGGCTGGTAATAAAAAAATGTAAGATTATCATCTATTGGTCTAGCATATATATTATTATTAGCTTCAGATATAAACACTTCAATATCATCCTCATTAGCACTTTGAAATCTTGCGGCAGTTTGAGTTGATGTTTTTGCTATGAAAATATTGTTTCTAACTATATTGTCATGAGTTGCTCCGTAAGCCTGAAATAAATTGTTAATTGAAATTTGAGCCCTCCCGTTATTGTAACAAGTATTATATTCAATCAAATTATTATTTGTTCCAGAACTAAGATAGATTCCGTATGTAGTGTTACCAGAAGATGTGTTATTCCTAATTGTTACATTACTTGAATTACTATCTAGATAAATTCCTTCTCCACCTGCTGAATAGGTTGTAGTGTACCCGCTTAGATTACCAAGAGTATTTGTGACTATATTTCCTTCTATCAATACATTTGTTCTTGATCCACCAGAATATATACCACCACCATCACTTAAATTCTGAACGCAATGGTTGATAAAATTATACTTGATGGTTGAAACCATTGCTGGATTAGTTATTCCATTATAACCGGAATAATCAATAGCATTATTCTGACATAAAACATCTGTTCCTGTGAGTATTATTGCTGACCCTGAGTAGCTCGTTGCATGGACTCCTGGAAACATCGTTGTATAAGTAACTGTGTTGTTTGTTATAGTATCCCCAACTGAACCACTACCACCAAGTCCAATGCCAATATGATTACAGTGTGAAAATATATTATTGTCAACAATTAAAGAATATGCATTATTTGTTCGAAGTCCATAAAGACCCATATAGTCAATTGTGCAATTCTTTATTTCTCCATAATTAGCAGTATTAAAAAACAAACCATCTGCATTTCCACCCGTAAAGTGAATGCCATCGAAAACCACATAATGTTTTCCAAAAAAAGAAACCAACGCCGTTACAGAAGAAACTTTGACATCAGTCGGTTCACTTGTGCTGTAAACACTAATCTTCTTGGTAGTCGGATTATAGTACCATTCGTTTTGAGTGTCCAGTGTCCTTATGTCTGCCTGAAAGAAAAAACCACAATTATTTTGTTGCTGGCCAGGATAAGCATTGGCTTGTTTATCTGCATAAGTAACAGTACTACCCGACTGACTACTAACTACACCAGCCTGCCATAACCAACCGGCCTTTCTGATTACTATATCAGCGCCAGTCCAGTTAGGTGTTCCACTCAAATCACTACTTGTAATTGAAGTGTTACCAGAAAATGTTTGGTAAGTATAATATGTTCCAAAGTTAGGTGTTCTTCCCATTGGGGTATTTACACCATTTACAAGAACAATATTACAAGTTGTTAGTGTAGATACTGCGCTAGTACTTTCCCAAATATTTGAACCTAAATTTGTCCATGCTGTTACATCCGTAAAACCAGTAATAACCGGATCATCACCTGTACCATAGGAACCAAAAAAAATAGGATTACCAGCCGTTCCAGAATTACTAACAGTAATTGTACCATAGAAACTATTGGAACGCTGAAAAAGAACACTATCACCAGCGACAACACTTGAAAAATTAAAAGCGTCTTTTGCTGTTTGATCTGCAATAAGATATGTAGCTGCCTGACTTGCTAAATTTGTAAGCAATATCAGGATTATAACCAATAGTTGTTTCATCCCCTTGCTGTTTTAAAAAATAACTTTACAACAAAAATCAAACTGGTTGTATTTGTCGCCCAATTTCGAGTTATAATTTTTACTTCAATTTTATCTCCCGCAACAAAATCTGTGTTTAAATTACTCGCATAATAAGTGTTTGGCACATTTGCAGATGCGTTAACTGCAAATGTAGTACCAAGAGGATAATCAGTAGTTGCATTTTTTCTGACGTACATTGGAAATTGCTCAGTTGATGATGCTGCACTGCCTATAATATAAACAGTATAACCAATTAAAGTACAATCTCTAAATATCACAACTGGTCGTCCCCCATCTGATGTAGATGGTACTGTATTTTGTGCACCCATATAATAAATAGTACTATCCAAAGGAGTCGCAATTGCCGAGCCATTAAAAATCATTGGAAAAATGTATTTAAAAGTATCTATTTCAGAATCGCTATACCAACTCATAGAATCAATAGTCGAAATAGGCACATATAAACTTTTGGCTAACGTTGTGTCTAATTTAGCATTGTGATATGTTATCAGGCTATCCAAAGTCTGGGAGCGAGCTAATACTGTATTGTAGATGGAATCTACTTGTGCTTGACGGGCTTTAAGTAATAATGCAGATTTAATAGAATCTGCCTGTGCTTGCAAAGGACTTTTAGCTCCTACAGCAGCCCTGTTAAGTTCTAGAGTTGTCCCAAGAAATCCATGAAGAATGTTAACTTCAACGTAAGTTGCCGTTATATCAACTATTTTTTTCAATGTCATTTGAGTAGGGGGAACTGCGCCTATTAGTACAACTATCGCTGCTACTATTAATATTTTATACCATGTTTTCATGTTTGTTATTTTTTAGTTAATATATAAATATTTGTTTTTTTTTAAAACCAGAAAACATTTCTTTTAAAGTTTTAGTTTCAGATTTAAAAACATAACCATGTCTTACTTTAGAAGTAGCCATTAAGTTGCTATTTTCGTGTACACAACTAAAGGAAAGTCACCAGTAATCGGAGCAGTTGTAAATATTATTTTATTTGTTTCTCCAACCAATGCGGCAGATACCTCTATCTCATATGGATTAAGGGCGAATAAAATATCTCCGGCAATATCTAAGTCGGCGGGAGCATCAAAATCAGTTGTTACATCATCACCAGTTAATCTTATCATGCCAAGAGAAACGCCGGCTCCAGTTGATCCACTAATGTTTGTTTTTAAAATAGATAATTGTTCTAGTATTAGAACAAATACATCTAACGTTCTCCTCTGTAGAGCTGTTATATCACTCATAACTTTTTAAATAAATGATTCATTAATTTCAATTAATATAGCTAATATTTGTTCAGCTAATTCCAGTTCTAATATCTGGTTTTTAGTAATTTGGCTTCCCATTATTTTGATGTTTTAGGTTTACTTCTTTGTATAGATTCGGTAGCTTGATTATGTCTTTCAGACTCGTTCAGTTGCCTCATTTTAAGTTGATAATCTTTCTCCATCTGTTCTCTCTGTAAGCTAATTTTCTCTATTTCCATAGAATTATCTTCAGCAAGTTCTCCTGAGTCTTCATTTGCTTTATTCTTATCAGCAACTTTTAATTTAGTTTCATTATCTCTAAGATTTTTAAGATCGTCAAGCTGAAGCTTAAGCTGTTCTAATTTTTCCTGAGACGCTATCTGTGCCTGAGCAATTTTATTATTATCCTCACGTTCTGATTGTTTTGATTGTGCCATATTGGCCTCATCAGTTTCAATCCTTCTCATTATTGATGTTAATGATGGATCTGTAAATATTTTCATTACTGTAGAGAACGATAACATCTGATTTTGAATGCCTGCTTGAGCTAATGATTCAAGTTTTTGTTTTAACTCAAGATCTCCCATATCATTATCAACAATAATATCATAATCCATTTCTGAAAATTCATCACCATCAACATCAAGCATTGACATTATTCTGTCATCCGTCATATACTGAAGTTTCTTATTGCGTCCTTTAAGGGCAATTTTAGCCGTTTCTAGCAACGTTGTTAGGCAACGCTTACGAACATTGTCATGTATTAAAAAAAGCTCCTCAGTGATGTGTGATGACTGCGATACAGCCCTCTCTATTCCACCAACAGTTTCCCTATTTTCAATCTGTCCTTGTCTTTGCTTGGATACCCCAGAGATCTCATACATTTCTTCTTTGAGGTAATCCAATAGGCCGATGTATAACTGTATTGAGTTACCAACCTCTAAATCTAGTGGCCGACCTGATGTTTGGAAATTACCGGCAAGTTTGCCCATTGCAACACCCTTTGTTCCCTCTTTAAATGAGTCGACAACAGATATGTTATCTTGCTGTATGAAATATAACCATTTTTCATAATCCCATCCCGAAGGCATTCTAGCCTTATCTAATTCAAGAATCTTTCCGTAGTTCTTTGCAATAGTCTTATTGAGCCTATCTTTAACAGCATCAAACATGTACTGATATGGTTTCATCCTATCCAGAATTGACACTGGCTTGGCCTGATTTGTGTTGTACACTTGGCCAATTATTCCAGCATGACATTCAGATATGTTATTCATTCTGAGGTACTGTATTGGTCTAGGTCTCATATTAACGTAAACTTCGGCTCCAATCTTAGTGCCTTCCCATATCTCATTAACCCACAAATCCTCAGATTCTTCTCCTGCAAATTTATTTATTCTATATGTCTCATCCTTAAATGAATGTAATTCTTCACCAGTCTTTGGATCATATGATTTTATCTTCTTAATTTTACGTTTTGACTTCCAGTAAACCCTAAGAACTCTTATGTTCCCCATATTATCAACATACGAAGAGTTCGGTAGTCCAGCAAAATTATTTCCCATCCATACAAATGAATCCACAGAGTTTTCTAAATTATCTTCGGTAATCAATGGTGAGTATAAAAATGAATTCCTTTCATCAATATTACCCATCTCATCCGTTTGAATAAGATTGGCATTACTGATACTTTCAATATACTCTACATCTTTGTCCTTTAGTTCATTATAATAAATATCTATAATCTTACTTGGAGACCAATAGTCGTCAAGTATAATAATGTCTGAATCTTCTATTTTTGATGAATAACCACTTCTCAATGTATAAACCTTTCTTGGATTTAGAACATCCATAGTAGGCTCATTACTTCGAATGTCAAACTGGTATATTTCCTCTGATGCAATTAGAACATCTTTGAATCCAGTATTCATCTTATCATCAAAATACAACTCCTTAATATAGTGCTTTAGTAGCCAGTTGGCTCTCTTTTCACGAAGATCCTGCCATTTATAATTAAAGAATTGCTGTATGTTTTCAAGTTCTGATTTTGCTTGTTCTTCGGAAAAACTTTCATTAGTTATAATTTCAGTTATTCTCTGCTGTGCTTCCTGAACTTTCTGTCTTTCAACAGAAGAAACAGCGTCGTCATTACATACCTTAACTATGTAGTCATGCTTCCTTCTAGACTCTTCGCCTATAAGAACATTTAGTGGATTGTTTATTATTGAATAATGTTGTATATCTCTAGGTATGAGTCCAACCCGTTTATTCATTGGATTGAGGGTTTTTTTCATATCCTCTTCGTGGAGTATTCCATTGAACAGATCGTAGTTTATCTTCTTACCACGCAACGATCTTCGCACGCTATTATTAAATAGATAACTATTCTTATCTGCCCAATCAAGATGAGCCTTGCGCCAATCTTTACCTTTTTGTGATGATGGTAATTTCTGTCGTGGAAATCCAGACGTTTGAACTGCTGACATATTTTGACTTATATAAGTTTACAAATTTACACATTTACTTTTAGGCATTAGGAGAACGTAACGTCTTCTCGCCATTTTACATAGCTATTTGGGTTATCTTGATACGCATTTTTAAAGTTTTCCTCTATATATGAATCAAACTCTTCCTCATTTGTATCTGAAGTTTTATTGGCTAAATATTTTAATCTATCTTCTCGATATATCATTAACATGCCCATGGCCGATACGCGGTCGGCATTTATATCAATATTCCATGATATAAGCTCTTCTATATACGCTATGTTGCGAATAGTATGCATATTTAGTTTTTCACCGATCTGATTACCCTCTGAGTCGAAATCCTGAATAGATGCTGGTGACATCATCCAATCTTTTTGCAATCGCCTGCCCCATGGGTTTATCATTTTACCAGAATTAGTTCCAAGGCTCTTGTTTCCATACGAACCACCCTTAGCATATTCCATATCCTTTAGGATCTGAGGAGTTTCACATAATAGATAAAGACTTCGTTTTTGATCAAAATATGCGAAGAGGCCTTTTTTGTCTTGTTCATAGTTGGCCTTTGCGTTATAAAATATTAACATTCGCCTACATATTTCGTAATAGTCATTGGCAAATTTTGGCCTTCCTGTGTACTCAGCTACGATTCGGTCAGTATATAGATCTAAAATCATTATTGAAGCCAGAGATGTTGTACCAGAATGGTCGTCATCTATAGGATCGCAGCCTCCAATATATCTCAATGGATCAATCTTTCCTTTATGGTCAGTCTTTGGCATCTCGAAGATTTCTATTGCTCCTTCTGGCTTATCTGTGCCAGTAGGGAATCTTCTTATTGGACTTAGATTAGGATCATTAGATGGCTTCCATTCAACACCTTTAGATGTGAGAATTAGATCTCCTACATAATGTGTGTCGAAATATCTCTGCCCTTGAATTCTGATTGAATCCCTATAATCCTTTAAGTCTGCTACTGGAAAGATCGTTCCACTAGTTCTCATCATAGCCTCACTTGGAACTATTGGTTCCTCAGCCATCTTTTGAGTAATAACTTGTGGATCTGATGAGTTGTATTTTACAGTAAATCTATCATTAAGAACTTCTATTAACGCCTTAATAACATCTGGTTCGCCATTTATATCGTCGTAACATCTAGCCCTATTAAGGTATGCTCCCCAGAAAAATCCACAAAGAGATTCTCCATTAGAATTCTTATCAAATACATTTGGAATCCCATATATATTGTAAGCTAAGGGATTTCTAAATAACTTTTCAGAGCCCTCAAAATCAGCTCCTTCGACACCGCCTGTCCCTAAGGCGCACATCAATCCATAGACTATATCTCCATCCTCAACAGCCTTTCTATTCACAGACCAAGCTTTCTCTAAGTTTGGAAATAATCCATCCTCTTCATAATGAATCAGAGGGCCTCTCACACCACGGGCTTTATCAGGATTATCCTTAAGTGAAATTCCGTATACTGACGACTTGTAACCCTTACGTGAACCGTCCTCTTCGTATCCTAACTGAATCTCTCTAGACCTTGGTGAGTTTACTAATCGAAGTCCACTAAATGGAGTACTATCCTTAATCCAATCTAATACGTCAATAACTTTACCATAAACACCCTTCTCTCCATCAAGGAATCCCTTGTCAGATGCTAAGTGAAAGTTTGGTAGTCCTGGCTCAACATACATATTCCGTGGCGACATCGATGCTAGTTTATAAGACGCACCTACACCCCTGGTTTTTAATATCTTAGCATGAGCTCCGGCCTCTCTGGCCTGCTCTAGATAGTGGAAGAATAGATAGTCTCCTAGCCATACGTTTGGAAAATGTTTCTTTCTAATACCACGAACTTTCTTTCCATCAGATCCTTTAGACGCCTCGGTGTTTATCCAGATTGGACTATAGTTTAAATAAAAATAGAATCCACCAGAGATCCACTCCCCATCAGATTCCCTAGTTAAACCATATTTCCAGCGGTACATCTCTTTCTTCCAAAACTGAGCATACTCAGATTTTGGGTTTGGATTAGGCCTTATATGCGTGTATTTACCATGCTTCTCAAAGAACAAAGCCCTCTCTCTAAAGAAGTCCATATTCTCCAAGATATGTGGCTTTGTAATATCAACAATTATTCTTCCATGTTCATCCCTAGGTCTATTGGCTGCATATCCCCTAATATCCTCTGGTTGAATCAAATGTTGTATAAATTTTACAGATTCGATAAAGTCGTTTAGGTCTTGCCACACTTCTTTGTGTAGTGATTTGCGCAACTCTTCTGTAAGTTTCGTTTGATAATTATTTGTCTTCCTAAACTCGTTAATTATTTCTTCCATTTTAATATCTGATCGTACACTCTACTAGCTATATATCCCTCTAAATATGTTAGAGCCTCGTGGTTATCTGCATCTATTTTTATCCCTATATAATCCAATATAAACCATGCAGAATGTATTGATTCGTGATGTATCGTGTGGACAACATCCTTTAGTCCTAACGACCTTGGATCTAATGAGTTAACAAAAAAGAACATATTTATTTCTTTATGCTTACGTCCATGCTTCTCCATAATCGCAGTATACCCGTTACAATAATCATCAAATGTATCAAATTCAATATTAAATTTTTCTGCAAGGTACTGCTTAACTTTTGATGGTTTTCCGTAATATAAATCTATAGGCCAATCGTACATTGGAACCATAAATTTCATATTATTAAAATCTTTTTCTTCCATAGTTCTATTCAAATTCTAATCCATCCTCGAATATATTCTTACTCTTACTACCAACTTTTTTACCCTCATTATCCTCAATCTGCCTAAGTAATTCTTTCTCTGCTTCTTTAAGGTTAGCCATTACCTTAGGAACTTTCTCTAACGCCATAATAACTTTCTGAGTTGCAGCTATCTTATCGTCGCTCTCATTGATAAGGTTTTTAGCGTCTTTAAAGACATCATTTATAGCAGAGGCTGCGATCATAGCTGAATCATATAAACTATGTATAATCGTCTTAGAACGCTTCTTGTAGAATTCTATTGCTTCGTCAAGCTGCTTGTCAATCTTCCATGATTTAGGTAGGTCAATGTCTTTCTTGATCTCATCAAGTCTATCATCTAAATCTATAATTGCTTGGTACGGGCTCGTTATATCTGCATAGAAGTAAATCATTGTGAGCTCTTTTAGCGCTATAGATTTATCTTTAGTGCGGTCTCTGTCTAGAATTTTCTTAAAGACAGTTATCATCACTATCTCCTCAGAGAATGTGACTTCGTATGAATCCTTTTTAAATTCAAATAAATTCACGAATTATATTTTACGATTATGTTCCTTCATTAATTCAAATAGATCAAACAGTTCATCAACAGTCTCAAGCTCTCCATCAAATGACATCAGCCTCATATTAAAGTCTGTCTCTCTCTGTAGTGTTGACTTAAGTTCGAAATAGTCAGTATCAATTAAATGATCAAGCCTATATGAGTTTACTGTGTTCCTAGGCTTATCATATCTATTTACTATATATACATAAGAATCAACTATATCACTTGACCAGTTGTCAACCTTAGCGAATCCCAAATTTTCAATCTCCTCCTGGCTTACCATTACATTGTATATTAAATTATGATACAAATGTAGTCATTATTTATTAAACAACAAAAGCCCCCGCAGAGGCTTAAGTTTAGAAACGCCGAAACGTCGATCCGGTGATACTCTCCAACCGGAGTGGTTATTTAAAAGTCACAGAATATTTCTTATTTAATTCTTCTACAAATGAATCTGCGCATTTGGGTATTGATGGCATATTGATTTTTGATTTATCTTTTGGAGTATTCTTATATACATCGAAGTAAGCATCAAATACTTTCCACTGTATATTCCATTCTCTAATATCATCAAATAAATTATTTAATTCTTCCATAATATTATTCTAATCCATTTCTCCAACGTAATCTAACATGACTATCTGGAATTACCATTACTTCAACGCCATCAACATTCTCTACAGGCCAAGCTATAGATATCACATTCTTTCTTTCCATTTCTTCAACCAAACTGGGATTACTCTGATCCTTCCAATTCTTTACAAAGTATGGTCTAGGATCAATCTCTACAGTATAGCCAGGCTTAAGACCCCTAACTGAATCCCCAATCTTAATTACATCCTGCTTAACATCGTAAACATCATTAGCTGATGTGATAATTCCACTCTTGCTAATACTTGGCTTTTTATTACAAGTCAAGAACATAAAATTCCACATCGGCTCGGCACTAATTTTCTTCTGTTGTGTCATTCTTCTCTAATTTTTTATTAATAGTATTTATTTTAAATTCATTCACGTACATTTTAAACAATAGTGGCATGTTAAAATTTGTCTTTAGTGAACTAATATCGCTGTAAGACTTATCATGCAACTCTAGACCTTGAATACGTTCTCTCATCATCTTATATGGCAAGTTTAACACTCGCTCTACTTCCTGTATGTCAGACGAATGCTTATTGGCCACATCCTCTAAAATCTTGGTTAAAACTTTATCCATTAGTCGATCTTAAGTATAAATTCAATCTTGAAAAACTTAGACTCTCTGTTAATATTAGGGATAAAAGCTTTCGATATTTTATCACCATCACCAAAGAATCCTTTCTTTCTCAATGCACTTAACATGTTCTGAAATACAGCCATGTTCTTGACGTTTGCAGCCTGCATAATCCCCAATCTAACTTTAGTGGACTGTAGATATTCATCAATCATTTCCTCGTCTAGAATCTTCTCTTTGAGCTCAATACGCTTGTCTAGAAATCTAGCGGCCAAGATAATCTCTGACTCGGATAAGCCATGCAACTCTTTAGTTATCCTCAGCCACTGTTCGCATACGTTATCCTTAGTGCATGGAACTTTAGCTCTATTAGTGTTACTGGGCTGTGTCATCCCTGGTTTTGTTTAGAAATTTATCCCCATGAGCCATTATATAATACTCCTCCCATAAACTGATATGTCCTTTACTAATTCTAATTCCACCGCATTCATGGCAATATGGAGTTCCGTCCTCATCCTCTCTGATGTCAATTGAACAACAAGTTGCCTTACTACAAAACTCTACCGGTGTGTCATTATATTCTTCCTTAGTCATATTAATTTGTTGTTGTTTTTAAAACATCACGATCTCTAGTTATCTCAAAATCCCAGTGCCAACTCTCAGTTGTCGCCTGATTTAGATTGTAGCAAATGCTATTTAGCTTAATACTAAATCCAGTAACTATCCTTTCAAGCTGATCGCTGTCTGTCTTTAAATAGACAATATCCCCAAGTTCATATTTAGTATTTATTACCATTGCTTAGCCATTCTATTTCGTTGATCATTAGTACCTGCAATATAAGTAGTTATACCGTCAGTTCTAACTACCTCTCTGTCTTTACCGCATCCAGGACATTCTGTATTATTATCCACAGCTTTACCATCTTTAATCACAATTCTAGCACTGGCCACGCTGTAAACCTCGTCAAACAGTTCACACTCTTTGTTAACACATCTATACTTTGGCATATCTTTTATTTAAATTATTTAGTTCTTTTTGATATTCTTTATCGAGATCTTTTTTGAAATATTTTTTGCTTAAATATTCAATGTCTTCGTCATCTAGAGTTATTAGATGTCCAAGTCTACCCATTAGTTCGTATTTATAACTATATGCCAAACTAAAAACAACCTCTGGAAAACCATATAAATGAACCTCGTAGGGCTCCAACTTGCTGTTATGTGCGGCAGCCTTTTTATTGTCATCAATTAAATTCTTAAATCTTATTACACTCATGTCTTATAATTTATTAATATAATAATTAGTTTGTAACCTATCAAATGCCTCCCAAAAACTCTTTAGTGCGTTATCAAAATCACGCTGATCTCCTCGCCTATAACATATTCTAATATTAGCATAGTGATTTCTAAAACAAATAGCATTATGAGTATCGGTATCAAATTCTATTCTGCACATAATATATTAATTATTATAATCTTTTTCTGATAACATATTCATCAATGAAAATAATTGGTGTTCAGACAAACATATATCAACCATTAACTTTATTTGCTTCCATCTAAAATTTGCATGTGGAATAAACCATTTATCACAAAACGAAATCCACTCCCTAATATCAGATGTTTGCATTCCTTTAAACCCTGGCTCCCCAGTCGAACTTCCAAAGCTCATCTTTATTTTATGTCCAAACTTTTCAACTTCATTCATACATGTTTGTTTAAAACTTTCATTTTATTAGCTAACACCCAAGACCCACCCTGAGATTCAGGTCTATTATATTTACTATAATCTTCAACCTCAACTTTATACCAAGCGCGTCCTCTGATACTTAAATGTGGAGCGACTGGTTCTTCTGTACAATGCCACCCCGGTCTGTAAGCAAATCCTTTGGTCATGTGAGCTTCTGCATCCATACATTCATTAAGCTTAATCCTTAGCTTTTTATTAATAAATAATGGAGCTATCGAACCATCCTTCATCTCTCTAAATAATTTATATGCAATCATATTACCCTAAATAAAAAGTATACCTAACTATTTTTTCGTTATAATCAACAACGACTCCATCTCCATTTGCAAGAGTAGCACTAGCGACCATTTTATTATCCTCCTCACTCCAATAATATGGAGAAATATTTATTATTCTCTTCATGTCCACCATAACTATCACATTTTAATTACAATACAAATGTACAAACTATAATTTTACTGTGCAAGAAAAACATCAATTATTTTCATAAAAAAAATCCAGCCAAGCACTGAGCTCAACTGGATCGCTATCTAGATAACTGGGAGGTCTAACTTTCTAGGTTATGTGGCATGACTTCTAGAATCATCTGGAACTTAAACTCATCACTATTTGTAATTATTTCAAAGTTCCTATCATAACCCTCGTCGGCTGTGGACTTCCACTTATTAAGCATCTCATCCATCTCGGCCAACCCTTCAATGTAATCATTAATGTTCTCAAACTTAAACCAACTCTTTGTCGTAATACTCTCAGTAATTTTCTTTGCCTCAGTCATATTTAATTATTTAAAGTTTCTCAATCGTACGGTTACGTTGCTTTCGCAAGAGGCTTGACCGTACATAACGATACAAAGATACAAACTACTTTCTGTATATCCAAATAAAATGGAGGTTATTTTTTAGATATATTTGAGAACGTATTTCCGTCGCTTGTCATAATATAATACTGGGAGTTGTTATACAAAGGCATAATTTTCTCACCATCATTATACACCACTACGCCATAGATATTCTTTAAATCATCATCAGACCATAACTTAGTAGTCTCAATAAATTCATTACCATTCTTTTCTTTCAAAATGAGAATATAATACTCATCTAGCATAGTATTAACCTCTCCGAAACCACAATCTAATCTTCTTAAAATAAACATTTGTGTATGTATTTATATATCGGCTACTCTATTAGGTTTTCGCCATCCCCTTGTTAAATTAGCACATTTTTTTCTTAGGCTTTGGAGTCGCCTTCGTTTGTTTCTTTGCCATAATCGTCTTTATTAGTATACATAAATTTTGCAAACTTTAACTCTTGATTTTTTTCAAACTGTTGGCCAGCCTCCCAATCTTCTTTTGTAATCCAAACCTTATTCCCGCCAATATCCAATGTTAAATATTCCATTATTTTATGTCTAATTCTTTAAGTAACCTAGTCTTTACAAAAGTATCGACAGTCAAATCTTTATTGTCAAATCGAATAACTCTTTTTACATTATGTAGATGAACTAAATTTTCAGTCCTCAACCTATCGTAAATCTTTGCATTGTAAGAATAGTGTTGTTGTCCATCAATCTCTACAACCACATTATGCTCTGGCAAATAGAAGTCCACTAAATAAAATGAGAATCCAACAAAATATATTTTCTGATACTCATACTTAATACCCATCTCAGTCAACAGCAACTTCATCTTTAATTCAGCAGGAGTGGCATTGTTAATATTTTCATTCTGCAGAAACATAGCGTTTCTAGCTTTATCACAAGCATTAACTCTAAACCTAGCCAGCTCATCATGTGGCTTACTCACAATATTAGCCAAAATAAAATCATAAGCTTCCTTACTAATCCCCATATTAAGCAGTCCTCGGACTCCATTAGCATTTAACTCTAAGCACGCATCTGGGCCTACTACATAGGGCTTTCTATTCTCTTTCTTTTCAGAGTCTTTGTAAACTCTAACCTTAACTTTCTTTCTACTCATCTCTCTATAATTTACTTTGTTGATACTCATGACAACATCTCGTACGCAAGTTTCCTACCGTATCAAAGAATCGTTACCGAAACTCTATTTTAACATTATGATGCCATTGGCGTCAGCGTAGTGCGATCTTTTGAATTCCCTGCTAGCTACTGTCATCTCCTCTGCCTCTGATTCTGGGCCGTAGTCCTATTGCAATACCAAATGATTTTACACCATAATGCCAGTTTGTCTCTACCGGGGATAACTTACCTCTATTTAAGGATTACAACCCAATGTCTTTTGCCCTACTAGAATTAACGGTCGAGCCTGAACGCGAGAGTCTTTTGATACATCAATAACTCAAGGGAGACGACACAAATATACAACATTATTTTATAACCACCAAACATTTCACAAACTATTTAATCAATCGCTAAACGACTATAAACATAGTCAATCAACTAAAGATTTAGTTTAAATACTATTTTTTAAACTTCTTGTCAGCAAAGTAATCTTTATAATCAAAAAAACCAACTAAACACAAAGCCCCATTCATAACCAAGTCAAACCATGTATGATTAACGACAGTCACTAAATTCAACAACACAGCCAGAACTATAGCCCGTCTGATATTCAACCTGTAACAAACCCACTTGTAAAAACCACTGCCCCGAAACTTTGCAAAAACACCGGAAACCCACAACTTAAACTTTGATAAAATAACCATAATACATGTATTTACCTATCATACGGGAATAACTATAATAAGGTTACATAAATTTTTTGCGGTGAAAATTTTTCAGAAAAAATATTTTTTTTTGCAAAACTAAAATTATTGAATATCAATGAGTTCACTAACCAACAAGCATAAATCGCGGTGGCTTCGATTGAGATTGGGTTCTTCCCCGGGGTCTTTCTCTCTCTGTTTGGTTTGTGGATTCCGTTGGGCGATTTTTCACCTTTACTAACTCTTGGCGTTGATGTTGCAGTTTCTGCGATGTCATAGCTATATTGTTGCAGCCTCGTTGACTGTATATAGTATTAAAATCCACGCATAGAACCTAACTATCGTGATCTTGTTATAGCCGTGTCGCTACAGCGTGTTGGGCTTATAATAAACATACTGCGGGCAGAGCGAGACTGCCATCATTAATAACCTTTCAGGCTATATACAGAAGTAGACTATCTACAACTGTATCATACAGCAAGCGTTCAGTCCGTAAACTCTGTTTAATCCAAGATCGTGTGGAGGTGCACGTGCGTGAAGCCCAGAGGAAAGTTCGGTCACTTCGTAGTTGTATAGCTCAATCCATTATGGTCAACCACTACTAGGCTAGGCAGGATATCAGCCAGATAGATAGATTAGGTTGGCCGTAATGTGTTGATTAATTTGCCTCGAGGATGCCGCAGTATTGTGGCGCTATATATGTAGTCCGTCAGCCACCAAGCTTTTGGACAGTTTCACCGCGCGACACACTAGTTCTTTAATTAAGACGTAAGTGCTCGCCAGATATATGCAGTTAGTGTAGCGGTGTTTATTAGCTAAGTAATTGAGGCAGAGAGCGTGAGAGGAGAGAACTAACCTTCCATCCCCCTTAATCGCTCATATCCTAAATCACAATATTTCCTTACATATTAACAATCGCTAATTAACAATCTAAATTATAAGCTATGGCTAAGATTCTACAATTCTACGTGTATGACCGGAAGAATGTCAAGCATGTATACAAGATTAAGGCTGGGAAATATTATTATGATGATAAAGAGATTTCGGCTGATGATTACAATGTAGCTCTCGAATGGTTCAATGCCAATCGCAAGAAATAAAATACTGTCCTAAGCATGACGTTAAAAGGCTCACTAATACTAACAATCTAATCCAATTATCATGATACATAAACTCAACATCAGCCTCAACATTCAAAATGGAGAAAGCAGAAGTAATAATGGAGAACACACTTCGCAAGAAGTAATAAACATACTACTTGATTATATAATGGACATAAAAATATGCATGTCTATTGAGGATCAAGAAAACGATGAAAAACAGTTAGCAGTTGATCAAGCTAGAGAATACGCAACCGCCGAAGAACTTTATATTATTGATCATGGCCAACCTAATCAACCTATCATTAAGTGTTAGCACGTTTAATTGTACTCATGTTAATAGATCTAATTATTCTAGTGCAAGGCATGAAAGGATTTTGGCTAGATATAATTGGATTCAACAGTTAATAGTATTTAATCAATTAAAAAGCTTTACACAATGAAAACATTAAAATATGCTGCAGCAATTGTCATCGGGGCTATCATCGTTGCCGGAGGAGTTTTCTTCGCTGACTGGTTCATGCCCTTGTGATATTAAAGAGAGCCTCAAGGATCGGTACTATTACACGCCAACCGAGGTAGTAAGATGTATTTAGTGGCAAACAAGCCGATCTTATCAATTAAACTAATTTAACAATTATAAGTATGAGAAAATTAACCTATTTAATAACTGGATTAGTATTACTTGGATTTCAAATTGCACATTTAATTCAAGGTAATAATACAGATTCAACGGTTTGTATGGTTGGCGCAATGATGTGTTTTGCGGAATCAATATCAACAGATAAAGACGAGTAAATCTTAATAATTAACAACTATAATCAATGGCACGAAAATTCCACAGTGTTGTCAGACTGTCAAACAGGACGGCAATAGAATTCGATGTATTCGCTTCGAGTAAAATTGAAGCAAACAAAAGTATTGTAAGCCATTTCAATAATGGCAAGATTCAATCCATTAAAACCTATTAATCATGACAAGTAAATTAAAATTATCCGTCATAATAGGGTTATTTCTCTCTGTATGTAGTATAATTTCAATTTACCATGAGTCTTATGTGGCAGCTTTCGTGCTGTTAATTATTCTTGTAGTATCAGTCGACACAATTTACAGAAGAATCAAATGACCCTATTAATCATCGTTATCAGTTGGATTGCCTTGGGTTGTTTCAATGTGTTCAAGCTCTATCAATCAGAGAAATGTGCTGACATAATTGAAACACTCTTTGCAATGCTATTAGCGCCTTTTTACACTATTTTAGCGTTTATAATTATCTTCATCATTAAAAAGTGGTAGTTTATAAGTATTAACAAAAGCAAATAAATAAACAAAATGAAAGCAAAATTAAGTAATTATTATCGTAAGCCAGGTGGAACTATGGTTTTCGTGTACATCGTTATTGGTACAGACGTTGAATTGGCAAATTTCAAAGCCGCTAAAGAAAAAGAAGTTACCGGCAGTGGTAAATCAGCTTATGTTGAAAACGAGGCCCGACAACCACTATTCTTCAGTACTCGTCCATTAAGCACCAATCGTGCAGAGTTAATACCATTGACCATCACTACCACTGGTAGGGTTGTTGCCGACGATTTAACCAAAGTGTTGACGCAAGAGGCCAAGCTTGATGATTATATCATGCAAGAAAAAGCCAAAATTATGGCTAAAGCCGCATTGTCCGGTGGGTTGAACAACTTAACCGATCTTACTTCAACTCGTCCGGTTGCCACAGAGCAAGAGGTTGAAGAGGTATTAAACGGCGCAATTGACACTCCGGTTGAGGTTGCTGACAATGTGCCATCATAAGAAGTAAAATAATATGGGTGCCGCAAAGGATTAAATGGACAGCAAATCCAGCCCATATTATGATCATTGCCAATTAACTCAGTTGGTCAGAGTTCTAAGCTTATACCTTAGCGGTCACTGGTTCAAGTCCAGTATTGGCAACAAATAATAACATTTTAAAACAATAACTATGAATACAGAATTAATTGCATTTTTAATAGGTGTTGTTATAGGCATATTTATAGCAATATTATGGATATCGGAAAAAAAATAACACTCCAGCGGCATGAAAGACTATGAAAAGAAAATTAATGATTTTTCATTTAGCTATGCATCATCATTTAAAGAAAATAATGATCAAAGATTAGTTAGAGATGCAGTAAGGGCTGGGGCCAAGTCAGAAGCAGCTAAAGAATTTCATCAGCAAGGTATGCATACTGAAGAAAATATGTATTTGAATATGCAATACTACATGGAATATTGTGAAAGAAATGGATATACAACTCCAATGGATTGGATTAAAAATCATAAACATTTTAAATGAAAAAACTCTTCACCATAATAATTATGACATTGATATTATCATCATGTGCTAGTTTTAATAAAGCGGCTAAATACCCTAAAGGCACACAAGAAAACACGGATTGGAGGATTAATAAGTTATGAGTAAATTCAATCCATATTGCGGAGAAGAATATGAATATCACTCAATATCAGATGATGAATGGTGAAGTTCGTATTTAGAATGGTGTGATGAAAATCTTAATGATGATTAACCATGAAATCATATACTTGCGCTATATGTAAATGTACATATACGGGGATAGTTTGTCCTAATTGCGGATCAATAGTAACATCAGAATAATTATGAATAGAAAACATAAAGTAATACTGCTTTCAGACAATAGAAATGCAAGATATAAAGACATTGTAACATCTCCTAGATACAAGAATAAAATACAGCTATTTGGGACATTTGAAAATAGTTATGAAAACGAATGTAAAACTCAACATCTTTACATTATTTCTGATAAAGAAATTAAAGAAGGTAATTGGTTTGTTTCAAGCAAAACAATACATAAATGTACATACATTATTGAAGATACTAACGAAATAATGTGTAATATATGTGATGGAACTGGTTTTATTCAACTTGGAATAAAAACGAATAAATGTCATAAAATTATAGCCTCGACCAACACCTCACTTAACCTTCCACAACTTTCTCAATCATTTATTACTAAATATATTGAAGAATATAACAAAAGTAATATTATTACCGAAGTTATGGTTGAATATGATGAAGAACCAACTATTGATGGTGATTCTGACAAGTACGCCGAGTTACATATCAACTCTAAAGACAATACTATAATCATTAAAGATGCCAAGACTAATTGGAGTAAAGACGAAATAATTGTTTTAATTAACAAGTTTGCAGAAAGATTTATGCCACACACAGACAAGGTGTTTGTTAAAGAAGCAATAAATAATTGGATTAATAGAAATACATAACATAACTATCAGGAGCCTAGATTTTGAATTTTTACGGTTAGTTTTAGGTTTTTTAAGGTTTGTTCATAGATGTCAATAAGTACTTCATGTGTTTTATTGGCTCCTGGTAGTTTTTAAAAACATAAGACATAAATATCTGCATAAGACTCAAATGCGAGTTGAAAGGAGTTGCATAATGATTAGAATTGATCACTATTTGAGGCTGCAAATTTTATGCGCAGAATCCTGCTCTAAGTTGCAAATTAACAGGTTGGCTTAAGTAACCATCTAAAATTCTCGCTTAGATATTTATGTTTTTAATAATACAACAACTAATACTACTTAGTCTGTTTTTATTGAAGCTATCAATCTAAACTTAAAGTACTGTCTGGTAACTCAGTGATCCTGTATAGTCAGACTATTAGTTGTTTATAAGATAATAACAATAACACTGTTTACGTATGGTTCGATTCCACGGGGCTCAAAATAGTGAAATAGTAATAAAGTAACTATAAAAGGGCAGCGCAATAGCTAAGAGGATAGCTTATTGTTATTTTTAAAGATAATAACGCTCGAAATCACGAGTGTTTCTGTAATAAAGATATAAACCGGTCAGCATCTAGTATGGATTTATCCAGAAGTTTCAATCCCGTCAGATATTGTATAAAAGCAGTTTTGGAGTGATTAAATGACTTAATTTAACAATTAAAATAAAACATCATGAGAGTAAATCAAGAATTAAGAATTCGTTGGAATCACAGTAGAAGTACTCGTGAAACAGTGTGTCAGATTTTAGATAACGATGATAATGTCGTTGCAGCCGGTATTGCAAGAGCGTTCGTTAAAGACCCATTTTGTAAGGCCAAAGGCAGAAATGCTTCATTAACTAAAGCCTTAAAAGCTGAGAATGCTCATGGAGTAAAAAAGCTTAATAAAGAGGCCAGAACTCAGGTGTGGGCTGTTTGCCGTGAAAACCGTGTAAAACTATACTAATGTCACAGAGAATTCAAAACATATTATCAGCTCCAGCCAAGGTGCCAGTAATGATAAAGAAAGGTCGCAAAATGGTTCAGTTGACTAAGACTACTAAGAGCGGTCAGGTTAAGAACGTGTGGGAAGATAACCCAGACAGTAAAATCGTTAAACAAGTTAAACATTGGAAAGTCTAATCATGTACACAAAAGAAGAATTAACTAAAATTATAGATGCCAGGATCAGAGATGATCAGAGTATTTTATACACAGAATAATTAAATAAATATAGCAAGTAGGATTAGACTCAAATCCAATACACATCGCTGCACAACAACACTGAAAAGTGGCGGATCGGTTGAGTAACCACCGTAAACCTATGTGTTCTTGCTATATTTATTAATATAAAATAATTACAATTGCCAGAGAGTTGGAATGGCTGAAGCCCGCTAGTACCGAAACGGGGCTGTAACAATAGAGCTAGCTTGAGAGATTGAGCTAGCTTGTTTTAAAAACATTAGCAAATTATAAAATAATAAAAATGGGATCAAACAGTAACAGATCTTTCTCAAAAGAAGAGAAAATTGGATATTATGCCCAAAAAATTTCATCAACAAGAGATACATCAAGCTCATCTTTTCAATTGTCTACTGGGGCTAAAATTCGTGGAGAAATGGGTGTTAAAAAAGGCAATGCATTCATAGCTGCAATAAAAAATGCAAGTAGATAAAACAATCATTAACAAATTATAAAACAAAACAAATGAAAAAACTAATTATTGGGTTATTATTTCTCACAATATCTTAAGTAGGATATACAGAGAATAAAGTGGACGATGCAATTACCGCTGTAGATAACACTACAGAGATAGTGAATAAATCCACAAAAGAAGTGAATGCAACAGTTGTTTATTTCACAGAGAAGCTTGAAGAACTCGCTAAGTCACTAAAAGTGCCAGCAGAACATGTTTATCAAATATTAGTTAAACAACAAATAGTGCAAGCATATACATCATTATTTGCTTTCTTTGGATTATTATTATTTTGTTTAATTATAACCTATTTTTTTATAAAAGCCGATGGATTTGAAGATGATTCTTTTATAAATATTAGTGGATTTATATTAATATTAATATCAGGGATATTGGTATTAACTTGTGGAGCCAATTTTATTTTTAATGGATTTAGCGGTATTATCAACCCAGAATATGGTGCTATTAAAGAGATAATGTCGTTGTTTTAATAATAACATAAAATACCCGATGAAGATAAACAATAGGGAAGATCGGTGAATTAACACCCATACGGCGGAGGATACGAACAAACGCAACCTATAGTCATGCTAAGATGACGATGTTTATTGTAATACAGCCAAGGAGATAGTTAAAACTTCCCATTATTGTCAATTAAGCTGTTCCACTTAGAAATGGACGGGTATTTTAAATAAATGGATAGACTGGTAAGTGGGTGAAATCAGCAGACTGTAAATCTGTCGCTTCGGCTATGGGCGTTCAAATCGCTCTCTATCCACAAATCAAATTTTATGTAATATAATGATATTAAAAACGAAAAACCCAGCATATATGTGTTGGAAGATGATGAAAAATAGATGCTCTAATCCAAATGATCCAAAATTTAAAAACCATGGAGGCAGAGGAATAACTGTATGTAAAGAGTGGGTTGAATCATTTGATAGATTTATCCAAGACATAGGAGAAAGACCCGAAGGATATACTATAGACAGAATTGACAATAACTTAGGATATTGCAAGGAAAATTGTAAATGGTCATCATATACAGAACAAAACAATAATAAAAACAACAATATACGATTAACATATAACGGTGAATGTAAAACTGTTTCTGAGTGGGCAAAACACTTAAATATGAATGTACAAACACTATTTTGGAGGATAAATAATAATAAAACGGTCTCTGAAATATTATTTAATCATACCCAGAAACAATAATAATATTAAAATATACAATTTTTGTTGACGCTTATCGAAAGACCGAGTGAGACTCGATGGCAGTAATCGACTCCTCCACTTACGCACACCAATTGAACGCTAACCGGTCGCGTTAGAACCGTTCGATGGCAACTATTGAGTTGTAAAATAAGGGGGAGAAATAGTATTGATCAGCGGAATGATTAAATAAGAAGAGAAAATTGTAGCTCTCAAAGGGCAAAACTGTTGAACTTTACCGTGAAGTTGCTATTGCAGCTTAATTAGGTACGTTTCCTAGGGTGTACGAAAACACCCTAATCTTTGAATTCATATATTATGAAATATACAGAATCCGAAATCAGTCTGACTGTGCAAACAGAGGGCTGTCTTGCTTTACGAGGCAAGTACGAATCACACCCAAAACTTGATGATCAGGGTAATCCAGTGTTCTCAATTGAGCGTAATGCTAAAAATGAGATCGAAAGAAACCCAGTATTTCAAGTAAAAACAGTTCAATTACCCAAGTATCACAACTGTTCTATCGGAACCAAACTGAACAATCATTTTGTGCAGTGGGCTTTAAGCAATGAAAGTAAGCCGAAGACTTTGTCTGCCGGTTATTGGAATAAGATGTCTGATCGTCAGAGGCTACATTTTCACGTGACCAAATATGTGTCAGATTTGTATGGTGATGCAAAATTCAATTACACAATCTTGGAATAATATGAATCGAATTTGGAAAACTAAGGTTGAAATTCAGGTTGATAAAATTGTTTATCCAATAAACAGCCTTTTAATAGCAGAAGATGTTGAAGTTTTTTATTTATTACATAAAGATGATCAGCTCGAAGATGTAACTTATATTGATCTTCAGGATTTTTCTGATGTAATGGATGAACTTGGTATTGACGGAATTGACTTAATCTATTCTAATGAATAAAAATTACACTCATGATTTTAGCTCGGCTTCGATTAAACACTTAATTGAGGCTGAGTTTTATCAAAAAGCTGGGGAGATGCTTGGCAATGCTGCATCAACAGTCACAATAGTTACAGGGCCGGATTATCAAAGACATCTTGACAATGTTAATAAATATATTAAATGTAATAAAACTCGTATTTGTGAGATTAATACTGATATATTTATACACATATATACAGGGTGTAAAGATAAACCTAAAGTATCTGTTGTTAATAATTCAGTTGAGTTGTATGGCTCCAGATTCATTGATTGTGATCTAACATGCACTTCTGATCTAGCAGTAATTAGGAATACTTTGTTTAAACAAATTGATGTCCAAGCTGGATTTTCATGTGTAAATAAGGCTTTTATATTAAGCATTGGACTCAGGGGTTCTGAAAAAATGAAATACACTGAAATATTTAATAATATAATTGGATTACTTGGTGCATCTATACAGTCGCCAACTCCGCTATCTCAAAAGCAAATCATTAAATGCGATTTTGCCAACACGAAAAGTCCTGTTTATCAAAATAGACTTAAATTTCAGATGCTTAAGGGTAGGATTAAAGAATATATTTGTTATTCTTATAATGCTGGAGGAGGCCCAATGTTAACATGTTTAATTATTTACAAATAACATATGAGAACACGTAAATCACCAACAGTTATACAAGGACAGATAGTATGTGGTCAGAAAGTGATTAATTTCATTAATAAACCACTACATATCGTTAGCCTTGAACTTATCAGAACAGTTATGCCAAATGTTGGTAAAGTTACTGTTCGCAAAGAAGAGGAAGTTATCTATCACACAAGGGCTAGAAGGCCACAATTAGCAACAGTATGATAATACAAGTGTGTGGTCATTTAATTGAAACCAAGTACATTTATACAATATCTGAAGTTTATTCTGATACTGGTTATAATGCTATTATGGTTTATTTTGATGTAAAATTTCTTAATGACAAATCAACGCAAATATCAGTAGAAAAAGAAACTAATAATGTATATTACTGCGAAGAATATCAACAAGAAAAAGCTTTGATGATCAAAGAAATGCAGAAGATTAGAGATTGGCTTATTTGTAAATGGAAAGCTAGTCAATTAGTAATACCTAAAATTGAATTTAATGAAAGCCAAACTACTAAAGAAATGTAGGTCGGTTATAGTTGTAATCAACATCTATGATCGACCTATTGAGCCTAATGATAAGAAGATAATGGTTGCGAGAAAGAATGGTAATAGTTGTGATAAATTCATTAACTCTTGGAGGGGAGTTTATTATACTCCAGAGACAGCTATCGTTAAACGACGTAAGGAAATTCTTAATCTAGCTCATGAAATATCAAATAAATGGTGGTATAAATTATTAACAATATAATGAAAACAATTATAAACAACAAATTAATACGATCTTTTGGTTCATGTTATGACCCTAAATCAATTGGAATTCCGGATAGTGAATCATTATCAGTCAGAGAATGGATTGAAAAATATCGAAATAAAGTTAAATCAAAAAATGACATTATTTGGCTAATCTGTAGAAATAATTTTCTATCAGATAGAGATTTAAGGTTATTTGCTGTATGGTGTGCCAGAGAATCTTTTAAGCTTCAATCTAATGTCGATCCAAGAAGTATTAATGCAGTAAATGTTTCAGAACAGTTTGCAAACGGTAGTTCTACTAAAGAAGATTTACGGTCAGCAAAGTCAGCAGCAGAGTCAGCAGCAGAGTCAGCAGCATGGTCAGCAGCAGAGTCAGCAGCATGGTCAGCAGCAAAGTCAGCAGCAGAGTCAGCAGCATGGTCAGCAGCATGGTCAGCAGCAGAGTCAGCAGCAAAGTCAGCAGCAAAGTCAGCAGCAGAGTCAGCAGCAGAGTCAGCAAGGTTAGCTCAAATAGATAAACTTCTAACCTACTTTCTTTAATGTACTTCACTAAAATAAAGAAAACCAAAGATCAACTTGAAGTGATGATAGGTATTCTAACTAAAGAATATGGTGCGGTTGATGATGATAAATTGTCAGAATTAATAGCTAAGTATTTTGAGGTAAATATAGAAGATGCTGAATCATCGCTTAAAGCCTATAGGGCATTAGCTGGAGAAGATTATGAACAACAATCTAAGAAAATAGAATATGCAGGATTATAAAATTGTAATACCAAGCGATATTATATCAAGGCAAGTTCAAGAAAAAGCTTTTACGCTTGGATATAAATGGGCTTCCGATGACAATATTATTAGATACACAGAGAGGAGATGGCTGGTTATTGGCAATGCTTGGGGTATTTATGCTCCAGACGAGTCGGTATTTAATAATGCTCCTGGAACATTAATATCATACCAAGATTTCCTTGCAATTGGAGAAGAAATAAACCTTAATAACAACAATATGCCAGATCAAAACGAAATTGAATTAAAACTGATTAAACAGCCTAGAAGAGCTAAGAATTTAACAGTTGGTAACACCTATAAGGGAATTTTTGTTAATTCAGATGACAATCAGGTTGATTCTTATGACGATGCAGAATATTTCCTTTGTACAAATAATAATGACAAAGAGGCTCGTTATGCCATTGAGCTTTTCGATAAACAAGATCTACCGGCACCAGTAATAACATATGCAGAAGTAATTGGATCTCTTGAAGTTCAGGAAAATTGCGTTACAAGTGATATTATCAATGAAGATATTGTAAACCTTGGATGGGAGAACTTAAATCAGTGTAACAGTCCAATTTCATGCGGAATAGATGAGATAGATTGTCTTGAAGATTTATATGCAGACCTACAAGGCCAAATTGCCGCCAGTGAATTTCCATTTGCATTTGACCGTGAAACATTTGTAAAAGATTTGTTTAAGGCAATAGTAGAAAAAGCTATTGATGAATGTAGTGCGGCTTTTGTACTATTATCAACCAAAACTTCAAGTAGAAATATCTGCAATTATGTCGATGAAATTACAGAATCTCGCGGTGGAGTATCTCGTAACAGAGTAAACCCAAATTCTCACAACGAAATTTGCTTGTGGGTAATTGATAAGTAATATGCAGATAATTATTGACTTAGATAAGCTCAATAAAAACAAAATATCCATCAATGAATATATAACACTACTATCAGTTTATTACAAGACTAAGGATATTCAAATTGACTATACAGATAGAAAATCTGACTACTTCACTCTTAGAGATAAGGGATTTCTTGAAATAAATGGTAGTAGTGTTATTTTAACACCTCAATCTATAACTCTATTAGAAGGCCGTGGACGTGATTATGTTCAATTAGCAATATCTATTAGAGAATTATTTCCTAAAGGCTCTAAAGCCGGTAAATACCCATGGAAAGGCACAATAAAGTCTATCGTCGAGAAGCTTAAAAAACTTGATAAATCGCATGGGTTAAACGACTTCTCTGACGAAGAAATTATTAGTGCTGTTGATAAATATATCAATAGGTTTTCGTTAGCTGATATGGATAGGGGAATGCAGATAGCACCGTTTTTTATTGAAAAGGAAGGCAACAGTAGTCTTATGGCATGGTTGTCTATGGAAGAGCAGAGTTTTGAAACTAAAAGTATGGAGATAAAATTATGAAGCCAAGATGGTATTTTGTCAAATCATCCATATGGTCAGATTTACGAAATCCAACACAACAATTATTATACTTAACTTTTGAAGAATTAAATTCAAAAATTAAAAGTTGTAATATAATAATGTTAATTCCACTGTAATGATACAGTTTTTAGTTGCATTTGGAATAGTATTATGTGCTGCTTGTTTAGGAGTTGGATTGGGTTATCTGATTTGGATTACATTTTTCGAGGATGATTAAACTAATCTTTGCAATACTAGCTATTACTGGATATATAACCAATATATCAGATCGTAAAACTTTATCCTACTTTATCTGGCTAGTATCAAATTCAGGATGGGCTATATTGAGTTATTTAAATAATGAGTATGAACTAATGACTATGTTTATAGTCTATAATGCATTTTGCATATATGGAATTATCAGTGAAAGAAAAAAGTGATATAGAGGGAGATACTATATATTTAAAAGAACAAAAGTCTCTATATAAAGATGTATCTGAATTATTATCAGATTATTCAAACAGAGAACATCCGTCAACTTACTGGAGATCAGACGACTCGTTGCAGTGTACTGAAGACAGAAATAGATCTTTTGATGATTTATTATTACTATGTAAAAATTACTTTCCAAATACAACAGTAAATGAAATTGTTAAATTTTATGTTAATGAATCAAAATCAGCTAAAAACGAAGACAAAATTGCATATTGTTCTTATTGTAGTGGGGTTCGGAAACCAGTAGTTCATCCTAAAAATGCAATTAAAAAAAACGTTAAGAACGTAAGTGCTATAAATGATTTCTTCTACTTTCCATCAATAAGATACGATATTAAAGAAAATTCACAATTCTCTCCACAAGAACTAATTGATATGGTCGATGATGATTAATAGGGTAATAAAGCGGTTAGAAGAGAATAGAGAGCGCAGGTTAAATGGAGATATAATCGCTATACCTTGGAGTTTACCAAGATTATCTAGAGTATTACCTGGGATTATCCAAGGTCGCTTCAACTTAATATCGGCTAATGCAAAAGTTGGGAAAACTCAAATTACGGACTTTCTCTATGTATATCAGCCAATCGAGTGGTATATGAATAATCGCACTAAGGGTGTTAGTTTAAAGATACTCTATTTTTCCTTAGAAATGTCAAAAGAAGAGAAGATTATGGCTGTAATAAGCTATAAGTTATTTAAAGACCATGGTGTTATTATATCTCCAGAAAATTTACAATCAATGTTTAATGGATATATTCTTGATGAAAAGATTTTACATATAATAAAATCAGCCACATTCCAAACTTGGCTTGCAGAATTTGAAAGTATTGTTACATACCATGATTCAACTAGGAATCCATTTGGTATTTACAACGCTGTAAAAACATATGCAGAGAATAATGGTCACTATGAGTATAAAGAAATGGATTGGCAAGATCCCACTACTGGAGTAGTTTCTAAAAAAAAAGTTATTGACTATTATGTGCCAAATGATCCAAATGAATACGTTATCATCATAGTTGATCATATATCATTATTGGCCCCAGAGAAGGGCGAATCCTTGCGTGAGGCTATGGGTAGATTCAGTAGTGAATACTGTCTTAAAATGCGTGATAGATGGCGTTATATACCAACTATAGTTCAACAGCAAGCTGCTGATTCTGAGAAGCAAGAGTTTACTAAATCTGGTGGAACTATTATTGATAAAATTAAACCTAGCGCTGATGGATTGGGAGACAACAAAGCTGTTGGTAGAGATGTAAACCTAATGCTTAGCTTATTTTGGCCTGCAAGATATAGTATTAAGGAGTATAATAATTGGGATTTATGTCGAATTGGTCATAATCACCGAGAACTACTCATTAACCTTAATCGTAATGGTATTTCATCAGCATCTATTGATCTACTGTTCTTAGGCGCCTGTAATTATTTTGAAGAACTACCACGTGAGCCTGATGAAAAAACATATCAAAGAATACAATATTTGAACAATTTGACGGTATAGATGGAAGGAATAGAGTTAATAGAATTAGTGGACGATATAGAAGAAGAGTGGAGGGCTATTCCTGGATTTGAAATGTATTTAGTTAGTAATTATGGAAGAGTTTATACAAAACATCGCAATAAACTTCTTTCCCCTGCAGATAATGGTCGTGGATACAAAATGGTGTCAATTAGTAAAAATAACATAGCAAAGTTGCATTTAGTACATAGATTAGTTGCAATGTTATTTATACCAAATCCATTAAATCTTCCAGAAGTTAATCATAAAGAAGGATTAAAATATAAAAATAGAGTTTTTGATCTGGAGTGGATGACAAAATCCGAGAATATGCAGCACGCTGTAGATAATAAATTGCTTTTGCCACACTGGAAGGGAGTATTTGGTAAAAACCATCATAATAGCATAAAAGTGGATCAGTTTTCTAAATCTGGAGAATTAATTGCTACTTATGATTGTGGAAAAGAAGCAGAAAGAAAAACTGGTATTTTACAGTCTAATACAAGCTCATGTTGTACTGGCAAATTAAAGTCTGCTGGAGGATTTATATGGAAACATTCTGTAATTAAATAAAAAAACGATAACTATATGAACGAATTAGTTGATTTAACAAAAATATTAAAAGTTGGGGATAAAGTTTATTCTGTGATTTTCGGTAAAAATATTGAAATACTTAAGATATCTAAAAATGGATCTTATTGTATTGATTCAACAGAAGGATTATTTACTGAATTTGGCCAATATAAACCATTAGGAGAATGCTTAATTTTCCCATCCAAAACACAGCGTGACTGGAAAAAATATATCAAAGATCTTGAGAATGAAAAGAGGAGATCTGAATTATTAGATAAGGCAATAAAAGATTATCCTATTGGAACTAAAATTAATACAATTACGTTTGTAGGGAAGGCAGAGGTAACAGGAATACCCGAATTTTCCTATTCTGATGATAACAGTATTATTGAGGTCAAGTGCATTGGTGGGGTAAATAGATATCTTTATCATAACGAAAAATGGGCTGAAATCATTAAAGAACCGATGTTTATAACGGAGGATAGAGTTGAAATCTACGATATAATGACATTTGTATTTTATATTGACGGAGGCAAGGCAAAAGCACAACGAGCTAAATTATGTGTCGATGGAGGACTTTATTTTTCATCCGAATCTGCCGCTGAAGACTATGTTTCTAAAAACAAGAAATTATCACTTACCCCAGAACAAAAGGCGGAGATAATTGAATTAATAAAATTACATCGTTAATCTATATGAAATTAAAGCATTCAAATAAAAAGATAGAAAACTCTAAATCATTAGTTGAATTTATTGAGAATTATCTTAACGAAGGAAGCCCAGCTACTGTTGAGATAGAGTCTAAATTAGAATGTTCTGATGGTAAAAGACGTTCGTTCTCTGATCTAAAAATGTTGTGTAATAATTATTTACCAGAACTAAATGTTGAAATGGATGACATCATTAAGTGTCTTCCTGAGATAAAGGTTGAGAATGGAAAAATAATTGCAATAAGATATTGTAGTCAGGTTCGAAAATGTGTTGTAACGTTATTTCCGGTAAATCAATGGCATTGGGTTTATCTTGATGATTTTAATATAATACTTTGTGGTCTCAAATATAACGAAAGAACAACAGATATAGGTTCAGATGGAATATCAGAGCAGTATATTATTGATTTATTGAGAGAAGAAAGAGTTAAATAGTAACTAAATATAGGAGGAAGATAAGTGAGTGAAGAAAAGATTGTGTTACCTACAGAAATTAGAAAGGCTACTGCCATAAACCCATCAGTACAGATGATCTATTCCGTAATTAAAGCGGGAAAGACTACAATTTGTGCTCAACTGCCAAATGCATTGCTGGTCGAGATTGGCCCAGAAAAGGCTGATTTTGTTGATGCAATGACAATTAAAGCCAAGAGTCCAAAAGAATTCGAGGACATTTGTAATGCCATAATCGCACAGGGATGTCCGTATGAATATGTTGTATACGATAGTGTTACTATTTTAGACGACTGGTCAGAAATAGTGGGTACATTTGATTATATGGATAAAACCCAAGGCAAACGATTTAATCGTGATGCTGCTGGCACTAAATTTACGGTTAAAGATCCAAGGTTTGAGACAGTTCACTCTTTTCGCGAAGGATATCAATATTCTCGCAATAAGATGAATGACTGGTATAATTTAATGGCAAGAACTGCTAAGCATGTCATCCTATTGGCTCATGTTAAGGATAAATACATTGAGACTAAGACTGGAGATTCAGTTGAGGCTTTGGACATAAATCTTACAGGAAAAGTCAAGGCCAATTATTGCATTAGAGTTGATGCTGTTGGACATTTTTACCGTAAGGGTAACCAAGGATTCATTAAGTATGACAATGAAAATTCTGTTGTGTGTGGTGGTAGATGTGATCATTTAACTGGAGATATCTTAATTTCAGAAAAGAATGAAGATAAATCTATCTCTACATATTGGGATAAGATCTATTTAAAAGAATAGTTATGATATTTGGACTAATAAAACCTAATGATTGGATTGTTGTTTATAAAAATGGAGGAGGATATACTACCGCTGAAACCAGAAAGTATAACGCTCCATCAAAAAAATGGTACTGCTATTTGAATTACTCAAAAAGTAGAAATAAATATAAAATAAGTCATTCTTTAGATTATAATTACGATTGGATAAATGCATCTAATCCGTATCAAGCTTGTATGGATAGAATGATTAAATTACAAAGGAAAAATAATTAGTAATAATTTAAATTTAAATATATATGGGATTTTCAACTAGAGGTGTGGTAGCAAATGATGGTAATGGTGGTGGTAGTAAATACCTTACCTATGGTGTACAGAAAGCTGCTATTATTGGATATGAGCTCAAAGAAGCTAAGTCTGGTAAGCAGCAGGTGGTTTTGTTAATGGAGTCTCCAAAAGTTACTGATGCTGGTTTTGAACCAGATGAGTCAGCTAAACTTGGTGGTCGTGTAGGTCGTGTTCAGTTTACAATTTATTTTGGGCCTGCTGATAAAGAGCAGAATGACACTTTCATTGAGAGAGTTGCCCTGATTGCCAAGAAACTTAATGTTTCAGAAAAAGTTGATGCCGTTGAGGCTTCTGATCTAAAAGAATACTTGGATAAATTAATTCCAGTTGTTCGTGGTAAGTTCGCATGGTGGGCTATTAATGCCGAAGAGTATCAGAAGACTGATTCTGACAAAGTTGGTTATAGTCTTGGGTTGCGCCGCTATGGCTTCGTGGCATCATTGGATGAGATGGAAGCCAATCCTAATCATATCAAACCGTTTGACAAGACGAATAAATATGATTACAAAGCCTTGGCTATTCCAAGTAAAGATCCTGATGTAGATCCAATTACTGAAGCTTTCGGTAGTGGAGACGAACTTCCTTGGGATGTATAATATTGTTGTTTTATAGTTGTTAAATTTGACTGGGCTGCCTACGGGTGGCCCTTTCTATTATCTTTATATAATAATGAATTTCTATAATTACAAAATAGTTCTATGTAGAAAATTTAAAATTGGTGATTTAATTTGTCACAAACACAATTTAGATCGTGGGTTTGTATTCTTTTCAATAGCAACCGATTATGATGTGGATAATTATTCTGGACGAAATGGTTATTATTACAGAATGACAAAAACTCAAATTAAAAAATAATGAGAGAACCTGGATATTACTTTGTAAAATGGTTCAAAGATGACGAATGGGAAATTGCATTTAATGATGGGCATAAAATATTTCCATGGTCAATGATTGGATCAGATGAGTCATTCAAAGAAGATGCTGTTAGGATAGTTGGAGATAAAATAGAAATACCAAAATAATATGTTTTCAACACGACTTATTCTTAACAAACAAAATCTTCTAGATAAAGTATCTACTTATCAAATATTTAGTACTTACGCTAGGAATTTTAAGCAGGTGGGTATAGCGTTCAAATCAGAGTTTAGAGATGAAAAGTCTCCTTCGTGCATGATAGAAATGATCGGTGGAGACCTTTTATACACAGATTTTGGGGAAGGCTCCTTCCGCGCAATAGAATTCGTCATGAGGAAGTTTGGTTATACGTTTAGAGATGCTATTAGGAAGATAAACAGTGATTTTAATGTTGGACTAATTGACAACGGAGATTCAGTCATTACATCTTCAGAGGGATATATAGCTAATAGACTGTTTCAAAAGCAGGATTTTGTAGAAAAGTCAACAACCGAAATAGAAGTGAGATACGCTCCATATAGAGATGAAGATCTTGAATACTGGGGTCAGTTCGGTTGGACTGAAGAAATGCTTCAGAAGGCTTCTATTAGGCCAATAGACTTTTACTGGTTGACTATGGAACATAAGGATATTAATAGAATGCCATTTGCTGTACCACATGAATTGGCATATACTTACGATTACTATCGTCACTCTGGTATTTACAGGAGGAAGTTATACTTCCCATTACGAGACGGCAAGCACAAGTGGATTTCTAACGTAGATAATACTGTAATACAAAACTGGGATTTACTTCCCAAAAATGGAGGAGATCTACTGTTTATAACTAGTAGCAAGAAGGATACTGGTGGATTCTTTAGAATATATAATCAATGGAATGCTTGTGCACCAAATAATGAAGGTACGTTTATTCCGGAAAAAATATTTCTAACCAAAATTAAGCCACGATGGAAGAGAATTATTATTTGGTATGACAATGATAATACTGGAATAATAAACTCGCTTAAATGGGCTAAAAAGCACCAAATTGAGGCCGTATGGAATCCATTAAGATGTCCTTATAAAGACCAGAGTGATTTAATCAAAGCTGATGGGCTTAGGGAATTTAATTATCAACTACAAAAACTAATATAATAATTAATTATTATGGCGGTAGAGGCTAAAAACTTATTGAGAATTGGTGATCTTTATTTTCGTGGAAAGGCTAAGAACTCATCAATGCTAATTGGGACATGGGATGATCCATATCAAGAGATAGTAAAACTATCTGATTTAAAAATACTAAGGAAATTTATTAACGATTTAATAATGGATATTGAATCCACAACAAAACAAACAAAATGAAATCTAAAAAACTTTCTGATTTAAAAGTTGGAGATAATGTGTGGCATGGCGGAGATTCTGGTTTTTGCCACAGTAGCATTGAAACAATTGTTAAAATTGAAACTAAATTTGACGAAAACACTGGAGTTTCATACAATATTGGAACAATTAATTCTGGACAAAAATTCGACATGCGAACAGGAAGACCAAAAACAACTCCATGGGCATATTATATTAAAACATTAAATTAATAACTATGACAACTAAAAAAATAGGAATTTGTGCGTGGAAGACTGGAGAAAACTCTGTTGGAGTAACTCTATCTTACATATTATTCGCAGAACAGTTTGGTGAAGTAATAATGCTTATGCCAAATCATGAGTTTAGACCAGATCTAGATCTATTATTGCTCCCAGGTGGAGTTGATTGTGATCCTAGAACATATGGCGAAAAACCATCATTCATGACGCAAAAACCAGATATTCAAAAGGAATATTTCGATAGAGTGCATTTGCCTAAATACATTAATAATCAAACTCCTATTTACGGGATTTGCCGCGGACAACAATCTGTGGCAATCGCCCTAGGAGGAAAACTAATTCAACATATGTATCATGAAACTAATAAACCTGATGATCCAAGTAAAGCTGTTCATAAAATAAGTATCGATACCACTAATTTCCCTAATTATAGGGATTTCTGTGATAATAATGTTGTTATGGAAGTTAACTCAAGACACCATCAGGCTGTTAGGGAAAAGTCATTACCAGATGATTTGGTTGTTATAGCTAGGCATAATAAAGATAATCATGTTGAAGCATTAGCTCACAGAACTCTTCCAATTGTTACAGTTCAGTTTCATTCTGAAGATCTCTATGAACCAGAGCCCTTTGACTTTGCCTATCGGACAATTATGCATTTGATAAATACTAGAACTTCAATATTAGGGTAATATGGAATATTTAGCAGACTATGAATATGTTGTTAATGGTATTGTAAAAAAATGTAAATCAATATGTTTTAGTGAAATTTTTTATCGAAATAATAATACAGACAAATTACCAATAGAGAGTCTCAAAATCAAAATGTATAGAAAATCATACACAGATCAACATAAATTAGAGTTTGATAAAGATGAGATTAAGTACGTTTTTGAGAGACTTAGCCATATAATAAATCCACCAACTATATCAGATAATTTACTAGAAGAAGATCCTGGGTTAACGTTAGATTTTGTATTTAACAAAAACACAGATGCTTACGTTAAGGTGGTGTGTACTATTTCTAGATATTTCTACGAAAGACAAAAGAATAGAAATAAAACATACGCAGGAATGATGAAGGATTCTATTGAGTGTTCAAAATTAAATCCAGATGTACCTTTTATTGAAATACTTCAATTTATGCATTTCGATGTAGATAGTGGAGGCGGTCATTCTTTGGTTAATGTGTGTGACGATTGCTGTCTACAGATGATAACGTCTGATGAAACATTTAGGAAAAATATGTTTGACAAAAATGTCCTTAATGTTTACTCTACTTCATCTGGATCAACAAGTAGTGTGTTTAATAATGGGAATTTAGTCAAAATAACAAATACCAACGAAGAGTATTTAAAAACAATTAACGAAATAACACGAATATGAAAATATTAGTAGTAGGCGGAGATGTGCATTATGCTTCATGGATAGATAGAGAAATTGAATTCTTAGATTCAAAGATTAAGAATGTGCAACAAGCCGACTTGGTACTCCTAACAGGAGGCGCTGATTTTAGTCCTAAATATTATGGATGCACAGCAAATAAAAAAACACACTCAGATCCAACCAGAGATTCAGTAGAAATGGAGTTTTTTAGTGTAGCTAAGGGCTACGGTATACCGATGCTTGGGATTTGTAAAGGTGCTCAGGTTTTAACCGCCTTACAGCCTAATGGGTACTTAGTCCAACATGTGAATGGGCACGCTGTTTTTTCTCCACATGAGATACAGTTTAATAATGGTAAAAAAATGCTAGCTACATCAACTCATCATCAGATGATGTATCCATGGAATACTAAAAATTATGAAATCATTGCGTGGGCTGCAACAAATTTATCGGATATTTATGAATTTTCAAGCGAAAAAGACAGCGTGCTTAGACTTCCTGATGGAATAGAGCCAGAGATAGTATATTACAATAATACCAGATGTCTAGCTATACAGCCACATCCTGAGAATATGTCCAAGAGTTCTCCATTAGTTAGGGAGCTTAATGAATTACTTAAAGAAAAGTTTAATCTATAAAATACAACTATGAGAAAGATAATTGTTTACGGTAGTCTTAGAAAAGGCCATGGTAACCACAGATATTTGCTTAGTGACAGCCAGTTGTTATCTACTGAGGTAATTAATATACCATTCGCTATGATTTCGTTGGGCGGATTTCCTGGTTTGATTCCGTCGGAAGAACATCATGATATAACCGTAGAGGTGTATGAAGTGACAGATGAGGTTTACCGCAGCGTGGAATCACTGGAGGGCTATCCCCGCTTCTATCAAAAAGCTATAGTACCAACATCTCTGGGAGACTATGAGATTTATGTATTGGAAGATCAGAGATATCAAACTGACGACATAATAGAACACGGCGATTGGAATAAACACTATACTCCTAGATATGCCTAAATATAATGATATTTCTGTTAAGGCTAAACCTGGATTTGCTAGATTCACATATACAGTAAGAGTATCTAATAAGATAATTACTAAGTGGTTTTCTGAAAATAGTAGAGAAGGCGGGGAATATAAACTTAGAAAAGGTGAATTCCCAGAAGAAAGGTTAGCTAGTATATATTTATCATGCACTAAAAGCGATGGATTAAATTTTCTCGAAGAAGTTTGTTCTAAAACCAACATAAGACTTTTGGACATCAAGAGTATTATAAATAAAAGATATAGTGATGAACTCAAAAAGGTTAAAAATCAAGTTAATCGCATGAATACTATTTTTAAGAATAAAATAACACAACTTGAGAATGAGACTATTTAAGCCCCAGATTAGAACCAAAAATTTCAGTGCTGATGATTTAAAAGCAAGAAATGCTGGTATTGGTGAATTTCCAATGAGAGCTATAGTTAGGTTTGGCAGTAGGACAACTACTGCTGAAGCCTATCCGAATGCTTACGGAGTCCGACCAATTATTGAAGTAAATACACCAGAGGCTTGTCATAATAGTGGGGATAAAATCCTCATGAAAGAATGTTTTGATAGAGCTGGAGTTAAGACTGCAAAATGGAAATTACTTATTTCAACAATAGGCAATATTGATGAATGGGATATCTATCCTGCAATAGTAAAGCACAAAAATTCATGTAAGGGTAAGGGAATTTATCTTATTGAAAATAGAGAAGATTTGGTTGAGTTCAATAGGCTTAACAGACTTTCTGATTATATCATCGAGCAATATTTACCTTATACTAAGGAGTATAGGCTGCATGTAACTAAAAATGGTTGTTTCTACACTTGCCGTAAAATGCTTAAATCTGATGCAGAAGAACGCTGGCATCGTCATGACACTAATTCAGTTTGGATCATGGAAGAAAATCAAGCCTTTGATAAGCCGAAGAATTGGGATGATGTAGTCTCTGAATGTGTCAAGGCACTGAATGCAGTTGGATTGACAGTAGGTGCTTGTGATATTAAGATTCAGTCTGAGAAGGGTAAGCGTGCTGATTATGTTCCTGATTTTGTGATACTTGAGATCAACTCAGCACCCAGTTTTGGCACTGTAACATTAGAAAAATATCGTCAAGAATTACCTAAAATTATTAATGACAAAATAGCTAATTATGGGAAAGAGTAATTTCACTATATGGGAATTAATTAAAGATAAAAATCCAAAATACATGATTCAAGAGTGCATGATGCACATAGCAAATTGCACTTCAGATTTTAAAATAATCATACCACATGAATGGCTTAACGACAAATTAATAAAGGAAGATGTTTATAGGTGGCTAGAAATTGGCAATAAGACACTATTCCCAGCCAAAATAAGGGAAATAACAATTTCAGAGAAAGACACGAAATTGTCTGTAGGAGCTTGTAGAATGAATGGAATTTACTATGGATTAAACGTTGAACCCAGAAAACTGAACCAAAGAGAAAAATATAGATCTTCAGATGTTTTAAGTATGCCATTGGGGGCAATAAGATCTTTTAGTGTTTCAATAGAAGAACTAAAGAGTAGTTCTTATAGAAGCATAGGATTTAATGTTTCATCTAACAGGCTAAAAGTTAGGTCTATTGGTGGATTAATAGACTTAAACAACTCAAGTGATACGTGGGGAGCACATGTCGATGATTTATGTGTGTATGGTACAGATGAATTACTTAAAGACTATGTACTTAGAACTTATGATGAACTATCGAACAGAGGGTGGAGGGCTCTTCCTGCATATGAAGTTACTATTGACTGTAAAAATGTCATAAGTAAAACTCATAGGTTATCAATACTATCTTTCTACAGATATTTATATAGTAGCAGGTATCCAGATGTTGTATATAATGCATTAAGGTTGGTATCTATTGGTATCGATCCATGGGAGGCACTGTACGCATCATTAAGCAAAATCAATGGTAATTATTATAATTATTATTCACTACTTTCTGCTCCAGGATTCAAATCTATAGAAAAAGTTTCCAAAGATCTTAAAATATATGATTCAGTAAACAAATCTTTTTCAATAGATCGACATGATAAGCATTTGTATGTAGATTTAAGTGGATCGGAGGAGAATATTATTGAGAATGTTAATAATTTTGTTGAAAAGTCATTAACAGGAGCTAAAGCAGAAGATAAATTCAGGTTTATATGTATAAATGCATCCAAAACATTGACTAATAATAAAGTTTATACATCGGCGTGTTTATCATATGATAAGAAAAAAAATTTTTTGTGTGGTGATGATTATAAATATAGATACTACTCATCAAGTAGATTTAAGCAAGTAAAATAACAAAAGTTTAACAAAATGAATTTAATTAACATAAACAACATTACGATTGGATCTGATCCAGAGTTTTTTATTGTTACAAAAGATGGAGAAGCATATCCATCAACGGAGTTATTTAAGGGGACTAAAGAGAATCCTGAAGATCAAGGTGGCGGATATGCTTTACTTACTGATAATGTTCTTGTAGAAGGTAATATTCCACCAGCTAATAATGAGGCTGAATATGTTGAATATATGATTAATCTTCAGAATATGATCAATAGTGTTCTAGAAATTCGTGGCATGAAACTATTCGCATCAGATTCAATGAAATATAAACCAAGATTTCTTGAGCATCCAGAAGCTAACGTTTTTGGCTGTAGTTCATACAAAAACGCTTGGGAGTACGGTTCATTTTCTGCTGAAAATATGAGTCATTTGCCTATTCGGGTAGCTGGTGATCACCAACATGTAGGATACCAATTACTTACAGATAAATACTCCAAGAAAGAAATGAATCGTTATATCGCAAGAGCTTTCGATTATTTCTGCGTATGGCCTTCAAGACAGCACTATAATGATGACTTCAGGGCTAAGTATTACGGGCCATATGGGGTATACAGAGATTGTGACTACGGGCTCGAAGTTAGGGCTCTAGGTGGTCATTTTACGGCTCCTGAGCATCTGTCTTGGGTATATCAGCAAACTATTAAGGCCGTAGAATTTTGTTCTGTAGAGTCTAATTTGATGCTTTTAGAACGAGTTAATAATCCGATAACTGAAGATATTGAGTCAACTGAACAATACTACAAAATACTAGGTATTGATTATAAAGAATTATTAATAACCGAAGAATTATGCAAGACGAGCTCATTGGTTTCGAAGTAGCTAAACTAGCTAAGGAAAAAGGATTTAATGAAGAATGTATTTCTGGATATAGAAAGAAAAAAGATTTAATGACTATTGATAGAAGTGAAGAATCTTATTTTGCTGGAGCATCAAGGAAATTTAAAAATTCTGAATTAGAATCTTATAATAAAGATTTTCACGATGACTGGGTTGTTATATATACAGCACCAACGCAATCCCTTCTTCAGAAATGGCTCAGAGAAGTTCATAAAATTTATATTGAAATAAGAAATTACCAAGAATACAAAAAGGATAATTATGCTCATACCTTAAATTTTACATATGATTCAAATTACAATGATGATAGTGGAAATAAAATTGGGCAGATTATATCTAGAAAGTATTATGATTATTACGAGCTTGCTCTTGAAGCTGGACTTTTAGATGCACTAAAATTAATTAAAACTAAAGAATGTTAGAATTATTCAATTCAATAATATTAATACTAATAATTCATACGGCTATATATAGAACACTAGGATATAAAACACCTGGAATACTATTTTGTGGCCTTTTTGGATATATCGGAAAGCGTAATAATCATAATTTTAACTGGGATAAATTTAATCATCTCGGCTTAGATAATGATGAGCGCGGCGGAGACTCCGTGGGAAGAGCTGTTGGAGATAATATTGTTAAGTTTGTAAATAACAATAAAGTTAAGACAACATATCAAGAGTATGTTATAAATCATAAAAATGATGAGCCATCACACATAGCTATTGGACACACCAGAAAGGCTAGCGTTGGAGTTGTTAATGTTACTAATGCTCAACCCATAGTAATAGATCTTCCAAATAATCAAAAGTTTGTAATGGTTCATAATGGGACTATATATAACTGGGAGGATTTAGCTAAAAGTCATGGTGTAGAGAGCGAAGGTAAAACTGATAGCATGGTTCTCGCTGAGATAATAGTAAAAGATGGATATGATGTACTTAGAGAATACAATGGAGCTGCAGCTTTAATAATAAAAGACGATAGAGACGCAGATACATTAAAGGTGTTTAAGGGACAGTCAAAAAACTATTCGTCAAAACTTGAAGAAGAGAGACCATTGTTTTATTATCAAGAGAACGAAACCAGTATGTATATTTCATCAAAAGAAGATGGACTATATTTTATTGGAGGACTTCCAGATAATATCGTTGACTTCAATTCAAATATGCTATATACAATCTTTGAAGGACAAATAATCAATCAAGAAGAATACGATAGATCTGATTGTTCTTCATGTAGGATATGGCCTAAAACCAGTAACACGAACTTCTACGGAACAAGATATAGCGCGTACGATGATTATGAAGATTTGAGAGGTCGTAACGAAGCCGTGCCATATACAAATAAGCCGAACATGAGGAAAGATACTATTCCGACATCAAGTGATGTTAGAAAGATCATTCAGGCTAAGCTTAGGTATTGGTTTTGTAAATCTGGAAGTAGCCCATACTATGCAAATGGTATAATAACTCTCGATGAAGAAGGTCAGCTTTGGGGAAAAACCAGTAAATCTCTGGGTAAAGAATATTATTTTTACGCTGGGATAATGCTTAAAGACTCCAAATCATATTATGAAGTAAAGGAGAAGTTTGGCAAGGCAAGGCACTTTATAGACAATGATGTTAATATCTCTGAAATGTGTAAGTATTCTGTATATCCAGTATGTACGATTGACTCACAATTACCAGCATATGGGAATATTAAAAGTCACGAATACAAGCTTGGTATCAATGGACAAAAACCGTATTGGATAACATCTTTCTATACTGGAACAATTGAACCATTATTTTCTTATAAACGATACCACGTGTATTCAGGGGATCTGGCTAGCACTTTTTTTAATAAAGATGCAAAGACACCAAACCATTCAATAATTTCAACTCAAACACCGGCACTACAATCAGAGTTTAAGCCAATTGACATAAATTTAAAAGATGGTATTAGTTCTGATGTTTCAAGAGAACTAGCAGAAAAAGCAGTAAACAGTGCAATTGAAGTTGTAGGGTTTGCTGGGAATAACGATAAGTCCCCATTTAAAACTCCATACAAAAAAGCATTAGAGGAGATCTATGAGGATATCGAAGATGCTGATTACGACTTGAAAAATGATTTCCCAGTAGAAGACGACGACACTATTGACGATGATGATATCGATGATTATGATGATTGGGAATCATCAGATTATGTCAGTAAAGTAATCAGCCTTGGTATAGATCAAATATTAAAAAGTATCGATGAAGTAATTCAGGAGATCGAAATGCTTGGTGTTAGTGGAGAAAATGTTAGTAATGCGTTGTCTAACTTTTATAAACTTCAAGATCCATTTATGAATATAAAAGAATTTAAGAAAAAACCACTTATAATATCTTACGATGATCAATTCTAAAGATTTTACTGTTACAAGTGTATCTGGAAAGCAACTTCCAAGAAACAGATGTAGATATATAAAAAAAGAATACTACGAAATAAACGTAGATTGTTTTCTGATGCCAGATAATTGTTGGCACAGGGTCAATAATGGGAAGATAGCTTTTGATAATGAAATCAAACAGTATGTCATGATCGAAGGCTCTTCTTTAAGAGAGGGTATTATAGGCATTAAAGAAAATGGCGAATTTTTGTTTGGAATGTTTTCTAGTAATCCTGCTAAAAATACAGAAATAGATAATATTCCATGTATTTCATATGAAATAGCAGAATCTTTAGGAGCGAAAGAAAGGATCGCCACCGGAACATTTTATACTGAAGAAAAAGCTAAAACTATCGCTGGATTTAATAATAGGGCCATTCTTAAAAAGTATTCCTTTCCACTAGATTATTCTGCTGGGCCAAGGATAAGAATGTTCTCGGAAGCATATAATCAACTCTATAAACCAAAAGATTACTATGGTTTAAAACCAGTTTTTGGTAAAGAGCTGGGTAATACTACTTTTGGTTAAAATAAAAAACACTGCAATATATTTTGTTTTCTGGGTTTAATATAGTATCTTTGATACTTATTAATTCATAAACCAGATTACATGACTTTAAAATTAAAAGAATTACGTGAATTTACCAATGATGTGTTATTAGATTTTAATGATGGACTTTTAAAAAAGGACATGGCAAAGAAACATAATACATCTATTGACATTATCTCAAAGTTAATAACAGAAAACGATCTGTCTTTTGCAAAAAGAAGGCAAATGGTCGACTGGAATCCATTCGAAAATCTGTCAGATCCTAATGTTATGTATTGGCTTGGAATATTGGCTTCAGATGGAGCTATATTTGAAGATAGAGTTACTCTTCAGCTTGCAGAAGTTGATCGTGAGTTGGTAATAAAATACCATAAGTTCTTAAAAGAAAAGCCAACACTAAGACAAGTTGTCTGGAAGGTTGGTGGAAAAAATTTCAATGGATACATGGTTAGCTTTAGAAATAAAGATGTAGTCGAGTTTCTTGATAAGTTAGGAATAACTACAAGAAAGTCAAATACAATTAGCATGTCATTCCCAGTAAATTCCCATTTTCTTAGAGGACTAATAGATGGAGATGGAACTTTAGAGATTAGAAATATTGAAAATAGATTGTTTTCTAGAATAAGATTTGCTACTGCATCTACAGAGATGGCATTAAGTGTAATGAAATTTTATTTGGATAATGATCTTTATTTGAGATATTATAAAGACTCCGGAGCTCATAGAAAAAGCGCAATTCACGAAATCGTTGTTTCAAGAAGCAGCGATGTTCTAAAGTTATTAGATATGTTGTATAACGACGCTGATACTTATATGGAAAGAAAGTATCAAAAAGCCGTCCAAATCAGAAATGTATTGGATAATAACACCTTAAATTCAGGGAACCAGCGTTAGGAATCCTGAGCGAAATCTATCCACCAGTAATGGTAATTGAAGTAATGAACTGCTTCTGACAAGTAGATAGAGACGTGCAGAGACTATAATAGGTGCTCCCAAACAGGTAATGCTGTGGGAGAATGGATAGTCCGAGTGGAGAGAACCACTTGTTTGAAATTGAGACCCAGGACGGGTCAATAGCAGAAAGACACCTCATCAGAAACGGTCTAATTCCATTGAGAGATGGAAGTCTTAAGCATGACAATATTGAACCATACGAATACACAACTATCCCTCTATCTGGAGAGAAAGGTTTGTACACTATGATTGATGTAATGGATTTAATCAAAAAATACACTACGATTGGTGATAGGTGCGCTCTGCATGTCCACATTGGCGGATATAAACCATCAAAGGAATTTGTTGTAGCACTACATCGTGTTGTACTGAAAATCCAAGATGAAATATATAGTATGTTCCCAACGAACTATCAATTTACGTCTGACAATGGATGGAAGCAGAAAGATTACTGTGCCCCAATTAACGACTTGCGATTATTGAAAAGAAATTCTGTTGAAGAAAACTTCAATGTCATTTTTAATCACTATAGTGGTGGTTATAGTAAGTTTGTTAACTTTGGTTATTGTAATCATCCTAAAGATGAGGGTAACCGTGCGAAATGGAGCATCCAGGAAAGATATAAAATTGTCAACATAATCCCGTTGATTTGGGGAAACTCTGGTACTGTAGAATTTCGCGTTCATCCGCCCACACAGTCGCCACAGAAAGTTCTTAATTGGTTGTACATCTGTAATGCAATATTAGCTTATGCTTATAAAAATTCAGAAAAAATAGCCAATTTTGCACCATTAACAGACTTAAATTTGCAAACTATCTTCTTTGATGTTTACTCATCATTGTTAGCATCAAAATTGCTATCGTATGTTGAGTGGCGTAAGGAGTATATGCAAAATATGGACGCTACTGGCAAGAAAGAGCTTGTTGAAGATTTAACTAAAGTAATTCCTTACAGCGTTTTATCATGAAAGAAGAACTGATAATTATTGCCAAACTATTGATGAAAGCAGCTTCTCGCCATAAGCGGGAGGTTGTTTCTCAATATATTCATTCACTGAATTCTGGAAATATTAATACTGCTAGAATTATTGCTGATGAACTTATGGACTTCTATATTGAAGAAGATACTGATACGAAAAAAATATTACTATCTTCAGAATTATATGATAAAACTATGGAATACTATGAACTTAACAGATAATTTATGAAATTAATACTATCAGATGCTCTAGATAGAAGAACTCGTAAAATTAAAATAGATGGTATTAATACTGGAGATGTGTATGTTACAAATAGCCCAGTAGGAAACTGCCAAACATTCAGTATTGCGTTAATATATAAATTATTTATACTTACCAAGGAGCAATTTAAATTGTTACTATGTGAATTATATAAGGATATCGGCAGGAAACAATTACTTTCTGATGTTAGAGAATGTGATTCTCCTAAATTATTAGAACTGTTTACTCCATTTTCAACAAACATAATTACTGCTCCATACATAAGCACAAATGGTAGCCATATGGTTATGCATTTAATACAATTAGACACATCTAAATTTATGGAATGACAGAAAGACTTAATATAACTGAGAGTGAATATAGGGGGCTAACTATGCCCTCTTATTCATTACTCAAGAAACTTGATGATAGCGGGCCTCGATCTATCAATCGTAAGTATAAATTTGATTCAGAGGCCATAGATTTTGGCAGTCTCCTTGATTGTAAATTATTGTGTCCAGAAGAGTTTAATAATAAATTCTATTTTGATGCCACAGAGAAGCCAACAGAACAGTTGTTAAAACTAGCCGATCATGTTAGTAATTTACACGATAATTTTGGTCAAATCTTAGACAAAGAGGATATCTCTAGAATTTCTGAAGAGTTGAATCTATTTGGAAGCATTAAAGATCCAGACAAACGCATTGCTAAGTTTGATACAGATTTATTCTGGAACTACCTAAAAGCTAAGAGCGATGCTGTTGGAAAAACAGTGTTTACTCCAGACACATTATCAGAATGCTCTGAGGCCGAGCAAATACTTAAAACTCATCCTAAAACAGCACATATATTTAATCCAACTAAAGATGAGGAAGTTATTAATCAATTAATGATTATCTCTGAGGTTAATGGGATAAAAGTTAAAATCATGATTGATAAGCTAATTATTCGTCATAAGAAAAAAACTATAACTGCATACGATCTCAAGGCCACTGAATTTAGGCAGGTTAACTTTCCGTATCATTTCAAGAAGATGAAATATTATCTTCAAGGAGGATTATATAAAGCAGTTATAATTAACTATATTAAAGATGTACTTCAATTAGGATATGAATTAGAAGACTTTAAATTCATTGTTTACTCAAGGAGTGATAGATATCCATTTATTTGGAATATGGGCTACAAATGGCATTTAAAGGCCATGGATGGCTTTATTAATGAGTATGGAGATAAAGTCAAAGGAATAAATGAACTTCTTGATGATTATAAGTACTACATAGAGAATGATTACTATGAAATTGATCGGAATATTATTGAAAACGAATCTTTAGAACTATAATTTTAAATGGAAGTTACTAAATCCATTCGCAAGTCAATGATTATTCGACCAAGTGGCAGGAGCACTGATTTTATTGCCCCATCATTTGGTCATGGATGCCTTTTCTTCAATTGTGCATATTGTTACATGAAGCGTCATAAACCAGAAGGATTGGATGTTGCGACCAATATTAATGACATATTATCTGAAATAAACAGTCATGCGTGGTTTGCATCCGTAGAAAAGCCTAATCAGACTCACGATAGATTTGTGAGCTACGACATTTCCTGTAACGAGGATTTTGCCGCACACTCTAAATTTTATGATGTAGAAAAGATTTTTAATTTCTTTAAAGATCATCCAATAGCTTTTGCATCTTTTGCAACTAAGAAGGTTAATAAATCTTTATTAAAGTTTAATCCAGATAAAAAAGTTAGGATTAGATTTAGCTTAATGCCATCTAAGTATTCTGATATACTAGAACCATACACTTCGGACATCTTAACTAGAGTGTCCGCTATAAATGATTTTTTAGAATCTGGATATGAAGTTCATGTTAATTTTAGTCCAGTTATCTATACTTTAGATTGGAAGGAAGAGTATGAAAGATTATTTTCTCTATTGAACTTAGTAGTTAAAGATGAATACAAAGAGCAAGTGAAGGCTGAGGTTATATTTTTAACACATAATCAAGATAGACATGAGTATAATTTAGCCAATAAAATTCCAGGTGAAGACTTATTGTGGCAGCCATTAATTCAAGAAGATAAGATTTCTCAATATGGTGGAAAGAATATCAGATATAAAAGAGATTTTAAAAGTCGATTTATAAATGAATTTACAGAACTACATGATAGGGTTATACCATGGAATAAAATAAGATACATTTTTTAGATAAAAATATAAAATATGAGTAAAACCAAATATGTGCTTGGATTTTTATTTTCCAATAACAAAAAAGAAGTTGTTCTAATCAAAAAGAATAGACCTCTTTGGCAAAAGGGATTATATAATGGTGTAGGTGGCCACGTTGAAGATGGAGAAACTCCGCTAAAAGCCATGAAGAGAGAATTTAACGAGGAAACTGGAGTTAAAATAACTAAATGGACTAAATTTGCCGTCCTACGAGGAATGGATTTTGAAGTTTTTTGTTATAAATCGTTTTCTGATAAATCAAAAGACGTTGAAACAAGAACAGATGAGCAAGTTTCCCTCAAATATACAGATAGAGTAAAACTATTGCCTGTGATATCGAATATACCATGGTTGATTGAAATATGTTTAGATCCAGATAGTTTTGTAACAACCATAAAATATAAATAATATATGACACATATTAAGCCAGTAGAAGATTGGAGGTGGAGTGATGCTTAATAAAAGTTATAGTTATTTGGTTCCTTTGCTTAACGAAAAGTGTTTTATAGATAGTGATTTTGTTATACTAATAAGCAATACTTTTGTGTATCATTACGACTATCCAGATGAAGAAATGATCACTATATGTTATGAAAATTCTGATACTGAGTTATTTCAACAATATCTAGAGATAATTAAAGAAAATGAATTATTTAAGGAAATAAAAGAATCTGAAGATAAGATATATATAACTCTATACTTTCCAATAGAATTTATTAAAGAGTATCGATTATATAAACTTGGCAAATTCTCTAGATTTCCAGAATCATCAAAGAAAATAATTCTAAACTATATATTGGATATTCACAGTATTAATAGTGCTAATAAAGTACGAAGAGTTCTTTATCGAGATGAGAATTTAAGAAAAGAACTTGAACACAAGCTTGATCTTATTATAGACGAAAAGCTTGAACTAAGTTCAAAACCCAATAGAGTAGATGAAACATTTATATTTATAGAAAATGAAGAGTGGAGATAAAGTCGTTGTAACCAGACCGGATGGGAGTATTCTTTTTGGAACAATTAGTAGAATGGATGTTGCTACGTTTCATGGTAAGAATTACCATATAATTAAAAGTAATACTACCGGAATAGAGAGTTATATAGATTCTGAAACTATTACACTAGAATCTGATACAAAATTAGTTATTCCAGATGGATATTTTGAAAAAGAAGAATTACTTGAGATAGTAAATCAAGAAAAATCAGCAGAAGAAATATTATTAGATCTTAAAGATCATTTAACGAATTAAAATATAAATATGAATAGTAGTGAGAAGGATTTGAGTAGAGAGATATTGAGTGAAATTACTATTTTTAATAAATACGCGAAGTATCTTCCCGATAAAAAACGTAGGGAGAGCTGGAAGGAACTCGTAGACAGAAATAAAGAAATGCACATTGAGAAGTTTCCGAAGTTGATTGGAGATATAGAGTGGGCATATCAATTTGTCTATGATAAAAAAATATTACCATCAATGCGTAGCCTTCAATTTGCAGGTAAGGCAGCAAAGATAAACCCAGCTAGACTATATAATTGTAGTTATATGGCTGTTAATGACCTGCGATCTTTTCAGGAGGCAATGTACTTACTTTTAAGCGGTTGTGGAGTTGGATATTCGGTACAAAAACACCATATAGCACAACTTCCAGATATTAGAAAACCTAATCCTAATAGACGCAGAAGATATGTCATTGCCGATAGTGTTGTTGGGTGGGCTGATGCTATAAAAGTATTAGTCAAATCATACTTCGGGATATCCAGCTCAACGATTGATTTTGATTACCGTGATATTAGACCAAAGGGCGCTCTATTGGTGACATCTGGTGGAAGGGCTCCTGGAAGTAAGCCGCTCAGAGAATGTCTGACAAAAATCCAATGTTTATTAGACGATAAAAATGACGGAGATAGATTGACTACGTTAGAGGCGCATACAATTATGTGTTATATCGCAGACGCAGTACTTAGCGGTGGAATTAGACGAGCAGCATTAATATCGTTATTTAGTATTGATGACACAGACATGCTGTCATGCAAAGCTGGTAATTGGTGGGAATTACATCCAGAGAGAGGACGTGCGAATAATACAGTAGTTATAGTGAGATCTAAAGTTAAAAAGGATGATTTCTCTAAGATTTGGAATTACATTAAAGCATCTGGTTCTGGTGAACCTGGAATTATGTGGACAAATAATCCAGAGATTGGGGCTAATCCATGCTTCGAGATATCATTAAAGAACATGCAATTTTGTAACTTAGTGGAAATCAACGCATCAGACATATCGTCGCAACAAGATTTAAATGACAGAACCAGAGCTGCAACTATAATTGGAACTCTGCAGGCATCATACACAGATTTTCATTATCTAAGGGATAACTGGAGAACCAATTGTGAAAAAGATTCCCTTCTTGGAGTCTCAATGACCGGAATAGCTTCAATGGAATTGTTTAAATATAATACAGAAGAAGCTGCAAACGTATCGGTTCAGACAAATGATGAATACTCAAGTATTATTGGAATCAATAAAGCTGCAAGGATAACTGCCGTTAAACCAGCAGGAACGACTAGCTTAGTATTAGGAACCTCTAGTGGAGTACATGCTTGGCATGATAAATTTTATTGGAGACGAATGCGAATTAATAAGAATGAAAGTATTTATGAATATTTGCTTAAAACAAACCCATTTTTACTTGAAGATGATTACTTTCATCCAAATACCACCGCTATAATTAAAGTGCCTCAAAAGGCTCCTAATGAGGCTATATTAAGAGATGAGCCTGCCTTATCATTGTTAAATAGAGTTAAGTATATTACCGAGAAATGGATCAACCCAGGATTCAGAAGTGGATACAATCAGCACAATGTTAGCTGTACTGTATCTATTAAAGATAATGAGTGGGATGAAGTTGCTGAATGGATGTGGAATAATCGAAAGATATATACAGGAATATCCGTTCTACCATATGATAATCATTCATACGTGCAGGCTCCATTTGAATCATGTACCGAAGAGGAATATTTATCAGCTATGGAAAATCTCAAAAATATTGACTTAACTCAAGTTATTGAAGATTTCGATGGAACTAATCTTTCTGGGGAAGTAGCGTGCGGAAATTCTGGATGTGAAATAACTTAGCTTATGGACGAACAAAATAATCCAAATAATAATTTTGCGTATTCTAGGTTTGATTTGGAACAACTTGAGAGATCGATGGCTGATATATCTGGAAACCAAACACAAGCAAATAGTGCTTTAAGTTATTGGATAACTGAAGATTATGCAGACGGTAATTGTGCAATAAAAATAAAAAGTAATAACGAAACTAATGAAATGAATTCAAATAATTTCAAATTAAATGTTGAATATACAAATAAGAGTTCAGCATATGGTCACTCTAGAACAATGAAAGCTTATAGAGTTGGCGACGATAGATCATCTGTATTTAGAGTTGATCAAATACCATTTCCAGAATGCTGTGGAATAACTATACTTAAAAATATAGGCGTATCAGACAGAATTTCTAGAATTGAATTCAAAGAAGTGATTGGTCTTGTTATTGATCATTTAATGGATGAAGATCAATACAGTAAAATCATCATTTACACTACAGATAATTCAACTTTAGCTAAACAGTTGGCTAGGTTTGACGGAGCATTAATGACTGGATCATTCAGAAATCGTCGTAGCGGAAATATTCTCGTTGGATTTGAAATTGATATCAATCCAAGCGACATGAATATTAACGAAGACGAACATGATGATGAATTTGATTTAGAGGAATTAGATGAAGAAGATATTGATCAAGATGATCTTCATGAGGAAGAAGTTGAACAAGAAAATGCTCGGTCTATCTTTGATTTAATGTCCGCTAAAGATAAAGATTTTCTTTAGCATACTCTAATGAACAATCAAATAAGAGATGTGCTTTCAAATAGAGTTACAATTGTTGAGAATATAGATAACTTAGTTAAATATGGTAATGATTTTAAGAAAAATCTACAACAATTGTCTCTATTTGGAAATTCTATTGAAGCAAAACCAAAGCTGTCAGAAATAAATAATATTAATTATTATGAGGCCGTAACCAAAGAGAAAAATATTTTAGGAATATGTTTAACATACAATATCTTTGACAAATATTTTCTAATAAAAAAACGATTTTGCAATAATACAATAAGTTCATTGAATGAGATGACAGAAGACTGTCCATCTGGAATAATATTACTATCATCAATAAATGATATTGAATACAGAACATCTCTTGCTGGAAATAAATACGCTAAATTACAGTTACAAGATTATGACAGCTCGTGTGGTGTGTACTTATGGGGATCTGCGTATCAAAAGAACATAAGCAAGATCTTTAAAGATAGAATTTATCTCATAGAACTTGGTTATAATAAAGATAATGAAAGCGTTTTTATCATAAATATAAGGCCTGTTGATGATATAAACCCACAAGAATATATATCTACAATAATTCTAGGTATTGATAAATCAAATACTGTTAAAACCAGAGAATATGTTTTCAAAAATATGTTTATGGGCACAACCGGAGATTATAACCTTATATTTAGATATTCAGAAGTAGATTATGCCGCTCCATACAAAATTATATTTAACGAAGAACATTATCTTTATTTAAAAGATTTAAACATTAATATAGAAATACAAAAATGACAGATAAAAATACATCTTGGAAGATACAAAAGATTACTGAAAGTTTAAATAGTTTACTTCAGTATAAAAACTTAAACTATGGTGATTCAGCGCTAAATCCAATCAAGGTTTTTAGTAAGTCAGACGCAACGGATAGTATTACTATTAGGCTTGATGATAAAATCAGTAGAATACAGAATTCCAAGGAGTTACGTAAGAATGACGTCGCTGATATTTTTGGCTATATAGTATTATTATGTGCATCTAAAGATTGGATCTCATTTGAAGAATTTAAAGATTAATAATTATGAGCGAATTACAACAAGAAGGCAAGATAGTTGGAACCAATGTTAAGAATAATTCTATAGAAGAAGAGATTGATCAGTATCTTGGTGAATCTGGTAAAATACTTGAGGCTGCTTTTAGGCAAACCTCTGCATCTAGTCAGTGGACATCAATTGTTCAATCAGCACCTATTCCATATTATATTCCAGACTCTAGATATAAAGTAGGAGTAGATCCTGGTGATCGTCCTAAATCCACTAGAAATGATTACTTTGACATTCCAGTAATAAAACCAGGATCAGGACTTCGTGCTAGTATGGAGACGGTAAATGTTGACAACACAGGTAAATACAATTGGTCTTCTGAGTACGAAAGAATGGCTGATTCAATAAAGAAAAAGTCGCCTAAATATATGTCACAACCTATTCCTAAATATAAAGATCAAATTAACATTAAAGATGCATTATCATCATTTAGAGATCTTAATGAAAAAGATGTTAATAAATTTATATTAACGGGATCAGTAGCTTTATTTGTTCAAAATAAGATAACTAGAAATCGATTCAAAGATGTTGACATTATCTCCATGTCTGATTTTGAGATGGATGATGACATGGTTGTTTATCCGAGATTAAAATATGAGATTATAGATGGTGGTGGAGAAATGAGATCTATAGTATTTAATAATGTTTTATTCGACATATTCAGCTATAATCCAGAAAAAGAGATTGATGTTATTGAAGTTAAGTTTGGTAAAGAAACTTATTTATGTCAAGACTGGAAACAAATAATTATGGCAAAAATGAGGATGATAATTCCAAAGATGAAAGATCATGAAGAGATATTCAACAATTGCATAGAGATTAATTTTAAATAATATGAGAAGCAAGCTAAGAATACCTATATTTTTGAATCTTATTGATGGAATCTATACCGATGTATTTACACAGTCTTTTGGGTTTAATTATGATGATGAAACCATAGATCAATATGTAGACTCAATATATGAAAATTTATTTGAAATTACTGAATATTGGACGGAGAATCCAGACCTAAGATTTAGCCAAGTTTTAATTAATATTGGCATAATTCCGAATGTCCCTGGAGTATGGTACTATAAGGAAGAACATGAAATCCTTCAAGACCTAGGAGTACAAACCAGAGAATTTCTTTTATGGGGTCAGAATTTTGATAAAGATATGAATAGGCTTCCAGAAACTATCTATAAGCCAGTGAAAGATCTAAGTACTGATCATATAAAGGCAATACTAGATGGAGGATGGTGTCGTTCTGAACCGTATTTACAGTGTTTTAAAGATGAATTAATACTGAGAGAGGGCAATGAAGTTCCTGAAAATATTTAAAGAAATAAAGGGGGTGTTTGTGCCCCCTAAAAAGCGTTATTATATTGGCAAGATTGCTCATGGCACTCCATATTTTAATCCATGGAATTTTGTATCGACGATTATTGCATTCAGGAGATTAAAACTTAAAACTCCAGAACAATTGGCTGAATATAAAGCTAAATATCCACATGCAGGTACAAAAAACAATAACTATTTATTTACAAATATGCCAATGGTTCACAGAGCCAAAGAGTGGACATTTCAGTTATTTGATAATTGGTATTGGGTACAAATTGGATGGCCTATATATATTTATTGGCATAACTTAGGATGGAAAGATAAGTGGGGGTCGCCACGCTATGAATGGTCTCCAGCATTTTATATATTTTTCTTCAAGTGGCAATTCTGCATATGGTGGGGAGCTCCAGATAGAGAAAATGATAAGTATTACGAAATGATTTTATGGTACTTAAAATATTCTGAAAATGATATCATTAAAGCTGAGAAAACTTGGGGATGGGTTGATTACGAAACTAAGAAGTCAACGTGGAATAAAAAATATTTATTATGAGTGAACTGGATCAATTTAAATTGAAATCCAAAACCTCAGTCGTTCAAATTAACGGCTTAGGTCAAGGAGGTTGGATGGGCTGCTTATGTCAAGTTGATGAAGTAAAACCATGGGGAGTTCAGGCTTGGGTAGAAATTCCAATGCAGGGATCTGCATATATTAGACTACGATGGGAGCAATTTGATTACATTGGAGAAGCTAGAATGATAGGAGGAGATTATGAGGAGAAATTGGCAGAAAATAATTCATGACACATATAAAGAACTGTATTTGCACGCAGAACCATCGGCAGATTTTGATGAACTCGTGGCAAATGCAGTTCTTAATAATCGTGGAGAGAAAGTAATTAACTATCTGGATTATGAGATTTCAGCAAGTTTAATGGATTCCATTGTTAGTAGTTTTGAGAAAAGATATAAAATGTCAACTCACGATATCAAAGGGTACAGATTTGCAATATATCTAGGATGTAGCCCCAAAACGAAAGTAAATGGATAAATTAATAAACGAACTTAAAGATGCTGTTATTTCATATTTAGAGAAGAAACCTCAAGGCGAACCTTACCTAATTTATAGAAATAACAGATATACTGCCCAAGATTGTATTGATTCTATTGCAAACAATGAAGAATTTGGATTATCATTAATAAGAAATTCAATTTTACTTTCAATAGATAGATTTGATAGACTGAAAGATAATTTCCAAGATTTTACAAAACTCTAAATTAATTATCTATCTTTGCATCATAATTAAATATATTATTATGGGCGAAGGCAAAATAAAGAATGCATCCAAATGTTCTTATGATGGAGTTGATTTTAAAAGTAAGCTTGAGTTATTTTGTTACAAAAAACTTCAAGAAGCTGGTATCGAATTTATATATCAGCCACCTACTGTAGAATTAATTCCATCATTCGAACTAGATTTTAAGTGTTACGAAGATATTGGCAGGATAGTTCGAGATGAGAACAAGAAGGTTAAATATTCAACAAAGAGATTTGACGTAACTAGTAAAATTAGAAATATATCATACACACCAGATTTTGCATGTTGCGATGGATTATACGTCATAGAAACGAAAGGCTACTCCAACGATGCCTTCCCGTTAAGATGGAAACTCTATAAGCAATATCTGATGAATATTGGATTTAAGGGTATCTTAATGATGCCAGAGAATCAATCAGAAATACTTCAATGTGTAGAAATAATTAAAGAAAATCAATCTATTCAACACCCGTAAAGTTCAGCTCTAGATATCGTATAATACAAGCAAAAAAGGGTTTATAGTAGCACGATATATGAGAAACCCTGCGAATAGATTGTTTAAAAATAAAAGTAATCACTCCCCCTCTCGACACATAAAATTGAAGGGCGCTCAGAGTGGTTCGTATCTGTAATCAAGCCTTATATGGGCAAGATAAGACGATAAGGCAAAGACCGCTGATCACGGACACTGGCCTTTAAAAATTTTAAATTATGAGCGTAAATAATTCAAAACAAAAAGAACTAACAAAGTGTGAATTATTAAATATGGATATTCATGAACTCATTGCAGTATATGATTTTCCATATTTTCAGATATTAAGAGTTTCAAATGGATGGATATATTCATACTGGAATCAAGTTAATCAAGATTACACAAGAGACATATTTGTAAAAGAATAAATTATGGAGAAATATTACTTAATAGAAAGAGCTTTTTCTAATGGATTTTGGGATGATGATAATGGTAGGTTCGTGCCGCAATCTTTTGCTACTAAATACGAGTCGAATAGTAACTTTAAAATCATCAATGCAATAATGAGTGTGACTAGATTTTATCCAGTCAATATAACCGAGATATATAATAAAATTTAAAATTATGAAATATTTAATAATCACAAAAAATAACAATCCATTTTATACTGAATGGTTTGACTATGAAAACCTTTATGTTCCCGAACTGATGGTATGTATTTTCAACATTAAATCAGGAAAACATACTTTTGATGGGCAAACGTGGATTAAAACAGTAGTAGATCACTTATGAAAGAACCGATTGAATATCTAGGACACGTAAGTAGCTTTACAAATAGAGAAGAATTATACAATATTGGAAGACAGATGCAAACTGACGTAATGGACGAAATGACTGATCTTGCCATAAATTTTGCAATGTATTGTTCGGGAAGAGCATGGGATATGATTGGATATAAATATGGAGCAAACACATATGATCTCTGGGAAGAATATATGGTTGAAATAAATAAAGACAAAAATCAATCAAAATGACAGAAATTAACGAATCTGAAATAACAGCTAAAGGTGAAGAATACGCTGAATCTAAATCAGTCCATTTTAGGCCATTTTTAGGCTCATATATGAAGTCTATTTCAAATGCATATATTGATGGCTACATAGCTGGATTGTTGGCTCACGACCGCAAAATGACTGAATTTTTAAATACTAACGAGATAATTAAAGAATGATAAAATGAGTGGAAGAAATAAAATTGCAGTATATCAATATGACCGGAATGGTAAATTTATTGAAAAATACGATAGCTTAGCTGTTGTTAGAGGAAAGTACTATGGAAATTATATAGGAAAGTTTCCAATATTTGGTAGAATAAAGGATTACCATTTATTGCCAGATGGCACGATTTTATTTAAAGAAAGGATATATAGAGATAATGTTATCACTATATTCAATAGAATTGAAAATCCATTAGTAGAAAACAATAACATTATTAATCCAATCGAAGTTTTAAATATGAATGGAGACATTGTTGCTACATTTAAGAATGAGAATACGTTATCAATTCTTACCGGCATTTCAAAGAAGCATATATGGGGATTTTTAAATAGAAATGCTCATAAAAATATACCAAGAAATAAACTTAAAATAAGTCTTAGATATGCCGAGTAATGTAAAAATTTCATTTGACTTTGATGGAACGATTGGACATCAAAAATCTATTCAAGAATATGCTAGGCAATTAATTGACGATGGTCACGAGGTATGGATTGTGACACGACGTTATGCAAATCCAGACGACTATGGACAATTATTTTGTCAAGCCTATGGAATTAAAGATATAGTCAAGGAGCATAAACAGTTATTTGACGTTGCTAAAGAATGCGGAATTACAATCGATCACATCCACTTTATGAATATGGTTGACAAATATGAATTCTTTGCTCGAAATAAGGGCTTTTTATGGCATTTAGACGACGATCAGTTTGAAATTGATGACATTAATCAATATACAGAAACTATCGGTATATCGTGCTCTAATAGGTCAAATTGGAAGAGTAAATGTGAGCGACTAATTAAAAAGAAATAACATGAGTGATTATAAATGCAAAGCAAAATATCCTGGCGGGCCATGTGTTGGCTATATATCTAAACCACATGTTGCTCAAGATGACTGGCATTATTCCGATGGATTATGGTTTCATCCAGAAGAATTTCCTGAGTTTTGGGAGAAGGTAGTTGAGAAAGATTGGGAAGTTCAGTCTTTAAAATTCAAATTTAGCGATGAACAAGTATTATTTGCAACGATTCAGGGTAATGGGAAATACGCTATAGCTGCAAATAGATTTTATGGAATTGATTATACTGGAGGTTCAACGCTAAAGGCGTGTTTAGATTCAGGATGGGGCGTGGTTTCTGTTAAACGTCTATCTGATGGTCAAATTTTTACTGTCGGGGATAAAGTAGATAATGTGATTCGAAAAAATATTGAAATAACAAAATTAACGTTATCTGATGATGGAAAATATTTGCAAGTCTGGGGTAATTTTATTTTAGGAATGAATGGATGGAATCATTTAAATACAATAACTCATTCAAAGAAACCACTTCTAATTACTGAAGATGGAGTTGAGATATTTGAAGGAGATTTTTATTCATTTATATATGAAGATAAAGTTCAAACATCAATTGCAATGGCGAGCGCTAAATATGCAAAGATTGATGGATATTACTTTTCAACAATTGACGCTGCCTGTAAGTATTTAGAAGAAAATAAGCCTCAATATTCAAAGAAAGATTTATTAAGCTTTAGTGGGTATGCCAGAGGTATAAATGATTGCGAAACTGACAACTATTGTTATGATGCGTGGTCTAAATCATGTTATAATACAAAGAAATAATCATGGCAATGTTCGGAAGTTCATGGAATGATAATTCTGATGACAGGCCAATTGGGCCTATGTCTAGTTGGGTCAATGATGAAATTGAAAAAATTGAAGAAAAAGATGATAATATATCATTATTTTCTAAATGGAAAGAACCCAAATTAAAAATTAGATCTAAAAAAGACGCCTATAATATTAGTTTCTTTGATAGATGGAAAAAATAATTCGTTTTGTTTTGTTTTTGTTAAAAGAAAGCCCAGTCACCTACTATTAGGAGCTGGGCTTTTAATTTAATTATTCTCTTCAATTTTTTTTAACAACATTGTAACTACTTGTTCTGCAGCGTAAAGAATACTAATTTCGTTTCTGGACTTTGCCAATCAGTGATAGTTTTGACTAACGGGATCGTACCAATAGATGCTTTATGAATGCGTGTATACCCTTCCCAGCGGCCTCTAGTTATCTCTTCTATAGCATATGACGGCTTAGTTGCCATTGACAATAAGTTCAGTACATTATTGAGCTGATTTATGCCTGCTGCGGGGGACTGAAGAATTTTAAGGGTCTCTCTTGGATCTATGAAGAATTTTAACTCAGTATTGAGCCTATTGGCTTGATATGCAGCCATTTGACCCTTCCAATCGTCCTCATCGTCTCCGCCAATCATTGGTAACACAAACTGTAAGAATAATGCAACTGATAGCATATACCCAGCCTCAGTGGCAGTCCTCATAATATTCTGCTTTTCACTATCGGTTAATTCATTCCAGTGTGCCGCCAATAAAAATTGTCCATGCTTTAGATCTTTAGCTAATATTGATGCAAATCTACCGAATGTTCTGTAATATCCCTCAACATCAAATTGACCTTCATAATTATAATATTTCTTTCTAAAGCGTCTGTTAAAACCAGGTCTCATAAACTTTCTAAATATTAAAGCTTGTCTGAGTAGTCCGTATTGCTGTATTGCAAGAAGATCTTGATCATTGTAAATACCGTGTAGGGAATTATTAATTGCATTTTGTTTGCGCTTAAATACCCTTAAATCAGCCTCTGTAAATGCAGTACCATCAGATTTCTTCAATCCAGATTTTAATACAAATTTATTACCAACAGTATCAAAAGCATCTAGTAGGGTAATTGATTTTCCATCCTTATCGGTAAGTTTCATTTCATAAGCTAGGGCTAAAGATGTTCTATTCTGCATTTGATGTTCGCCACTTTTTGACATAAAATATAGCGCGCTTTGATGAAATAGTTTTGATATTAATGTTTTGCGATCCATATTCAGCTCCTTAGCATTTCTAGAGAAGTCTTGCATTACCTCCATCTTTTCCATCCACAAACTGAGCCAATCTTTAGGATTCCTAGAGCCTACATTTGCCATGTTTTGAGCCAAATGCGAGTAGTATTTTTTATCAGCCTCTAGTAATGATTTATTGCTAAAAAACTGCCCTGCAATCGCCTCTAATCGTATAGCAGCGTTACCTACTAATGGGTTCTGAATTCCTGCATATATATTCAAAGCTAGATTTGTCAATGAAGTGTATCTCCCTAATAAGTCCAAGGCTTTCTCACTATTGATTTTATACCCAAGAATATCCCAATCCTTACCTTCAACTCTAGTCTTGCCGTAAATATTCATTACAAAATAATCGTCAAGTCTAGCTTTTAAATTTGAAGCTTCTGGATCTTTCTTTATCTGCTTGGCTATCTTTTTACCTAAGATATTAATACCTTCTTTAAGAATATTGCCTTTAGAATCAGTTTCTATCAATGATCTATTAGAGATAATATCTCTACCAAGCTCTAACATATCAACTATTTTACTCATCTTTTCATAATCAGTAGCCATAGTTGTAAATGCAGATAATGCCTCAGCAAAATCTGTGGATAAATCCTTCATGTCATTAAGCTTACCAGTGAAATATATTGGAAGGAAGTTAACTGGTCTTCCATTCTCATCAGTAACTTTAAATCTATCTCCAAGCTCATCTTCGTCCTCTACGTTCTGAAATTGCTCTCTAATCGTTTCTTTGGCGTTTCTAACCAATTCTGAGACGTTTTGAGAGGCTTTTAGCTTTTCAATGAAGTCTTTCCTAAGCTGCGGACTAAGTCTCCCTAATCGCCTATTTTCAGGCAATTTCGAGTCTAGGTCATCCTTTAGTTGCATAGAGTACTCATAAAACTCTTTCTTAGCTGGATTTGACATTATATCAGAGTACTGTTTATTACGATATTTCTCAGCAGGTGCAGATAGGTCGCCTTTATAGTAAACAGCTCCAGTGAATTCATCTACGCTCGTATTTTCAGCATACCATTCATCATATAATTTTTCTGACAAATTAGCTTTTCGCGTTGCCATTATTGCTGGGGCATTTGGATTATCCTGAGAGTTGTTTTTATACCAATTATTCATCAGTTTACCATATTGATCTCTCAATACATCGTCACTAAATATTTCATCAAGAAGCTCTCTGTTACTATCTGGGAATGATCTATTCTTATTAGACGTTTTAATTCTTTTTATCGTATCATCAATAGCTTTATCTTTAGCATCAGCCCAATCACCATAATTCCATTCATAGACATTGTTTCCAGAAAACGTACCGTCAGATTTTCTTTCATATATCCAATTAGTATCTTTAATGCCAGACTCTTCAAGTTTCATCCTAGCGGATATAAGATCTTTCATAATTTCATACGATTCGTCCCTCGCTTCTTGCTTGGCATCTTTAACGACCACATCAATAATCTGAAGCATCGGTTCGCCTGAATTGGCCAATGAGTCAATCCATCTTTGAAAAAATGTAATATCCTCACCACCTTCTTCAAGTAGTTTCTGTAAGTCTTCAATCGGGCCATTGCCAATGAATGGAGTTATAAACTTCTGATAGATAGGTCTAGCCATCTTAAAATACTCATCTTCTAGAAGTTCGGCTTTATCAATAGTCTCAGTTAATATTTGTGATATAACTTTAACTTCCTGATTTTCTGCATCTTCGATAAGCATCTTAGTCATCTCAAGTTTAATCTCTTTCATCATTGGTAGATACGAATTGGTAAATCCCTTCATATCCCTCAATGTAGATGCTAATGATAACAATCCTTCATTGCCAACTAACGACAAATTTTCTATTGATTTTTCAAGAGCAACGATTCTTTTGTTTACAGCCTTGAATCTATCTCTAGCTGATTCCGCAACATTAAGCGCACCAACAAGATAATTCTTATCATCTAAATCCTCTACCAGTTTTTGTAACGATTCTTCTTCCCTTAGTGCAAGCTTTTTGAGGTCTTTTCTTTTGTAAACATTGATGCGCTTAGCTATTGCTTCCTTAGATTTCTCTAATTTATCTTTGAGATTATTTAATGATTTATCTGATATCTGAAACATCGTTAACTCCCTAGTTAGATTTTTTCTATCTAATCCAGATAATCGACCTTTCAGAAATTGATCAGCAGTTATTCCGTAGGCATTAGAAACGTCTTTATTAAATCTCTGCTTGGTTATCTTATTGAATAGAGTCTTGGTGTATTTCCATAGACGTTGCATTAAGTTTAACTGTTCGGCTGGTATAGCTGAATTCTGTTCGTTAAATTTAGATACTAAAGCCTGAGATAACAGTTTCCCAGCGGCTTCTCTAACTAACGAATCTTTATTGCCAGAATACAACTCACTATATACAGATAATTCATCACCGAGAATCTCTTTGTAATAATCATTAGCCTCAACTAAAGCTAACAGCCGCTTAGCTAAAGGTGAATCTCCTAGTAACTCTATAATAAAATGTGAAGTCTCTTCTGGTAATGTTAGTAGATTAGATTCATCTTCGTTGATGTAAATTATGCCATTAATAATATCAGATACGCCAACTGGATCAACATTATATTTATCTTTGAACTTTTCGATTGATTCAATAGTAATACCAAGCTCAGTTAATTGCTGAATTAATTTATCGTTAAGATCCTTATTAACTTCTTCGATTGGCTTCTCTGATGGTAGCTGGAATAACATATCATTTTTTGGAGATATATAGATATGGTATTTGCCAAAGTTATCTTGTTTTAATGAGAAATTATACTTAGCGTGTTCATTATTAAAGTCTACCCAATCAAAGATTTCATTGCCTTTGAGATCATCTTTAGTAAAAGTCTTAATTTTACCATTCTCGTCAATAAGATTATAATGTTTATATAACTCTTCATTGCCTGATAAGGATATTACAGATTTATCTTTAAACAATCTTGGATATGGTATTGACTTATCTAATCTTTTCTTTGCTTTAGGTACAACATCTCCCCACAGAGCCTCTTCTTGAGCGATCTCTTTGGATAAATTACCACGACCTTCGTAGAATCTATCTGGCACATATCCATCGAAATGAACCCATAAAGCTGTAGCCTCGTTGTCCCCAACTACATTAGCTAGGTCAACAAAGGCTTTAAGTTTTTTGTTCGGGCAAGTTATTGCCATATTTAGTTATAGTTTTCGCCTACATAGTGATCAAAGAAAAGATCGCAAGTAGATAGTTTGTATGAGCTTATTAAGTCATAAGATTTTTTCAATTCTTCGATTTGTTCGGTGCAGTATTTTTGTCCTAAGCTAAATAAGGTCATTTCCCCGCGCTTTAAGGCACCCTGAGCTAAAGACTGACATTCATTAGTTACTAATATTTCGTGGTCTCTAGTGGCCTCTAATACGTCTAAACAAGATGAATACTCAGCTTCTGGAGATTGCAACACCTTCAAGCATGGTTTTAAGTTATATGACAACAAGAAATCCTTGGCAAATTTAGCATGAGACATCTCTTCGGCACTATGCTTAGAATATAGTTTTGCTAGATTGACGTAGCCTTTATCTTCAAACCATAAAGACATGTCTTCGTATAATCTGCTTGAAAATTCCTCAGATTGAATTCTCTTTTCAAGATCTGAGATTGCCTCCTTACTTAGTAATTGTTTTTCCATAATTTATTATCTATTACAAAATTTTCTATATAATTCACCTAATTCTTCAATATTCTTATTATTAATATCAGTAACTGTTACTTCTAAATATTCACCTAGAGTGTCATCGTTGTTCAATTCGTTAATCAACTTGGATCTAAGTGACGCTTCTATTCCTGTATATGCCTCTAAAGCTGGTTTTGTTTCAGCCCAATTATATTTATTTATCAAATAATCCAAAGCAGTTGCATGTGATGGTTCGCCAAGTTCCTTATAGTAAAGTATTGGTTTGCCTTTTAGCTTACCAGACTTCAGTTGTTCGCGAATCCACTGAGCACGAATGTCTTTTGAATTAATAACCCAATCAGTAAATTTTTCAACAGCTTCTCTAACGGTTTCAGTCTTAATTAACCCATAAGCCTTTCCTTCTGGGTCGTGACTAAATGGATTGCCAAAATGTTCATTAGAGCTAGGTATCCTAGTTGCAACTATATTACCATTAGTTATAGCAGATTTCGCTCCTTTTAAATCTCCCCAAGTCTTAATAACTACATTTTCAGATTTAGTTCTACTCCCAAGCTTATTATATATCTCAGAAGACTCACTAACAACTATTGGTTCTTTAACTTTAGCAACTTCTTCAGTCTCGTCAGCTTCTACATCTTTAATATTAGCCTGATCTAAAATTGACGCTCTAGTGAACTTGCCTTTAAATGGAATATTACCTTGAATAACACTATCTAAAAACATCTCATTCTTTTCATACTCTAGAGCTGCGTTAGGAATACCAAGTTTGCTAGTCAAAACATAAGTAGCTTGATTCCATGCTCTAGACATATTCTGATATAAATAGATTTGACCTTTCTCTCTAAATGATACGAATGGACTGAATAACTTTTTCTTACCATTCTCGGTAGTACCCACAATAAAGTCTTTGCGCAGTTTTTTATCTTTAGCATTGACTTGGAATATTGATGGAACTCCATTTATATAAGTTATCTGTCCAGTGATATTGCCGAATCCATCAGAATCAACTGCTGGCACCAAACTTAAATCATCGCTATTATTTCTAAAGAACTGATCAATAAATTCATCAAATGCATTCTCATTCTCAGCTTCTTCAATCGTCTTAATCAAATAATCATTGAAAGATTGACCATCGCTATCTACTAGATTTGAATAGAAATCTACTGGGATTAAATGACTGAATGAATTTGGTGTCAACTGAAATCCTGCTGTATAGAATGCATACTTAACAAGATCTTTTGCAAAGCTACTAAATTCTTTATCAACAGCCAAATCTGAGTCTTCCATTAATGACATCCAGTGTTCTTTAATCTGCTGTTTGTCAAGCTCAGTAAGGCTTCCAGTGTTTTTAAACTGAATTCTCTCTGGTAGATAAGATTTCTTTTCGTCCTTCTTGAACACTAATTTGTTGACAAAGAAGTTCTCTTCGTACTTTTTAGGATATTTAGTTTTGAATGCACGAACTTTCTTTGACATATTATTAATGATCTCAGTCTTATCTGAACCATCAAAGAATTCAAATCCAGTTGCAGTAAATCCAAGTAGTTCATAATTAATCTGCTCTATCTGTTTAACAGTAAGAGTATTGGCTTTTATTGATTTAGTAATACGTTCTTTTACGTGTGAGAACGCAGGTGAAAACCATGGGAAATATTTAGATAATAGTTCTGTTGGCTTAGAAACCCCATACTCCATGAAGGCATTCTCCATTGGATAGACCATTCCAGTAAGCAATTCTTCCTGACCAATCAACTCTGGATTATCCAAAACATCTTTACGCAATTGAATAAGCTTTTCGTTCTCAGATAATGTTGGGCCAGCACCTTTAGTGTCAGCTCTGGTAGCTCTAACTAAATCAGCCAAAGCTGTAGCCTGCTTTTTAATCATCAAAAATGTATTATATACAGCCAATTGATTATCGGAGATTATATCACCTTTAGCTATCTCAGCGTACAACTCTTCTGAAGTAAATTTAAATTCCTTACCAGCCTCGGTCTGAACCTTAGCTTCTGATAATGAGAATTTGTTACTCAATTCAGACATTACTTTGGATTCAGCTTGTTTATCTGCACCTAAATTAAAATACAGTCTACTAAACTCTTTGAGTACTGGCTGTGATAAAAATCCAACAACAGTATCCAATGGATATCCAAGTCTAGTTAATAAAGCTGCGATATCAGCAGTATATGTGTTTACATTAATAAATGAACTCAATGGGTTCTTAGCATTATCCACAACTGCAGCCAGCCATTCAGCTACATTTCTAGATATGTAATCACCATTAGCATTTTTAATTTCGTGTAATGATGCTAGCGGTTTCCCATCAAGATTAACTGAATTAGCTAAACTTACGTTAGTGAACTGCATAATAGCGTGGTTAGTATTGTGATTAGCGAATATACCAATCAACTGCTTACCTGTCATATTACGTTTAAATAATTCAGTCTGCGTACTTGGCAATGCTATTGATAACATTTCATCAGCTTTCCCTTCGAGTCCGAGAACCCTCTTTGCAAGCGATTCTAGCGTTGGAAATCCACCAGGCTTAATTATCTTACTAAATGTATCTTCGTGCGTTAAAATGGCTCTAATAATGTCTATTTTAGCATTATTACGCGCTTGCTTCGACTGGCTGGATATATCTCCATTGTATTCGTACTCAACTTTACGTATATCCTTGCCATCCATGGAAGTCTCCCATTCTGGCATCATGATATACATCTTATCAATATCGAAGTCACTACCAGAGATTGTTGTGATTTCCATTGGCAACATTACGGCTCCACCAGCACTTGCAGGTAAAAATCCAGTTACTATTAATGGTAGCATCGAATATTTATCCTCAGTAGGAATCCTATAACCAATCATCTCACGTAGATTCTGTGGAACTTTATTGATATCTAATTGTCCATTAGAGTCCAACAGTGGCTCAAAATACTTCTTAGACCACCAGGGCAATTTAACCTCAGCGCCTACAAGTCTTTTGCCGTCCATAATCAGATTAAGCTCATCACTAAATCCAAATGCACTAACCTGAACAAAAGCACCACCCTTGATTTTCTGCTTAGTAACATTATTTTTAAATACAGAGTTAAGTAAACTTTCATTAGACTTAGCGTGATATGGATGATATAATGGTAAATTAAATTGTTCTTCTAACTGACCATTCTCTCTATTAAGTCTCTTCTTAATCTCAATAGCGATCTCTCTTTCTTCACCAAGATCTCTATCTAAAATCTCACCAAGAAGTAGATCGTGTATGCTAGATATGTTATCAAATCTATCAACTACTGATTCATAATCTTGCTTTAAGTCTTCAGAGATGATATCCTGATATAAAGATACTAATTGATCTTTAGTAAATTCGTGACCATTAATATTAAATACTGCATCTGCAGAGATGTCTGATAAAATCAACTTTCTAATCTGACTACCAAACAAACTCCTTGAATCAATATGATGTTCTGGAGTTTCTTGCTGTAATCCATAGTCTTCATTATTAAGTTCATGGATAGATGTCTGCTCAATATTTTCAAGACTCTGGGCTCCAAATTCCCCAGCCTTAACAGCAGAGTTGAAGTTAGCAGATGAAATGTTATTGTTAATCATGTAATCATACAGTTTAGTCAACTCTTTAGATTGCTTAACTAACTGTGGTAACAACAAGTACTCTGAGTTTTTATTTTGTGTTGGAATAATTAAATTACCAACTTTTGTATGTCCAAAATAGAATGGTTTAATTGGTTGCATTACTAATTGCAAATCCTTACCAGAAGCTGTTCCATTGAATAATCGTGGATAAACTTCTTGTAAATCTGCATCCCAACGACCAAGACCAATCATAATATCTCTATATCTAGGAAGTGTTATATATGCTTGAGCATCTGTAACATTGATCTTACTAGAACTGTTATAACCATAAGCTCCAGCAATATCCCCAGCCTGATCAACTGGCATACCACTCTCAACCAAAGTGTCAAAGATTGTTTCAGCATGTTCTGATGGAATCTCTAAATCCTTAATATAAATACTATTATATAATGGGCTAATCTCTAATACAGATTTACCTTCAATTTCAGCTTGCTCTTGAGTTAATTCAAATACAGCATGAATATCCATAGTTGTCTTAGGAGATACATTTTGTTTATTCCTCTTCTGATAGTCAACTGTTCTACTGTAAATAGACTGAGCTGATTTATCTGGCTTGTAGAACGCTGGATCACCAGAGAACAAAGCCATCATCTGAGTATTAGCTAAGAAGCTATTAAAAAAGTAGTCCTTATGGAATGCTTCAGTATTACCCCAACGTTTATCAATTCTATCATCATAATGAGATATGCCTTTAGCATCCTTACCAAATACTTCTAATTTAGTAAGCCTATCATAATCTAATTTAGCTTCATTGTCCAACCAATCACTGATAGCTTTCTTTATTGCAACTTCATTACCAGAACCTACAGCCTTACGCGCATTACCAGAGTTTAAGAACGATAAAAATAAAAATCTTCTAGACTTATCAGTGTCATAATGTTTAGTTTCTTTAAGTTCATCTGGAATAGCTAATCCCTGCTTAGTCAATTCTTCTCTAGCGGCCTGACGAGCTTTAATTTGCTCTATACGGGCATTCTCTTGCTTGTAGACCTCAAATAATTTATCGACAGTCTCTTTGGTTGAATATCGTCTAAACTTAATAAATGGCATCTTAGGAGCATCTGAGACTACTGGAAATTTATAATAAACGTAATCTTTGGCTCCATTGTTAAAATACATATTAATAGCAGTATTCTCAAAATCTTTCTCAGACATAGATGTATAGCGAACGCCTTTCTCAGTGCGATCATATTTAATTGCATCTATCTCTATATATTCAAAATTATTACGACTATCATTCTCCATCAGCTCTTTCAGCCATGGTGAATTCCTATAGAATGGAGTGTCCTGATAATATTTGATTTTATCAATAGCATTTTTCCCAGAGAATTGTGCTATTGCTCTAGATAAAAATGTAGGTACTTGATGTGCATATACTGTGTTATTTTCAGCATTTTTGAATGAAGATTCCATTAACTCAAATCTAAACTTAGATATGGTTTTAGACATTGCATCAATAGCCTCTGATTCTAAGCTAGTTGCACCAAATGGATTAACTCCAGTGGTTAACTTGCTGATAATATTATCTACATGAGCTTTAAATTCGTTAACCTTTGACTTACCTGATTTAACATATCCAGAAGTAGATGTGACGCCTTTATTGAGCATCTCCATATCTTCAACTGTGATAGTAATACCAATGTAGTTAAGAATTCTAGATAGATCGCTCATATCTTTAGAATCATATCTATCTTTAGCTTTTAGTCTAGAGTTTAAACTAAACCACGCTGACTTAACTTTATCAAGGTTTTCTGAAACATATTGACCATCTTTGTCTATTGTTTTGTTAAACATCGGGTCGGTAGAATTATCCTTCCATTCATCAATGAGGATATTTTTCACACCCATACGATTAGCAGACATAACTCTATACTCAGTATTTTTAGTCTCACGATCTTTAGACTGTATAACTATCTTATAATCAACGTGTGATCTATTAAAGTTAACAAACATCTTAGTCTTAAATAGATTATCTATCTGTACTTTCTCAAGTAAAGGTTTTAAGAACGGTCTAGTTACAACCATTTCAGACAACCTTTCAATCATCTCTTCTGAGTCAACTATGTTAGCTAATTCGCGCTGGATATCAGCATATATCGTATTAAAATCTTGGTAAATTGTAAAGCCGAGGTCATCAGATATATTATCGCCTTTAGAGTCAACTTTAGGTATGTAACTAAGTTCCTTACGTACTTCATTTGATAATGATTCCTTTCCAGATAATTGTTCTGTCTTAATCTGCCATCCTTCATTTTGTGATTCTTCCTCAAAAAAGTCCATCAAAGGTTCCCCTTCGGCTGAATCAACAGATGACGATATTTCTTTAGTGTTAATTTTAATCCTAAGGCCTTCAGTTCTCGCAAACTGTAACAATGCTTTTCTACCTAGCGACTCAAACACAACCTTCCCGTCAGAGTCCATTTTAATGAATTTATTAAGCATTATAGCGACGTTCTTTTTTTGCTCATCAGTTACACTAGAATTGGCCTTAAAGTTGCTTAAAATGACTGCACGTGCGCTTAAAGCAAGCATATCTATACCTTTGTAGTCTACGCCAGTTTTACCCTTAGCGGTCATTCTAGAGAGAACTTGTCTTCTAGTTAAATTATTATATTCTGGATTATTGGCTATATATGAATCCAATGCCATACGCATGAAATCCACTAATGCAACAGTGCGGCGTTCTTCTTCGTATGGAGTTTTAAAATTTTTATCTCTATAACGAGTGACTTTAAAGTTATCTACGCTTCTGCTGAATGGACTAGTTTTATACATGCTATGTTGAGCACGATAGAAAACGTCATTAATAGTTACGTCATTAGTTAACTTTGATTTGATTAACTGATATAGATGATGGAAGAACTCTTTAATTTTTGATCCAAGAGTTTTAGTAGTAGATTCTTCTGTCTGGACATACTCCATAAATTCATCTGCAATTCTTTCTTCAATTGCAATGCCTTTAGTTATATCCATCTTGTATTTCTTAGCACCTTCAGCTAGTAATCTATCTTGTTGCTTAGGTGTTAAATATAGATGAAATACAACGTGAAATGCCTCGTGATAGACAGTTCCAGTCTGTGCTGCACCGCTAATATAGGCAATAGCATTCTTAAACATACCCCAAGCTTGGATTCCACCATTCCTAGATACGTTAATCAAACCGTCTCTAAATGTATCTACATCTATAAGATTGACTGGAAATCTATCATTAAACCATTGAGTCTCTTTGAGTTCATCCCACTTTTGATATAATTCTTTATTAGATACTTTAGCTTTATCAACTAATCTAAACATAGTTCCAAGAGGATTGTCAAAATCTTCTAAGTCATCTATATTGTCACCAACTGTTGGTTCTTCTGATGCTATAGTTTCTATCTTTGGTTCGACTGTAACAACGGGCTCAGTGCTCATAATATCACCAACAATATCGTCAGCTTCTTTTGGTAGAACTGTTACTGAAGTTTTCTCTACAGCGGCATTATAGTCTAATGAGAACTCAAAGTTAGCATTAGCTATGTTTTTGACTCGATTTAAATCAGTTTTTAGTCTACCTTCCTTAGATATACTTTCATTATAGTTACCTCTGTTTATTTCAGAAGAAGCAATCTGAACAATCTTATCTTTAAGTAAAGCATCAATCTGTTCCTTAGTATAGGTGTTAACCTTACCACCTTTTAGATATACTTCAAAAGAGTCAGTCTTGGCTATATAGTTATAGTCAAAGAATACAATCTTTCTCAACTGCTCTCTATTGGCAGCCCAGTTGTCTTTATTTGAATCTAACAGCAGTGCCTTAGCTTGTGATAATAACTTTGGAAATGAAGTTAATTTCTGAGTAAAGCATCTAGCTGGAATAATCCTACCGTTAGCTCCTCTAGTTAATATAAATACACCACCATCATTCTTGCCATCTACAACGATTCCAGAATACTCAGGACTAACATTCTTGCCTGCATTTATAGTGACAACGCCATTTATACTCCTTGCAATACCAAAGATTAATGGTTGTCCACTAACTACTTCATGCGGAGCGTTCTTGGCTTTAGATATCAATAATCTACCAGCATATTTTTTAGTGACCTTAGTCTTAATGCCAGAATTGTACATCCCAGTTTTCTGACCAGAAGCCTTCATATTCTGCCAAACTTGGTCTCTCAGGGATTTCAGTTTAAGTCCAGCCTCGCTACCATCATTGGTGTTATATATAGGAATAGCATTGACAATATGTTCTTTACCATCTTTATCTCTCTGAGCAATTAAGATCTGAGATTTATTAATAAAATCCTCGCCTTTAAGCGATTTATGATATTCAGTTTTTTTGGTACTAACAGTATCATCTAGATTAATAACAAAGTATATCTCTGAACCTAACAACAACGACTCCGGACTATTAACATAACTCCAATCTATAGGCATTGTCTTAGCTACAAAGTCTTTCTCTGGCACCCCATTGACTCTCTTAATGTTGCCGCCAGTCATCGTGTATTCTCTTATAACAGCCCTATTCTGAGCTGGAGTCTGAGCTACCTTCTCATCAGGATGAACAAATCCAATGTCAGAGCTCTTAGAGTCTGTTGCGTAGAATTCAGATATCATATCATCTAGAGAATCGTCAGAATATTCAGCGACTGGCTTTTCTGAGTGATCAATAACAGTTGAATCTTCTACAGTCTCATCAGCGTTCCTCCCAATGTTTTCAAAGAATCGCATTACTGAATCATACAGCTTAGCATGAGTAGCGCTAGTTTTGGCTAGATTACTCAACATTCTAAGGTTCTTTGTAAACTCTTCAGCGTTAGGCGATAATATTAATGCAGCCAATTCACTATCAGTAGTTGGATCTAATGCAGCATTATATTCTGCGAGAACGTGACCTTCAATTTGATCCATCTCTTTAATGAAAAGATTTGGTTTACCTATATAACGTAAGTCAGGTTTATCTGATGCATCAACAGCTTCTTCAGTAGCCTTTTTTGATACAATTTTATCTACATCTTCAATATCTTCTTCTGGGACAGCCTCAGCTATATCGCTAATATCTTCAACGGTAGAAGCCTGCTCAGTAGATTCTTTAGCTGAATCTTTCTGTGCTTTGGCTCTAGTCTCTTTGATTTTAGTGTCAGACTCTTCAATGTGAGGAATTTCTTCGTATGCTTCAAGCTTCTTTTTAACGACCTCATTTTGAACAGTGTGAATCTCAAGTAATTTATTATATTTGTCAGAGATATTATCGTCCAATGACGTTTTGAGCAATATGCCTAAGTCATCGCCAGGATTATTGGCTGTATATGTTTCGTTAAGTGCATTAAATTTACTTTGAAGTACATCTATTTTTAGATCTGTATTTTTAATTACCTTGGTTTTGAGCTCTGAGTTTTTCTTAAATGATGGAATCTTACTAAGATTAGACTTTAGATTTTTAAATCCTTCGATCTGATCTTGTAATTTCTTCATACTAAGAAGTTCTGGTGTCAACTCATTCCCTTCTGTAATCTTGTTGTAAAGTCCAGTTATAGATTTATCAATAGAACCAATTAACTTAGCGTTATTCTTAGCAACTAACTTAGTCTTTAGAAAATCTAACTTAGCTTCATCTTTACCATTAAATCTTTTATCAACATCTAACTTAGCTTTCTCAGCTTTTATAAAGGCAATATCTTTCTGCATTGACTTGACTGTTTGAGTAGCCTCATCTTTAGTCATGCCAATCTCAGCCCAATCTTTATCTTCTAAAGTACCGGTCAATACATCTATATCTTGGCTTAATTTATCTAGGCTATTACGTCTTAGGTGCTTTGATATTAAGTCTACTTTTGCATCGTCAGAAAGCTTTGTAAATGCCTCAATATTGCCTGTACGAGAAGCTTTGTTCTTCCATAAGTCTATATCTATATATGCATCCATGGCATTCTTAGCTAAAGGTGCTGCAGCAGCGAATACTCCTCCACCTAATGCGCCCCAGAATACAGATTGCTTCATCTCATTACTATCAAGATATTCTCCAAACCTTTCAGAGAATCCTGGGCCAAACATATCGACTCCAGCTTTTATAGAACCATAAGCCTCTGATTGCGATCCAGATTGGAAAAATTCCTCTCCAGCCTCAGAGCCCATCTGCAGCCCAATTTCTAAAGTTTTGCTACCAGATTTTTCACCTATAGCACCGAGACCTCTAAATATTGGCATGTATTGTAGTACATCAACTACAGCTAGAGCGCCGTTAGCTTTAAACACTTTATTGGCACCATCAACAGCCATCTTATTTGCTTCTGCGTCGATCTGAGCTTTGTATTTATCTAAAATGCGCTGTTCTTCAACTTTACGCTGCTCTGGACTGTATGGACTAAAACCATATTCATTTGGAGGCATAACCATTGGAAGATTATTGATTTCTTCCATAGCTTTGCTCTCATATTTTTTCATAAGATCAGTTTTGTTCTGATCAGTATATTGTTTTAAATATTGCTGAGCTTCCATAGTGGATTCAGCAGCCCTACTTGCGAGACCGGCATTGATAGCTTCGGTTAGCTGCAATGTTTTAGCACCCATACCAACCATCTTACCAGCAATATTGATACCCCTAGCAATTCCAAGTGCAGGAAACATTAGGGATAAACTTGTGGCTATATTTTTAACCCCACCGGCTAATGCTGTTCTATCTAAAAGAGTACCTTCCTGTGCAGCGTGTGTTTGATACACTGGAATGTATTTTTCGTCAATAGATTCTTTTGCGTCTCTAAATAGTTTAGAAAACCAGTTGTCGAATTCTCCTTCATTCCCAGCAATAGAACTAGCTAAACCTGGAAAGTCAAGCAAGTATCCAGATGACTCTAAAGTACCTAGGATCATTTCATTAACAGACTGACCTAGGGCCTTGCCAATTAATTCAAGCCCAGTCTGAGCGTTTGCCCTAGCTTCTGGAATATCATATAAATCACCAGCATTCAATCTTTCATCAATACCCTTAACTCCGCCAAATGGCTGAAATAGCGTGCCAACATTTTCAACAACTGGCGTTTCGGATACATTTCTTATTCTAAAATCATCAAAACTAAATGGTGATTTCTTTTTATTTAAATTATAATAAGATGGAGTTCCGGTTTGTGGATTTATTTCCTCACCGTCGCTATATTGAAAATTAGATTTTGCCATAATTATTTTTAAAATTGTACGCTTTTGAATCCAGAAAATATTCCCTTTGTTATAAATTGCATTGCATCGCTAGGAGTCATTTTGACTGCTGAATTTATATCTGGTATTGGCATTCCATATTCATCTCTACCTATTATATCGTAGACAACAATTTTTCTGTCTGCAATATCGTATTTATTACTAGGATTAGTCAACACATCTATAGCTTTATTCATATTTGGAATTTCTATTGGGTCAAAGCTATCGTTCTCTCCAAGCTGAGGGTCATTTATTTGCTTTAATAATGGAGTTAATACCTCATTCTTAAGTTTCAAAGTATTAACATCAAGCGCATTATCATTTAGGGTGTATTTTTCACCCTTTGGGCCGGTCAATTGAATTTCTCCAGTTCTAGATACTGATGGAATAGATTCTTTCCATGCAGACTCTTTGTCCCATAATTTAGAAAAGTCTTCTTTTGTTTTGATATCACCATCTTTATCTATTGAAATTTTCTTTTCCTTACTTGGAAATACATAGTCATTAATAATAGCCTCAGTCATCGTTTTATTTCCAAAAGATTTTGGATCTGCAACGATATGCACTTGCTGAGAAACTGTAGCTGCATTGTTTTTTTCGTAATAAATAGCTTTTGCAACAGCATCTTCCTCAGACAAAGCATTGCCAGTGACTGGATCTATCTCGTTAAACAAACCACCATATTTAGATTTATATTTAGAAATAGTTTTGGCTCTATTATCATTCCAGTCTTTAAGTCTTTTATTATATGACTTAGTTGCATCTTGTATGCCTTGCTCTAAATAGCCAGCAGCTCTTGGATCTTTTATGGTCTTTTTAATTTCATTAATCCTTGTTATTCCAGCATTTACATCATCTAAATTTGGTTTAGGTGTTGACATTATTTCAACATCCTTATCGGCCTCTTTTTGTAGTTTTTTATTAACTTCTAAATCTTGAGTTATTGGAAGTGGTCTTTCTGATGGCTGGCTTTTATTCTCACCAAATCCACCATAATTAGTGTTTAATAATGGCGCCTCCTTTTTATAAGATGTTTTTGCAGTACCAATCTGATCCACAACTTCATCTATATACGATGGATCAAACTTAGATATCTTAGCAAATAAACCACGATCAGTTTTTTCATTACCATACTCAGCCTTTAGGTATTGTTTTATTGCTTCAACCTGATCTGAATTTTTAGTTATAGATCCATTTCTAGAGAAATCCTTGGTAATATAATATGAAGATCCATCTGGATTAACAATTCTCTCTATACTCGCATTACCGCCAACAATAGGAGTCTCGGTTGATCCAAGGTTAGACATTAATTTAGTCGCATCTTCGCCAATATCGTAATATCCAGAAGTCCTACCTGCAGTAAATTCATTCTTAAATTTACCTTCAGGATCATAACCACCTTGATAAGCAGAGAAGAATTGTTCTTTCTGTCTATTGATGTCATCGCCAGGCCTACCCTCTTGAATCATTCTCTTACGAGTTTCATCCCATTGAGACATAGCGTCGCTATACTGTTTTTTATAGTGACGAATCTTATCGTCTCCAATATATCGTTGACGAAGACCCAAAACCTTACTTTTAAGATCCTGAGAAAATCCATTCCTTGCTATTTCATTACTAACATCTTCTATGTCGGTATTATACTTCTGCAGTAACGGCTCTAATCCGGGAGCATCTTGTTTTAAGTAATCAAACTTCATTGCTTCAGATAATTCCATCTGTTTAGCAATAGCATCATCATGCTGCTGTCTCATTAGAGCTGGAGCATATGACATCTCGCTAAGTGAAAGCTTATTGAATTGTGGTATATATGGCATTTTAGTATATTAATATTTGCAACAAAGTTAATTATTTTTTATGATTTTTCAACCTAAGCCGTCCGCCTTGAGATTTTTTCAATGGAGCAACATAATTCCCATAATCATCATATCCATATAGTTTTGGCATGATCTCACGAAGTCTTTCTTCATAGCCAATATCTCCAATACCCTCTGCAGCTTTTCCAAGATAAGACATGCGATCTTCATACGCTTTTATCCTAGCTGAATTAGAAGCATTTGTATTATACAAGTTAGCTTGATTCATCATCTGAGCATTTTGAGAAGCAACATTTCCCTCAGTAGTTAAATTAATTTGATCGGCAGCCATTTTAGAGGCATTATTAACCGCATTAGCGTCCGCATAAGATTTTCCTATACCTGACATATAATCTTTATTTAAACCGCTTAAATTAGCTCTAAGTACGCTTCCTGAGCCCCCAGATGCTTCTGATAATCCAGATATACCTGTTTGATATGCAGCATCAACTGCATTACGCATTTGCATCTCATCAATCTGTGCTGGAGTTAATTTCCCTTGCTGTCCTATCAATGATGGATTATACTTCTCTGGACTTGGAGATTTCCCAAATAATCCAGTTGCAGCTAATGCATCAAAAGCTATTGGAGCATAACGAAGATTCTTTGAATCCTTTAGCGCACTTAGGTCTCCGGTGAATCCAAGTCTTGTTTTTGGATTAAGATTCATAGCAGATATGTCAGATATCTTTTTATTTAATTTAGTCATTTCTAATCCAGACGTTAACACAGGACTTCTATCTAGCGACTTAAAATCTATTGAATTTATATTCTCTATTGGATTCAAGTATCTATCAAGAATTCTAGGGTCTTCTAAATTTAGAAATCCAGTATCTTGACTTAGTCCATCGTATAATCTTCCACCACCAGCCATCATATTAGATTGTTCAATCTCTCTAGTTTTATCATTAGCAGATATTAATTGCTTCATATAGTCCCTGTGAGTGTTCTTACTTATGGGATCGTTCGGACGTTCTTTGATTAACTTAGATAGTTTTTTAGATGCATCTGCAAATGTTTTACCTTCCATGGATTTTGGGAGATTATGTTCTTCGACCATGTTTTTATCTAAAAGCAATCTATCTGAAAAGATATAATCCTGCCATTTAGTTTCTCCTTGTTCGACTAGATTAGGCTCTCCGTCTTCGCCAATACCCTGTCTTACTCCGTTATATGGGTTTAATTCGTGACTAGATCCAGCGTCGAATTCAGTAAGGCCTCCGCCATTCTCATACAGAGAGTTCATATTCGGAGACACACCCATTGGTACGATTATTTTTCCACCATTTGCTTTTATACCTAACATATTATTTCTTTCTGATATTGATGAATTAAATTGTTTTGTGTCTTCTTCTCTATTTGTCATTTGTTTTGCAAATATACTATTAGCTATAACTCCAGCTGGGCCAAGTAAAGATGTTGCGGATAATGCTTTCTTCCCAAAGTTGGTTTGGTCATCACCTAAAACTGTTTTTAAGTTTCCTAAATTTCCCATGGCGTATTTCATTCCACCACTTACAATTGCCCCTGGATTACCTGTTAAAACACCAGCTCCAAGTTCTGCTGCACCACCAACAACTTGCATATTGTTATTGTTTGCATTACCAGTATTTCCACCCATAAAGAACAGATTATCTCTAGTTATAATATCGTCAAGTTCGTGCTTTGATTTAATTTTCTTTGCCATTATATTTTTATTATAGAATCATATCCAATTATCATGTCGTGTAAAACCAGTCTTTCACCCAGTGAATTATCAAAACCAAGTTTCATATACATCCACTGACCCCTCATTCTCTGTAATACGTTCGCACTATTTCTGGGTATGAAGAAATTCCAATCTCTGAACTTTCTTTTAATATTGCTCCCAACAACTAAATCTACTTCTCCAGTCGATTGATATTCATTCCAGCAGTTTATTGTATCTATAGTTCTAGTACTGACATCACTACTTCCTGTATATACCTCAGACTTAAATTCTCCATTATTAAAGACACAATCAGCGTCTGGCTCTGGAGCAACCAGTAATGTTATATAACTTGGGTAGATTGTTCCATAATAAGAACCATATTCACCATCGCCATGCTTCCATAGATTCAGTCCATCATTGCTGGAAAATAATCCATTATGTGTATATATATATCTTTTAGGTTTAAATGAATACTGCGACGTAAATGTTTCTGATTGCTCATTGAAAGCTATAGTTAACCCAGTTATGGATTCGCTTATATTTGGTATTGTAAAATATGCATCATTAGTAATCTGATCAAAACACCCAGTAACCAAATTGCTACCAGTATAAGTCAATCCATCAAGCTTTCTAGTCATTAAACTATGAAGTCCAAATCTATCGCTTAACCCAATAAGTTGATCTCCTGATATTCTATTAATAGATTTATTTGAAACGTCTATGTAATACACAGAACTCTGAGATTTAAAAACTGATTGCTGATTAGTACAGCCAGAGTTAGTATTTATATATTTATAATTATATAATACAGAGCCCCTACCAAGCTCTATAGCTGTTCCATTAGTGGCCACTGTTTGAACTCTAGGCTCAATCTCAAGTGTAGATACCGCTTGTTCCTGAAGACAATAAACAATGTCATTGTTTTGAATAACCTTTGTTATCGCTCCATATTTGCCATCTAAATAGAGCTCTTCGTTTAGCAGTAGATCTGTCCAGCTATCAACAATCTCTCCATTAACCTTTACTTTAGTAGCATTAATTCTATTGTTGAAAATCTTACGCTCTTGAAATGTAAATGGTGTTGCTGTTGTTCTATTGAATATTGGTTGCTGTGAATATACTCTATTATAATTATGATACTCGTCGAACGTTGGCATAAAAACTGAATCCCAACTAGACGAAGCATCTGATCTATTATTTATATCAATAGAAGTTTCAACTGGAAACTCTACAATTTCAGTCATATCATAATACTTAGAATTTTGAACAGACACACTACTACCAAGTATTCTAGCAAACCTGAACTGTCCTACAAAAGTATCACCAGCGTTATCTATCTGCTCCGACGTTACACCAATCAAATTATATTTACCTATCCTAAGATAACTATTACGACTCCTGGATTCATAAGTGTTGCCACCATATTGATTTGTAAGAGTTCTTATTAATTCAAATATCCCATTAGAATTTGACGGTAGTGATGCAGCCGTTAATATATCCTCATATTTATTCTGATCAGAAAAAACGAAAGTAATATTTTTATTTGCAATACTATTGACGGATATAATACCATCGTCACCTCCATCATTATTTGAACTTTTGTCGTTCTTATCGGTTAGAATTGTTCCAAGTAAATTTGTAAATCCATATTTAGAATCATTGTTGTATCTAAGACCAGACTGTCCCTCTCCAACTAAAATTGGCGACCCAAGTACATCATATAATAAGTTTGATACAAATTTACCAAATCTGTATTTTCTATAATATTGATATTTATTTTTTAAATTATGATCTCCAGTTCCACCGATCCTAGCGTATTGATTGAAGGCACTAAATCTACTACCACTGTCTTTCCATAGTGATAACAATGAATTTCTCTTAAGCTCTGCTTCAATAAAAGACGTATCTGTATTATATTGTTTAGCCCACTCTGAGCTATCATATATGGTGTTTACTCCGGAATGATTAAACTTTATTTTAAGTCCTTCAGATAAACTTATATCAGTAAAAATAACCTCAGGAGAATATAACTGTAATAATCTAGTCTCCTCAAAAGACAGGTGCCTCTCTGTTCCAGAGGCATACACTCTATATATTTCTTGCCTAGGATCATCTATCTCTCCACTAGATGATTCTTCTCCAATGCACACCCCATGTTTTGTCTCGTAGATAAATGGAGCAACTGAGTCTGCTGGTTTGCGCTTCCATAACTCATATAATTTTGTGTTATTTCTAATGAATGGAGATGAAATTTTAAGTATATCTAAGTCAGCATATGTAGTCCCATTAACCATGTTGGCTTCTGCTACATCATCGTACTTCTGAAATACCATTGAACTAACTATACCCTGACATAAAATAGTTTTATCGGCATCCGTTCTTTCAACTCTAAGAACTCTCCAACCAACAACACCAAGAGCTTCTAATACCGATGTGTTTCTAATAGTAACCTTTAAGGTATTATAACTACTATTTACGTTCCCTTGTGGAATTTTAATATCTGCAATCCACTTTGGCTCTGTTGTTTGACCTCTCTTGTTGTAAAATTCTATACCAAATCTATATATCTCATTTGATTTTAATAGATTCCTTGGATTTTCAACTGATTGTTGAATTATCTGTATTGTGATATTTGTTCCAGATGCTCCAATAGCAGGTGAATTCTTTATATAATTATATGTAGAATAATCAGTATTTATTGCATCATGATCACTCGGAACTATTTCATTCCCAACAGATAAACGGATGCTGTCTGTTCCAGTATCCCAAATTATATCTTCATTAGATAAACCATTGTTATTTATGTGTGAAGTTCCGCTATATATTGGAAATCTATAGGCCCTAGTGTCATAATCTTCGGTTGATACATCAAAGTATAACTCCTTGATATTACCGAGAATTAACCTATTATATTTAGAAGTAATTGTGCCTGGAATAAATGCCGTTCCACCAAGAAATGTAAATTGATCTGGACTTACTGACCGAATTACTCTGCCGTCGTCAGAAAAATTAAAAACAGTATTTCCACCAATAGTTTCTTCTGCTATAACATTTATTGATGGCTGTTCATTGTATGACGTATATTTTATAGCGTATAGTCTGATGATATCATATTTTGTATCAACGGAATCTATTGTTACGTTTAATATTTTACCAACATACTCATTAACCTTACCACCACTATTAGATTTATTTAATGGATAAAGTTCACTTACTGGGCTTATTGATGATTGAGAACCGTTCTGTTTTATTAGATTGTAGGCATATTGAATCATCCCGGCAGTGTGAATGCCACCATAGTCAATTGAACTCACGTATGGCGATGAGAACGACACCTCTGGAACAGCATCAAATAAGGTAGCGTCTTGAT